TAGGCCTTGGTAATGTTGATAATACCGCTGACTCTGCCAAATCAGTTAAATATGCAACTAGCGCTGGTTCCGTTGCTTGGTCTAATGTATCAGGAAAACCATCTTCCATGCCTGCTTCTGATGTATATTCTTGGGCGAAGCAGCCGTCTAAACCTTCATATACAGCAAGCGAAGTTGGTGCAGCCGCAGCCAGTCACACGCATGATGATCGCTATTATACAGAAACGGAAGTCAATACTAAATTAGATGGCAAGTCTAATACTGGTCACAAACACGTTAAGGCTGACATTACAGACTTCCCTACGAGTATGCCAGCAAGCGATGTCCACGCATGGGCGAAAGCAGCTTCTAAGCCAAGTTATACTATTGGTGAAGTGAGTGGCAATCTTGCAGCTTCGCGCATTAGCGGTACGATTAGTGCGGCAAATCTTCCTAGCTACGTTGATGATGTTCTAGAATATGCGTCTCTATCTAAATTCCCAACAACGGGCGAATCTGGCAAGATTTACACAGCTCTAGATACAAATAAAATCTATCGTTGGAGTGGTAGTGCATATGTTGTAATTTCTGAAACCGTTGCACTTGGTACAACTCATTCTAGTGCTGGCTATGGTGACGAATCTCGTGCTGCGTATAATCACTCGACTAAGACAAGTGGTAATCCGCACCATGTCACAAAAACTGACGTAGGCCTTGGTAATGTTGATAATACCGCTGACTCTGCCAAATCAGTTAAATATGCCACTACTGCTGGAAGTGCAAATACTGAATATTCAGTTCAAGTTTCATCTACTCAGCCAACAGATTCAAGATGTAAGTTGTGGATAAAAATTTAAAATTATTGGGCAAAGTATTATAATTTTTACCCTCTAATTTTTAGATACAATAGAGAGAAAAATCTTAAAGACACTACGAAGATATGGTAATGAAGTTAAATCAGACTCCATACAACAAATAGATTAACTCTTACCATATCTTCTTTTATATATATGTATCACTGCATATCACTAAGGAGAAACACCATGAACGAATATCCTTATTTTAATCCATATGCGCCATATATGCCTATGCAGAATAGCGCGTACCCACCCGCAAACCAAATTCAAGGGGTTAGATTTGTATCTAATCGTCAAGAAGCGGAAAGCTGTGCCGTTCCTCGTGGAACGAAAGCGCTACTTATGGATTCAAATAAGGATATTTTTTATTTGAAAGAAACTGATATGAATGGTATATCTACTATTTCAGAATACTCCTTCAAAAAAGTTGAGCCGCAAACTGCGGATAACTATATAACAAAAGACGAATTCAACAAATGGAAGGAGCAGTATGAATCAATTATTTCAAACATTGCAGCAAACACAAATGCCGCAAAACAACCCAATGACCGAGTTGTTGGACTTCATTAAAAGTAGTAACATCACACCTCAGCAAGCCCAAGAGAAGGTTCAATCTCTTATCTCTTCTGGGCAGATGTCTCAACAACAATTTGAGACGCTAAAACAGCAGGCTATGAATATAGCCAAATTCTTCAATTAGTTTATCCTCTTGTGCGCACAGGATAAAATATTTCTATATACCACGATAGAAAGAAGATTATTATGGGAAAATATGTCTCTATCCGATATTGCGGCAGTCACTAAAGACAACGACAATTAGGGCGGTGCTGGTGGCTGGATTTGGATTATTGTTCTTTTCCTATTCATGTATGGTAATGGCTGGAATCGTAACACCACTACAGAACAGCCTGTTACCGAAGCAGGTCTTTGCAACGCTATGAATTTCAATAATCTTGAAAATAGCGTTGGCCGCATGTCTGACCTAATGCAGACACAATTCATGCAGACTTCACAGGGCCTAGCATCTGTTGGCTATGAGAATCTACGCAATTTCGCATCTACTCAGGATGCTATCAAAGATGGTAACTATGCACTTTCTAGCCAGCTAGCGAATTGTTGCTGCGAAAACAAGCAGGCCACAGCAGACCTTAAATACAGTGCTGCAATGAATACCGCTTCTATTAACGAGAACACCACCGCACAGACCCAAAAGATTCTAGATGCTCTTGCACAGAATAAGATTGAGTCTCTACAGGCTCAGGTTTCCGAGCTTAAAACCCAGAACATGTTCTGCGGCGTACCTCGTATTTCCCCTTACGGCTATGGCGTAGTACCTAACTTCGCTACTCCTTGTGGCTGCAATGGAGTTACTTTTTAATCCTATCTATCTTTAGGAGTTTATTATGGGCATCAAAACAGTAGGAAGATTCACTTATGATAGCGCTACTGCGATTACACTAGCTGCTGGCGACACCATTCCAGTACCTAACTCAACAGTATCCAATAAGTGCGTCTCATGCGATGGTAAGAACATCACTATTAACAATAGCGGTCTTTATCAGATTGTGGCGAATTTCACATTTGCCGCAACAGCAGAAGGACCAATAGAAACACAAATGTATCGCAACGGCAACGCTCTTCCAGCGGCACATGCTACCGACACAGGCGCCGCAGCAAGTAACCTTGTGTCTCAAGCGTTTTCCGCACTTGTCACGGTTCCTTGCAATGCTCCGCAAGCAACAATTAACGTTAAGGCGTTAAGTGCTACGAGTGTCCGTATTGCCAACATTATTGTGGTAAAGATTGCGTAATGGAAATTTTTAAAACGCTACTTGACCAAGTCGATGATGAAATATGCGGCGCAAAGGAGTACGCGGAGCTAGCGCTGTCGTTAAAAGACGAATCGCCGCAACTGTCTAGCATGTATAATGATTTGTCTAAGCAAGAGTATTCTCACATACAGATATTACATTCACATTTACTCAAAGTTTATGAATCTTTTGGAGAACAAACTGATATGGTGCAGAATCTGTTTGATTGGCAAAATAAAAAGATAATTGACGGTGCGGCACATGTCAAGACATTGATTGATATGTACAAGTAGTTTAAAATTTTGGGCAGAATTATGTAAATAGTTCTGCCCATTTTTTATGTATATTAGTAAAAAGACAATTTAAAATGAAAGGAGGAATTGAATGGGGTGTAAATATTCTGTTTCTGCTAATGCAAATCAAAATACCGTAAATGTAACAGGTACGTTTACGAACAATGGTGCTACATGGAGCAATGAAACTGAAACCTTTTGGACTGAATGTAATGGCCAAAAACAATATATGTATCGCACCATTCCTTCTGGAGCTAGCTTTTCTTGGACTCACTCGTATAATGTAGGAAATAGCACAAGTGACCGTACATATTCTGTTAGTGCTGGTGGACCAAGCTGGAGCAATTTTGACAATAGTTCTGCAAGTACAACTGTTCATATTCCTAAAACACCTCCATCTGTTACAATCCCTCCTGTAGTTACAAATCAAAAAGCTGTACTGTCTGGCTCGACTATTACAATTTCTTGGACAAATAATGGTTCTGGTACCAGTACACCAATTAGTAATTATGTTGATGTAAAAATTGATAATAATGATTGGAAAAATATTTTAAATAAAAAAGCGACAAGTGTAACATACTCTGTCTCACCTAATCATAGATACCAATTTAGGGTTAATTCATATAATGATGCCGGTCAATCAGCACATCAAACTACCAATATTATTTATACTGAGCCATCTGCACCGTCTATTGTTAACGCAAATGCTACAATACTACCAACAGTCGGTAATATTAGTTTTACAATTGATAACAATAGTACAAAATATCCTTCAAAAAAGAATGAATGGCAATATTCTACAGATAAAGGTTCGTCTTGGTCTGCTGTACAGACAAATGAAGGAACTTTTGTTAATCAAAGTTCTTCTAACCAATCTCTTAATTCTTTTATTATGGGATTAAAACACAACAGTAACGCTCGTGTAAGAGCAAGGACTTATAATGCAGATAATTCAAGAACTTCTACTTGGTCAACAGCTGCCGCTATTTCTACGTATGCGCAATCGATAGCATATATTAATATTCCTGCCGGAGCTAAAATTAAAGCCGTTTATATTAATAAAGGTTAATTTTTTTAAGAAATAAAAGGAGTATATATGAAAATTTTAAACGAAGAAGACGTTGAAATTAAAGAATCTGACGTTGACACAACAAAAGGCTATTTAACGCTTGATAAAAAATTTGTTGCACATCACGATGAACAAATTGAAATTCCAGAGAAAAAGCATTATGAGGTTGAACGTTTTATATTCGATGATGGCTCGCAAATGCTTATTGAAAGCAACGAAGACCCGCATGTAAAGGTTATTGATGACCAAGCTGGTATCTTTGAATATGTAGACCGAGGCGAAGGTAATGTCTATTACGGCGCGGAAATTAAATCTGTAATTGACCATGAACATGTAGAGCATAAGGACGCATATGATGAATATGAGGATATTCAGCGTTACATTCTATATACCGAAGCCGAACTTAAAGAGCGTAAGGAAATGGAAGAAAAGCAGGCAAAACAGGCTGCGTTTATGGAAAATGGCCCAGACCAGCTTGAGTCTAATACTACATCTATTGGTGATTTAACTATTATGTTATCTGAAATCGTTGCAGGAAGTGATGAATAATGGCAGTATCAGCTATGGCCTTTAAAATTGTCAAAAGCGCAGTTCGTATCCGTCTTGAACGCGGCGAAGAATTAGAAGACATTCTTGCCAGCTATCCTAAACTGTCTGCGGAACAGACTACTGAACTTCGTGAATTCTATACTCCAAAAGAAAGTGAGTAACTATGGATTTTATATTAGGTGCAATTGCTTGTGCATTGCTAATTACCATTATCGGCACTGTTAAGAAGTTTGTCGTTAATCGTTTTATCCAGATGGAATCTGATATTGACGACCTAAACGAACTTGTTTCTGAAATTGTATCAGGAAGTGATGAATAATGGCACGTCCAACTAAAGGTGTTTCTGCGCTCGCTTTTAAAATCGTCAAGAAGGCCGTTAAGATTCGTTTAGACCGTGGTGAAACTCTTGATGATATTTTACACAGTTATCCTAAGCTATCTCAGGCTCAGGCCGATGAAATTCTTGAAGAATTCAAGAATTATAAAACCGAATAGGAGATTTTAAATTATGTTTGATTTATCATCTATTTCTACAATGATTATGCCGACTATTCTTGTTCTTGGTCTTTGTGTCGGCTATATTGTCAAGAATCTTGTTCCTAATGATTCTGTTAACCGCTTTATTCCTTTAATCGTAGGCGTTGTCGGTCTTGTTGCAGGTGTTGTTTCTGCTATTACTACGGGCACTCCAGTTACCCTTGAGCTTATCGTTGGCTCATTAGTTAGTGGTTTATCGAGCGTTGCTGTCTACGAACAGTTTAAGAATCTTATGTGCGGCAAGACTAAATAGTTAAATAAAAAGAGCCGCAAATGCGGCTCTTTTTTTATTTCCAATAGAAAGGAAAATTATGGATTGGAAAAATATTCAAGCTGATGTAACAAAGATTCTGCCTTGCGACTATACCGCAGGTCGTGAAGGTGCCAACATTACTGGTATTACCATTCACCATATGGGTGGTAATCTTTCTATCGACCAGTGTTATAATCTGTGGAGTCGTTCACAGACTTCTGCTCACTATGCGGTTCAGTCTGATGGCAAAATCGGCCAGATGGTCAATGATTGGGATACTGCTTGGGCTTGCGGCAATTGGTATGCTAATACGCATACTATCTCTATTGAACACGCCAACAACAACAGCAATCCTTGGACCGTCTTCCCTGCTGCTCTAGAGTCTGGTGCGCATCTTGTAGCTGCTCTTTGTCTCTATTACAATCTTGGCCGTCCTCAGTGGCTAGTCAACGTCTTCCCACATCGCTATTGGTCTGCTACAGCGTGCCCTGGTGAACTTGCGGGTAGTCAAAACGCTGAATACATGAACCGAGCGCAGGCTTGGTACGATGCAATGAAGAACGGTACAGAAGCCGCTCCTGCTCCTTCTACAAACAAGCCTACTCCCGCGCCTGCTCCTACTAATAAGGCTCCGCAGGGTAAAACTCTTGTCAACGTCCATTATGCTCTACGAAACCTTAACGGTGGCTGGAATGACACAGTAACTAACTTTAATAATTCTGACTCCAATGGTTTCGCGGGTGTACCTTGCGGCAAGCACGATTATCTGTGCGCTTGGGTTGACCATGGTACTCTCAAGTATCAGGTTCACACTCAGCAGGACGGCTGGCTAGGCTATGTATCACAGGGTAATAAGAATGACCTTGTAAACGGCTGTGCTGGCATCGGTGGTCATGCGATTGATGGTGTTCGTATGTTCTATATTACTCCAAAGGGTGAGAGCTATAAGCAAGTATACTATCGTTCTCAGACTGTTAACCGTGAAGGTTGGCTAAATTCTGTATGCGATGACGGTTCTACATATGGCGGCGATGATTTTGCTGGCATGTATGGTGAAGCTCTTGACCGTCTACAAGTCTGCATTTCTGATGCTAACCCATTTTAATTAAACAAAATAAGGGGTATTCTCTTAATTGAGAATACCCCTTTTTTTTTATAGCTTTTTAGAAAGCCGATTCAGTTTTATTGATTTCGATATTTGCCGCACATCCAATACAAATAGCATCTGCGGTATCGCTATCCGCTTCTTTTTCATAGTGCTCTTGGATAAAGTCAATGGCGGTTTGTTTTTGCTCTGCTCTCTTCCTGCCCCATGACATACCATATTTATCTTTCAGCACCTTGCGCCAATGTGATGGAGATAAACAGTATAGATTCTTTTCATGCTTATCGCACCAAAATAAAATCATAGCCTGAACATATGCTAATTTCTTATATGTTTCAACGTTGCCCATTTGCAATTGAATATCTTCATATACAATTGCATCAAAATGATAGGCAGTATATAAATCATCTAATTGATAGAGAAATTCAGTAAGACGTCTTCCCAGCTCTTGGTTAGAATGAATAGTAAAAGCTCCGCAATTTAAGATTTCATCATTATCGAAAACAGCAACACCTGTTGTATTCAGGCTTTGGTCTAATGCTAAGAGACGCATTAAACATCAATCCCAGCGAAGTCGAGTTTATTTGCATATAGCTTGGCAAATAACACAGTATTTGTAACTGCGCCTACACCATTTGGGACTGGTGTGATATAATCAACCAAATAATTCACACTATCATAATCTATATCGCCGCAAATATGTCCTTGTTCATCATAGTTAATGCCAACATCAATGATGTTTAAACGAAATGCGTCAAGATTGGAAGTATTGAAATACTTTGGTTGTCCAATAGCAGAAACAAATACATCTTTATCGCTAAAATTATTCATTCCTTCTGTTGAAATAAATTTACTTTTACTGTGATAAAGTGTTACAGTGCAATCTTGCTGTAATAATAACTCTGCGAGAGGTCGCCCGACTCGCATAGACCTGCCAACAACGGCGACATTAAGGCCTGCGAGATTATTATCATAAAGCGTTTGAATAATCTTTAAACATGCCGCAGCAGTACAGGGAGCCTTGCGATATGCAATAGGGTCTTTGCTGCCATATAGGTGCGCCGCAGACTTATTGGAAAGACCATCAATATCAAGACGCATTGGAATCATGTTATATAATGATTGAGTCGCTTCACCATAATCTGAGATAAGAATTATTCCATTGATATTTGGGTCTTGTGACCATCTGCGAATTTGTAGACTTGCATTTTGAATTGTGTCGCATTTAACTGAGATTGTCGTTGATTTATACTTCTCGGCATTGCGCTCAATGGAACGGAGATACGAATCAGCTGCCGCATCATTCGCTCGATAAATAATACCAAGAGTAGGATTAAGTGTAGGATGCGGGTCAATAGCAACTGTCTCTAGCTTTTTAATAGTAGATTCAATTATCTTGTCCATATATCCTCCTTAAATCCCCGTACTGCCAAAAGAACCTCTTTCAACCGCAGTGAGATTATCAACTGGATTAAACTTAATCTTAGGCTGTTTCTTTTGGATACGGAATTGACAAATACGAGTGCCTTTTGCAATAACTACTGGACGAGTAGCATAAGCAGGAAACATCCAAATATCTGAATTGGATGCGAATGAATTGTCAATTACGCCGATTGAATTAGTTTGTAGAAGACCATATCGTTTAAAGGTAGAAGAACGAGGTGCTAGAATAGCTTCATATCCATCAGGCAGCTGACAAGCAAAACCAAGAGAAATAAGTTTGAATTCGCCTGGCTGCATTGAAACATCTTCTGCGATATACGTATCAATCCAATCTGACCCGTCTTTTTGCTCTAGCGCAGGGGAATCAACATATCGAATCTTAATAGTTTCTGAATTACTCAAAAATATCATCCTCACTATCATCGTTGTTGGAAATCATAGACTCTGCCGCATAGGGTAGTTCTACATCAAAGATAGGAATAGTAGGTTCCTTTGCATCATTAACAGTGAAGACTGCCTTAGCAACATAATAAACATCTACAACCTCACCATGCTCTTTGACTAGCTTCTCAGAATAGCTAAACGCAGACAGTGAATAGCCATCTTGTTCGGCCTGTTTCTGTAGCTCTTCACGGAAAGCTACAACATCCTCAATCGTTTCAACACGATACTCGGCAGTATTCTTGATAACATAATGGCGCATAATTAAATACCTTCCTCAATAACAGGTAGAGTCGTAAGACCCTTAATTTTACTTACTACTTCTGGAATATAACTCTTAGGACCAAGAACATAAATTTCTTGAATACCATATTCTTTTTCTAGATATGGTGTAAGATTTTCTTCAAATTCAGGGAACCAACACATCTTTTGTGAATCGACCTGCTCTGTGTCACCTTGTACCATAAACTTAATAGCTGATGCGGGAAAAGCCGCCACGATTAACTTATTCATTATTCTACCTCAATTACAAAATCTTCTGCTTCAAATAGCATAAACATATAAACATTATCAGTCTTATATTCTTTAACCCAAATCTGATAAGTGTCTTCTGCGTGCTGATATTCAATGTCGAGAATGCGGCCACGGAACGCAAGACACTCTTTGAGTTCTTGAATCATCTTATCATAATTTGGGTTTTTAAGATTGAAGGTAGTGTAATAATGAAGTTCATTATTAAGTAACATATAGTAATGCTTTTTATGATGCGTTGAAAGCCATGCCCCTACATTGACGAACATTGCATTTACTTCGTCCTGTGAAGGTGGCGTAATCTTGGCATACATTTGTTGATTTAGAGCGTAATTATCAATTACTGCTTCGGCCATATATTTTCCTTTCTTCCTTGTTTGTAGTTATATTATACCATAATACTCTACAAAAGTCAATAAAAAAATGAGGGATAGAATAAAATCTATCCCTCATACTTAAATATCCAAAAGCACAATATCATTTGTCGCATATGTCTTTTGAAGGTCAATTATTCGTTGATTAGAGCTGCCTTTAAAAACAAGCGTTAAATCTTTTTTCTCTTGGATAAATGGGCCATCTACTAGAACATCAGCGAGTCGCAAAATGGGTTCTAGATAATAATCGTCTTTATTCTTTTTGATTCTCTCTTGGAGTTGTTCATAGGTGTATCCAGTATAAATCCAAATCTTAATATCAGGACGTAAGACCTTAATGTTTTCGATAAGAGCTAATAGCTCTTTTAAATTAATTGTCTCTAATGGTTCTCCACCTAGAATTGAAAATCTTTCTACCCATTTTGGCTGGATAGTTTTTAAAATTTTATTCTTGACATCATTAGTATATTCATTACCACTATTGAAGCCCCATAGCTCTTGGTTATGACAATTTTTACAATGGAAATGACAGCCAGATAAAAAGACACTAGTACCAATGCCGATGCCGTTGCTAATATCCATTGACCTTATTTGAAAATATCTCATGCTTCACCAACTTCGTGGTCATCAATATGTTTGTAACGAGAAGCGATTTCTTGAGTCTTACCATCATTCCAGAAATTCACGCCAACGTACCCGCAAGTACGCGCAGCAACATCCATTTTATCTATATCTGTATTACCGCAATTAGAGCATTCCCACCATGTATTTCCTTCTTCATCTTTGTGAACGTCAATAGTTTGTGATTCGCCGCATATATGGCAATAAGAAGTTTTTGTATTGATTTCACAATACATAATATTATTATAAATACACTCTAAAATTGGATACAGAACGGAGATATTCTTAGATACGTCAGAACTCTCTACATAGCTTAGGCAACCACCAACTGAATACTTTTGAAATTCACCTTCAAGTTCAATCTTAGAGAAGGGGTCAATTGGTTGAGAACTCGGGATATGATAAGAATTTTCAAAATACTTTTTGTTCCCAAACAGTTTCTTGAACTGGTCTGGATAACGTTCTTTAGTCTTAGTTGCAAACTTGTAACACAATGACTCTGCTGGGGACGCATAAAGTGAATACCCAACGTTCTCTGCTTGTTTCCATTCTTCACACTTATTGGTCAAGAACTGGAGAATTTGTAGCATCAGTTCTTGTCCATTCTTGGTGAAATTGTCTTCTCCAATAAGAATTTTAACGGCTTCGTTACCGCCATTATATCCAAGCGAGACTGTGGCGTATCCATTATGAACTAACTTGTCTAGAGTATCTTCTGGGTCTAGTCTAGCTAAAGCACCATCTACCCATAGGATTGGAGCTACGCCAGCTTTTGTTTTTGAAAGTCTATCAACGCGAACTTTTAGCCCGGCATGACAGATTTCAGCTCGTTCATCCAATAGTCTAAAAAAGATTTCAAGAAGATGTTCTTGCGATTTATCTGTATCATATTTAAGTTCTTCTTGCGCCGCAAAAGCTGTATCAGGGAGGTTCAAACTAGAAACTCCGCAATTAAATCGACCGTAATATTTTGGTTTACCATCTTCATCTAAATATGGAGACAGGAAACTTCTACACATGTTATCGGCAGTCACCTGCCGCACTGACTATATCATCTGTCCTATCGGATAGTCTTCTTACTTCGAGATAACTATTATCTCTACTTCCTTTCGGAATAGTCGATACACATTATACATATTCAAAATCATAATCATAATTATTTGTTTTTTCATGCTTTAAAATAGCTGTAATAGTTTTTCTGTTTAATTTTAGTTCTTCTGCACATTTACGAATACTTGGAAATACATATTCCATTTTACTTTCTTTATTAGTAGCTTTAACTGGACATCTAACTGTTGATTTATATAAATTGTGATTATATCCATGCTGAGTATTTTCTTTGTTGTTACACCACTCTAAATTTTCTACCACATTATTTAATTTGTTTCCATCTTTATGATTAACTTGCGGTAAATTTTGTGGATTTGGGATAAAAGTTTCTGCGACTAATCTATGCACACGTAAATAAATAGCTTGTTTATCATCTGTACTTTTTACTTGTTTATACCCAACATTATCAACCTATTGGCAAAGCTCTATTCTGTTACCATTCTTTTTTGTTTTGTATACTTTACCATCATCTGTTACAGAAATATTATTATATTGTGTTGATTTTTCCATAGAAAGAACTCCTTTCTATGATTTTAAATATGTATATTAGTTCGGACTCAACTTAAATCTAAGTCCTATCCGAATTCAAAAGATTTTACATAGGCTATAGTTTACGCTTACCCATGCAAGGAAAGCAATGGCCTTCGCCATTTGCGTCTACCTTGATTTGTTTCATTACTTTCTCACTGATGTAATCAGGAGTTAAGCGTTTAGCAGAGCACTCAACGGCTTTTTGGGTTACATCCCAATATTTAGTACCTGGCTTATAGTTATCCTCTTCAAGTACATATAGTAGCTTCGGAAAAGCCTGCGTGACATATACACCTTGGCGATTTGGCATACCTTTTTCTCTTTGCTTTAAAAATTCCTTAATAAGAAGAATGAGTTCTTCTTTATATTCTTCTGTCTCACCGATATACATGAACAGAGAGCAAAAAGGTGCCTGACCATTTAATGTAAATAGCGTTGAAATTTGATAATTAAAAGTTTGTACTGAATCAGCAATTTCTTTCTTTAAATCTGCCAGCGCAAACTTCTCTTTCAATTCATCAGATATATCTTCGTTTTTATACTTGTTTTTAAAGATATTGTAACTATCACGAACGAAAGGGGCTAAATGAGTGAGTGTGATGGATTCTCCCCCATAAGAATTCGCAGCAACACTAGCCATAATTTGCGTTGTTACCGTCATAGCAGTTAAAAGACGATGCGGCTTATTGATACGCACGTTGTTAATAACAGTGCCGTTTTGTAGCATGTCTTCAAGATTAATCAAATCGCAGTTATGGAGTGTAGACTGTGCCATATAATCCATATCGTGTTGATGGCAAATACCAGCGTCGTGAGCTTCAATTACTTTTTTAGGAAAAATATAATTACGAGCAATGTCGGTGCTTGTAATGCCAGCTAGATAATCTCGTTGTACCGTAACGAGCTTAGCGTTTTTATTACTATTTTCTGTAGCCCAATAACTTTCTGGGTCATTTTTAATCATATCAAGAATTTCAGCGTCATTGTGTTTCTGACGAGCAATCTGATGCTCATAGCGATAAATCATATATGACTTTGCAACATGCGGGTAATCGTCCATGAGCAATTCCTCAACAGCATCTTGAATTTCTTCGACTGTCATACCATCATGATAGTATTCGGCCTTTTCAAAGTCATGTACAATATCTTTCGCAACCTCATGGCAAAACGTCCATGTCCATCCAAGAGTACCAGAAACATCATATGCCGCACGAAACACCGCATTTTCAATCTTAGAAATATCAAACTCTACTTTATTTCCATTCCGCTTTGTAATATATTTAGTCAATATCTTTCCCCTTCTTCTCTTGGTGAATTACTTTCAACATATCTTCTATATTGTCCAAAAGAGGATAACGAGTTTCAGACGTAGAATTCGCCGCAAATTCACGATTGACCATATCAACATACATCGTGGAACTACCTTCATCGCCCATATAGAACATGTCCCATTTATCTCGTGGCACAAGGTTCTTTACGTCAAGTTGTTTTAATGCAAGGCTGTCAAATGAAATACTATCAAACCATTTTTCTTTGACCATATATGGTAAAAGTTCTTTAAGAACCATGATACGATAATCCGTAATTTGGCGAGCTTCATTATAGGCTTGAATACCACGACCAAATTTCTTATATCCAAGAATTAAAATCTTTAATCCTTTATCATAAAGAAACTCATAGTCCTTTTCCTTGGTGACGCCTGCGATGGTATGAATGACCGCATTAGGGAAACTGCGGAGCATGGGCAGGAAATTCTTATCAGGATGATGAAAAGAAATGCCTAAACCATAAATTAGCTTTTCATCTGTTAACTGCTTGAGAAACTTATGCTGTTGCATAAAATGAATCTGGTTTACTGTTACAGACGGAACTAATTTTAGCTTCTTACACTTCTTTAGAAAAGGCACAAAGTCAGGATGTTCTAGAACGTTGCCACCGCCTAATGCTAATTGAGTATAAGGATGAAGTTTGTCAATAAAGCTATCTGATAAGATGTCTCCATGCTGTCCATTCTTTGTCGATTTTTCGTGACAATAGCGGCAGTTCAGCGAACAGCAGTTGGTAATTTTAATATCCATTGAGTCAGGAAAAGACGGAACTAATTTATCGTCTTTGCTGTATCGAATCATAGTCCCGTCTGCAAGAGATAACGTAACTGTATAGTTACCATTATTGTAAGAAACACAATTGGAAGGGCGAGGGTCAAAACCTTTGGCTGTCATATTCCAATCTTTAGCCATCATATCCAAACGCTCCAAACGCTACCATTTCGTCACCAGAAGGAGAAGTAAAAGTTTCACTATAGGTTTCAAGGTCACCGTTACGCATATAAAAATCATCTGTTGTATATGCTTCAAGCGAACTACGCTCAGTATCCCAATAGCTATCTCTCCAACTATCATAATCTGGACGCTCATTGAGAACCTTGTCAATATCAAGCACTTTAGCGAACTTATCTCCCGCGTCAATGCGCTCCTGTTGTTCTTCATTGTACTTTTCCGCGAGCTCTTTTAGCTCTTCTGGAGTGACAAAATTCTTATTTGTATCTAATTTGTGCCAATCGTTATCAAGCCAAAATACCTCGCCATGTTCCCACTTGTCAAAATCATCTTTTGAGCAGATAGTTAGCGTATGTGTTGAACTTGAATTAGTTTCAAACACTCCTTGTCGTACTTGAAAAATCATTTTATCCTCTTTCTACTATATAAAAATTGGTTAATAAACTTTCTAAACTTATGTCCATGCGTTTATTTGGATAAATGTTTACGCTTTAGCTGTGAAACTGTATGAATTAATTCGTCAGTATTCATAATACTGGATACAAAATCTGTGCGACTACCTCGATAGTGAAGCACATGCTCATGCGAACCATATCCAAAGTAATCATCATACCCTCCGCTGAAATCTTCCCAGTCTGCAAATGCTCGTCTAATGAATTCCCATTTGAAAGTATGCTCTCGCTTAATAGAACGCTTGAACCGCACAAGTAAAGGAACTTTTAGATAAAAGCATTCGCATTGTAATGTCCAAGGACAAAGTCTTTCGAGCTTTGTCATACCAACAGGATTAAGGACACAGATATTTATACAATTATCATCGAATGAATTGATTGCAGTGCCATATCGCCACCCACGAAACTCAGTATGCTCGATAAATTTATTATTATATTGCATTTCAATGAAAGTCTCCAAGTCAACAAAATGATAATCTACGCCGTCAACTTCTCCTTCTCTTGGAGGACGTGTTGTATAACTGATTACTTTTTTTGCTGGGATGCCAATCTTTTTATATTCTTCAACTAATCGAGTGGCGGTTAAATCCTTCCCCGCCGCAGACTTACCACAAATACCGATTACTGTTGGATACATTAAACCTCCAAAAATATAGGAGCAAACCTTTCTTTTCTGTTTACTCCTATATTATAACATAACTTTATTTAATTGTCAATATTTTCGCCATAGCGGTTATTAGTCATTTCTATGGTGCCATCTTTATTCACTTTCGTGATTTTATATAGCTGATGTGAATTAGTTTTCTTATACTTCTTTGCTCTAAACATATCACCGTTTCGATAGCCATTTACTACAATTAAGGCACCTTTTTGAAACCATCCTTGTTCCATAACCTTATTTTCACCATTTATATTTTCACTTACACGACGATTATATTTTGCAAAATAATCTAATGCAAACTTAACAGTTACAACACCAGAATCAGTTGTAAGAATATCAACTTGTCCTTTTGTATTATTCTTGCCGACTACTGTCCCCATAATTCTAAATGTTTTAGGAATCTTAATTTCTTTATCACCACGTTTAAATATGTAATCAGTTGGTGGGGTTGTCGGTAAGCTACCATACGATACTATATTATAAATAGATTTATCAACATTTGATAATTCATGTTTGTGATAATAGTATCCAAGAGCATCCATTTCCCAAGTTGAATATGTACCTGCTGCATACGTATTCCACTGTTCTAAGAATAACTTTTTATTTAACTTCTGTAATAACATTTCTTTGTTCTCTTGGATGTAATCTTTCGCGGCAAGCATTACTTTGTCATATTCTTTTTTCCAAATCTTTTTATTTAAACATATAGAATTATTTTTAATATATAGGCTGTCAGTATCGAAATATTTATTATAAAACTTATAATGTATATCTGATTTGCTTAAATCAAATTCCTCTGCTGTATATTTGCATTGTTTTTTCATTGTCTTATCGAAATTGAACACTTGCTTTTGAAATTTTAGCTCTTTTGGAATGAGCTTATAATCAATTAAAGATTTAAAATTTTGCATTGTGATACGCTTTTTGGGATTGCTTACAATCTCAATATATTGTTTCATAATATTTTTGCGACTATCGAAAGAATCAAAAGCGCCGCCTTTGATAAGAGCCAAAATTGTAGTCTTATTTTCATTATTTTTATCTAGAAAATCTTGGAATGAATTGTATGGACGATTTGCGATAATTCTTGAAACAACTTCGCCACCAACTCCATTTAAAGACTTCATTCCATATAGGATAGCGTTGTCTTCCTCGTCTGGTTCAAACAGATAACCAGACTTGTTAATATTTACTGGCTTTACTGTAACTCCATTATTAATCATATTACCAATTGCTTTAGCAATTTTACCATAATTAGACGCGGCATCTTCATCAAGACCAGCATCAACTCGAAGACAAGCTGTATTCCAATATACGACAGGAAAATAGGTAGCTAAATAGACCGTTTGAAGGCCAATATAGGAATAAGCTAAAGAATGAATTCGAGAAAATGAGTAGCCCATCTGTGGTTTGATAGCAGTCTCCCAAATGTACTTGCCAAGATTCTCATTTGGAGCACCTTGTAATACCATTTTTCTCAGCTCAGGAATCTTATCTATCTTCTTTTTTGCGCACACTTTTCTTGCAAAATTCGACTCAGATAAAGAAAAACCGCAAACTTCCATTAGGATTATCATCATATCTTCCTGCTGAGCAGGTGCTGCATATGTTGGTAGGTAATACTTTTCTAGGCTCTTTTGCTCTTCCTTTGAAAGACCCCACTTATCCATTTCCGCATACCATTGCGACATATCATCTTTCATACGCTTGTATCGTTCTGTTGGTGTTTCGTCACCTTGTTCACTCGCCATGAGACGCATGATGGAATTACAGTTCGCCATTTCAAGAGGCGTATGCGGCTTTAATAGCTTAATGGTTTGACCACCTACCTGTGTATCAAATTGGAAAAACTTCAAGACCTTGCCAGAGACAGCTGCTTTCCACAACTTTTCATCGTGTAACGGTAATACGGTAGGATGCAGGTACTTATCATACATTTGACGAAGTGTCAAACCAGATTCAATCTTACCATTCTCTTGTAAGAGATTAAGACACTGAGTAATTACATCCTGCACTTCCGTCACAAGGAAATCGAGCTTCACATCACCGCAGTACTCTGCGTTTGCTAGAGAATATTGTGTAATAATAGCGCCGTTTTTAGCTTTCATAAAGCAAGCCGTCTGATATGGGTCTTCTCCATAAAAATTAACGCCAGAAGCATGGATAGCTCGTTGTGTAACAAGGCCGCAGATATTCAATAAAATTTCTTGTAGACGAGGAAATTTATTTACCTCTTGGACAAAAATTTTATTGGGCTTACGTTTCTTCTCTTCGTTGCCAAAGAAACAATCAGATAAAGGCCAGACAAAACCACGTTCAGAAGGAATTAAAGAAGAAAGGTATTCAGCTTCATCTAGTTCAATACCATTTGGATATTTATCTGAACGGTATCCTCGACAGGCAATTTTTACTGCCGCCTTAGAAGTAACTGTACCATATGTACAAACCTGCACACATCCTAATTGACCGCGTTCTTCTCTGATTTTTTCAAAGACTAATTCACGTTTAGACGGGGCCAAGTCTATATCAATATCACCTAGTTCGATACGCTCCTTATTCGAGTACCTCCAATAAGGAAGATTATTAACAACTGGGTCTAGTTGTGTAACGCCTAAAAGCCAATGGTTAAGACCAGAACAAGCTGACCCTCGACCAGCACCGACCGTTGAACCACACTCCCAAAAGAGATTAATATAATGCTGTAGAAAGATAGGATAAGCAAACATACAAGTCTCAAGTTTATCGCCAATGACTTTATTAATGTCTGCTTCTTCCTCTAGCCTTGCAAGATATGTTTCATTATTTAATCCTTTTTTGTTTAATTTGTTTTGGCAATAATTTATCCAATAACGTTCTTGCGGATTATCGGAGTGCATAAGATAATCAAGCGTAGGATATTTATTTATATCATAGAAATGATGATTTTTTTCTTCTTTTGGATAAGAGGGAACTTCCACTTGCGGCACTTGCTGTTTATGATATAAAGTATAATATTGGCATTTATCAAGAATCTTCATTGAATTTGCACACAGTTCTTCATAATCAAGACCTGTGCCATTAAGATTTTCCATAATTTCTTTTTCAGATTGTAGATAACAATATTCATAAAATGAATCTACTTCACGCTCTCCACCTTTAGAATTAAGAAAAGCCTTATGTACATATCTGTCTTCTTTTTTAAGATAATGAGTGTCGCATCCTATTACTATTGGAAGATTAAATACTTTAGATAATGAACTCATTCTAGTGTTGACAGCAAATTGTTCTTCACTGCGACCAGGAGCCACTTCTAAGGAAAAGTAATCTTTGCCAAAGACTGATATACACCATTTGATAAAAGTTACAATATTCTTATGATATACTTTAACTTGCGCGACATTTCCTTGTTTTTCAGCTTGAATCATAAGATTAAGGTTATGATTGACTTCTCCTGCTAGGCAGGCACAACTACCATGTAAATGACCTTTTCCATACTTTTCGACAATGGCCGCAAGGTCTGACTTTAGAGTAGGTACACGTTCCATTCCTCGGTCAAAATAGCTGTTAATCCAAGCAGTAGAAGATAACTCACGTAACATTTTATGTCCGACAGCATCTAAAGCTAATAGTACAAAGTGATAGTAATATTGACCAGAATTTCGCGTATCTGTAAGATAAATCTCATTGCCGCGAACGATTTTGAAATCAGGATATTTATCTTTATATTCCTCTTGGATGCGGTCAATCTCTACGTGTCCACCTAATGACTCGTGGTCGGTGATTGCAATTCCCGCAAGGCCTAGTTCTATAGCTCTATCAATTAGCTCTTTTGGTTTGACGGTTGAATCAATAAGTCGTAAGTTGGTTAGGAATAGTGCGTGTGATTATGAATATCAAATCGCGGCACTGTCATTGGCATCACCGTCCTTCTTCATATAAAGAGTATATTAATTTAACACTTTCGCTCATGGATGTATTCAAAAGGATAATTATTTTCTAGACAGAATTTCTTAGCCTTTTTTCTTTTTTCAAAAATATATCGCTTTTCAGAAACCGTTACAGGTTCCCAAGTTCCTTGAACCGCAGGCACATAGCGATAACCTGAAAAGAATCCACCGCCAATATATTCATAATGTCCTGGCTGACCTACTTTAAGTTTCTTATCCATATGCTCAGGCACTATAACTTCGTAAAGCACGTCTAATTGCATCTCTATTCCTTTTCTGCACGTTCTTTAGCACGAGCTTTACGGCAGGCTGCTCCTGCACGCTTTCCCTTGTCTTTAACCCAATCTATTTTTGAATAATCATAGGTCTGTTCCCAGTTCTCAAAGTCTTCTTGAGTGAAACACTGAACTAGTTCGGGTACGCCGCAACGAATCTCCTTTTTCATATAAGCGCCCTTCTGCCGACCAGCCATTTCATCAGGAAGAATCTCGCCAGTTAAACGCTCATAGTTTAGATTCCAATTAAAGCGACTCATTTTACGTGTCGGCATACCTACTTCTGTAGTATATCGGCACTCCTTATTATAACAAGTTGAATACCACTTGTTGTGCTTTTTAAAACCATTGACATTATGCTGCCCGCATATAGGACATTTTGCCATTCGCATAATTTATGCTACTCCTTTCTATTGGATTTCTTTATAAATATATTATAACACAAAAAAGCCCTCTAGTCAATAAAAACTAGAGGGCTTTCTATTTAATTACATTGTGCCAAAGTCAGGATGCTTGTCAAACCATTCTTGAGTTTCTTTAATTTTATCTTCATCTACTGGTATAATATCACTCGGCTGCTGATTGATAATATCTGACATATAGTTTTCAGTCATTTCCCAATCACTATAAATATCAATCTTGTCGAACTTTTCACGAATAAGAGCATCCATAATAATATCATAACGTGATGCCTTATGCGCAAGATTCCTAAGCTCTGCTTCTTCAATTTGAAGTTTCATTTAAAATACCCATTCCTCTTCATAATCTTCTAATTCAAAATCATCAATTAGAATTTGCGGCGTAACGTTTCCCATCCAAGAATTTTTGGAACATTTGCCGACAATGGTTAGCTTCTTTTCTCCACTTGTCCATTCCTCAAATTCTTCTCTAGAAGACTTGAATTTCATAATATCAACACCAGATGGTAAAGAAATTTTAATGGTAGGATGACCCTTTGCTTCACCTAAAAGCTGAACATTAACATTGTCTAATGCAATATCTTCTATTACAACTTTAGATTCTGGAATATCCTGACCATAAATATTCAATTCTGCAATATCTAAAATATATTTTGGATTGACTCTATCATAATTCCAGACGTAATCAACAAGATATACAGGTTTAAAATTAACACCTTTATATTGCTCGTTGGTCTTATCTAAGAACTCATAAAAATTCTCTAAAGGCAACGAGAGTCCAAATGCAGACCCGTGTCCAGCGGCATAATCAACAACACCAGTATCTTCACAAAGACTGCGCATATCTTCAACAGGACAGTAAGAATAATTACGAGCAGACCCTTTTAGATGTACCCCGTCTTCTTCTTCGACTTCCTGTAAGACTAATGTAGGATGTTGGTATTTAGCTTGGATTTTATTTGCAATTAATCCCAAAATACCGGGTTCAGCATCGTCTTTGCCGCATACGCAAGTAATAATAGCATTATCAGTTAGCTTTTTGGACTGAATCTGATATTCAAAGAACTCCATAGCTTCATCTTGTAGCTTGGTTTGCCTACGTTTCACTCGTTCAATAACAGTGATAGCTTCTTGCCAAACAGGAACCTCTTTACCTTTTTCACCTCTCTTGGATGATGGAATCATAGTATCACACTTATAATCCAAGAGAGCGCTAAGAAGAAGACGTTTCTCTACCATTTCACCAGTTCGACAACATGCATTAATATAAGGAACTACATAAAAGCTAGAGCTTAGATAATTAAGTCCATTCATCTTATTTAAAGAAAACTCTTGTTTATCTACAAATGCTTTAAAAAATTTGTTTTTAACGTTAGCGTAACCAATATTGACAAGCGCTCTCACTTCTTTTTCATGATAATCCATCATATCGCCACATAAACCAAGAGCACACAAATCAACTAAGTCATTCGCATAATCGAAGTTACATATTTCATCCATCTGGCGACATAGCTGCCATGTAACGCCTGCTCCGCAAAAGTTTTTATTAGGATAATCGTCTAATTGATTATTTACTACAATAGCATCCTCAGAATATTTTTCGCAATGGTGATGGTCAGCAATTACAATATCTACGCCATTGTCATGTAAATATTTAAGTTGTTCATAATCATTGCTTGCCGCATCTGGGATAATAAGAAGATTAGTAGTCTCTATAATGTTGTCTAAATCAATGTCTGCAAGTCCGTGAGCTTTTCCTTCGTGGATTAAGATGGTAGGTTCCTTGCTACAAATACGGTGAATATAATTAGCTATAATGGCGCTCGAAGTCAATCCATCGCAATCACAGTCTTGTAAAATAGTAATCTTAGAGCTTGCCAACATACAATAATTAGCAATCATTACAGCTGCTTCTTTAATATTTTTTAGTAAATGAAAATCGTTTACATTATTCCAATAAGCATTAAGCCAATTACTTTGTTCTTCTACTGGAATATTTCTATTATATAAAATTTGTTGTTGAGGTGTCAAGCTATCTAATGTTGGTTTATATAATTTATAATCTATTTTCATCAACTCCAAACTCTTTGCACATACATCCTGCTAATGTTTTAAGACTTAGGATATAAGGATAAATCCGTTTATCTTTAATAGCACATTCAGGAGAAACGGTACTAGTTAATTTTAGCTCATGCGGCACATATGGATAAAAATAATATTTACAATATCGACAGCGCTGATGTTTGCGGCGATAACTGAGAATCTTTAATTTATCATCTTCTGTCATATTGTATCTTCCTCTTGGTTATTTTCGCTTTCTTCATACCATGATTCTAAATCTCTTTTCTGCCTGTAATTATCAATCTTATCACGAATAATCTCAAAAGGATAAAATATAATATCTACCCATTTGTCTATGATAATATAAGCCATAATAATAGCAAGACACAAAAGAATCGGTGACAAAAGCACAAGTATCAAAACTATGATTTGTCCAATTGTAACACACATTATAGCATAATCCTGTTCTTAAATAGATACATAAATACATCTTTTCCTTGGTCTAATGGACTTGCCTTATATCCTAAAATATTCTCTCTATCAAAAACTACAGACATATTCATATACGGCTTATATTTATTACCAATCTTGGCAATCTTTTCTTCAACCTTTAAACTTTCATCTGAACCATATTCATCAAAATCATGGTCAAATGCGATAACAATTTCTTTACATCCTACATCTTTAAGAAGTTTGAATTGATATTTAGACAAGGAACTGCCGCATGTTGCAACACAAATATTATTACCTGTACCATAATATGACATGTAGGCAAGAACCGACTTTTCTGATTCGGCTACAACCGCAGTTTGTATTTCTCTAATTCTTTCTTTAGCCCAATTAAGACCATACAAATTAAAGCCAAGAGCATGATTATAAAGTTCACCGTGGACTCGCCAAGGCTTATATTTTCCTTTTTTCTCTTGCTCTTGGATAATAGTTCTTTGTCGAATACCTACACATCTATCATTCTGGTCAAAGTGCGGGATAAGGATATTGCCGCCAAGAGAGTCATAATGAATTTGCGCAAAATCACACACCTCTTTTGAGATATTAGACCAAGAGGAAATAATAGGTTGAGGATAATGCTGAATAATAGATATATCATATTCTGGTAACTCAATGGTATTATCATTTACAGTTACATCTTTTTGCTCTTTATATCTATTGAATATTTTCCAGTCTTCTTGACTATCTTTTAAATCAATATCATTATCTAAATCAATTTGAAGATTTAAGAAATTAACCACGAAATAGATTGCGGAATTAAGGTCTACATTTTTAACTTTCTCAACAAGTTCAAAAATATCAAATGCGCCGCACTCAGTATAGCAATTAAACATACTATTCTCAAAATAATAATATAACTTCTTTGAACCTTCACCGATGCCATTGTGACAGATTGTGCGGGAAATGATATAATCAGAATACATTTCTGGTTCTGCTCCAAAGTATTCTAGAATATCATATACGTTTTCTGGTTCAATTGATTCCTTTACTTTTGCTTTATCGTATCCCAATTCCCGCACCTCCTATTCTTTCTTCTTTTGGAAAATTTCATCTTTGTCTATTGGTTTAAAAGAGAAATCAGTTACAAATAAAGTCTTATATCGACAAGTACCTTTATTTGCGCGCATCCAACAAATAACACGATTGAATTTTCCTCGTCGATTCTTATATACGCTTCTTTTTACATTTGGTGGACACATTCCGGGATGCTGTGCCAAAACGCCTTCAATATCTTGAATATCTTCATCTGTACAATCAACCATGATTTCACCATAGTCGATTCGGTTTGCAATTGATTTTGCGCCAGCTAGCATGTTCTGGTCTAGGATTTTCTCTTGCTTGTAACTACCATTAATTTGAGTAGAGGATAGAAGAAAAACATTGTTATCGACAGCTATTTCTTTAAGTTTAGATGACATAAGAAATAGAATTTGGTCTTCGCGTACTTTCATCCCAGTTCCATGTGAAATTTCCTCAATCATCTTAATAGATGAAGTTAAATAGTCAAAGACAACACACTGAAAAGTTAGGTAATCTGTATTGCCTTGTTCATTTACTCGTGGATATTTATATTTACGTATATTGCGTTTGATACAATTCTCAACATCTTTCATGCCATAGTTAGGAAGATATTCCATACGAAGTGGTGCTTCTTCTAGAATCTGTACTGCTTTCTTTAATCTCTCTTCTTCGTCAAAAGTAAGTAAATCCATTTCAACAATATGGTCTTCTGGAATATTACCGATAAAAGCTAATGCCATGGTTGTAAGCTCTTCAATGTCTAGTTCTACCGAAATATATAAAGTAGGTACTCGATTATATAAACGTTCCCATTTACCTTCATCTGAATAATACTCAGAACATGAGAAAAAACAAGCATCAGCAACACCAGTGCGGCTTTTGCCTACACCTGTCGCTGCACTTCTTAAATAAAAGCGGCCAGGTCGTGCGCCCATAGCGATTGCATCTTCATACATATCATACATTGCCCAGCCACGAGCAGGATGCTGCGCTAATTCATCTACAATCTTTTGGACGTTATCACCAATAGCAACAGAGTCGTTATCGTTATTGTCTACATATAAATCCCTGATAAAATAAAACTTACCCTCTACATCATCTGCTAATTGCTCTAATGTTGTACCATCAAGATACTCGTCTTGTGCCTGCTTCTTTGCAGAATCTAAGATATTATCAGGGTCATAAATATCAGATACATCTACGCCAACATCATCATACGCGCGAAGTAGAGACATCTTTTTTAAACGATTATAATAATACTCGAAAGCATCTAGGTGAGCATTTGCATGAGTTTCAAACATCCACTCTCTACCTTTGTTAGCTTTATAGACTGCATATGCTTTCGGCTTGTCTTTAAGATAATTCTCAATTTCTCGTGCAAGATGGTCAGTTACACCCGCGTTATATAGACTATACAATGCACCAAATACTACCTTGTGTAAGTCATTGCAAAAGTCGTGTTCTGAAAAGAAGTATTGTCCATCTGCCGCCAAGTATTCAGGTTTCCGCATACAACATCCAATTACCTGCAATGCCGCAACAGAATCATAGTATTTACTAATCAAATATCCTCCCTTCTATTCCAAATTAAAACGTGGCTTTTTCCTATAAATATTTACGTCTCTTGGCCGCACAAATACACGATGTTCATCTGTAATATCTGTATTCACTTGCCCTTCGCTCTGTACAGTTCTAATCTCTTCTAATCGTTTGAAATAATTTTCTGCTTCGACATAAACTGATTTGATAATCCATATGCCACCATTTGACCTACTCGGGTCATTACGTTTTATTTTATACCAATACTTTAAAGCCTTAGCCATTTGCTCATATGTGATACCAGCTTTGATAAGTTGTCCCATATTCAAAGCTACCTTTTGATAATCTACATATGCACCGAGATATTTTCCAGCCATTTTCATAACTGCTTCTCGTTGCTTTTTCAGCTTATCTTTATTCTTCTCTTTTTCCTCTTGGCTTTTTATATAACATTCATCATGCCAATATCGGTTGCCAATCTTTTTCCAATCAAACTCACAATCACGGTCAATCATTTGGCCGCAATATGGACATTTAACAAGTTTTTGTTTTGCCATATTTTCTCCTAACTTTATAATATAATTATAACATATTCAGGAGATTTTGTCAACAAAAAAAGACCGCCCATAATTGGGCGGTCTTTAAAATTAAGCTACATCAATTCCATTAGACAGTAAGTCTTTGAGGTCATCAAGGATAAGTGAAAGCTGCTCAGCTTGCTTAGCAGTACAATCATTGACCTTCTTGCCGACACCGAGATACTTATCTGTAATTTCGATAATTTTAGGCGCCAAAGACTTTTTGAATTCATCCTTAGAAACACTATGCTGAATCTTGACGGTTAATTCTTTGAATTCATTCTTCATAGCTTCAAAGTCAGGACCATCATTAATATCATATGCAGTAGTACGTGCATCGGTGACAAACTTGCCAGCATCTTCCTCTGCTTGCTTGTCGATTGCATCACCAATAGCCTTGACAAGATTGTCATATGTGAAGTCAATGGAGTCAGGCGTATATTTAAATCGAGAACCAGCTACGAATCGAGGGGTTCCGCGCATATACAGGACAGTATGAGTGCGGCCATCTTCCTCTTCTACTGGATGGGCGTAACCGATAACGTCACTCATTCGGTCAACGATTAGACGTGGACGATTGCCAAGAGTAGGAACAATCTGGTTATATTCACTACCATTTTCATCAGTAAAAGTCTTGTCTTGACTATGTGAAATCATTACTAGACCATAGCCCATCTGAGGAATGGAACGAAGACATTCATCGAACTCTTTACTAGTTTTAGACCACCCCTGACCATAAGGTAGCTCATTTACAGCCGAGACTCCAGCCTGATTGCAGATGTACTTTTCACAAAGGTCATAAGCAATGTCAGCAGTATCAATAATAATATTGCTGTATAGCTCATGAGCTTTCGGGTCTTTTAGCTGCTTTAGAACCTGTTTAAATTCAGACCATTTGTTAATAGGTTGCGGTTTTACGCCGCCAATTGCTAGATAGCCAACCTCAAAACCTAATAGTAAGGCTTTTGGAAATTTGGCTGCTGTTGATGTTTTTCCAGTCTTAGGCTCACCGTAAAACATGATTGTATAGCCCTCTAGCGAACGACTAACTTTGTGAGGTTCAATATTAAAAATATCAATTGACATATATTGCTTTCTCTTTTCTCTCTTGGTTTAATCTTTTGCTATCTACTATTAAATACGATTTAGATAAATAACATTGTATCGGCGGCAAGTGCTATGCCCCCAATTGCTTAGCCACTCAGTTGCGTCCTCGCCGCTAAACTTCGTTTGGATGCTAGAAAATGCTGCTTTCACGCCCTGCTCAACTACTCAGAAACGTGGGTCCGCTTGACAAAAACGTCTCTTGCGTATTCAACTTGTCTTGAAGCTCCTTTAGGAATTTGACTCCATCCGCTGTTAGCATTTGCTCACCGCCTTCGCTCCACAGCTCATTCGCTTACGACCTCGTAGACGTTGCAGTTGGTAAAGTCGATGCGGTACGTCTTTCCTTCATCGCGGCACAGCTTGCAATCCTTGTACCCTTTCGTCCACCATGCAGCGTTGTCGCAACCCTTCCATCTGAGCAGGAGCCATACAAGTCTGCCGTTATCGTCCGTAACAGGATTGCCATTATTGTCAAGTACGATGTCTCTATACTTCCAGAACAAGTCGTTGTTGTGCTTGTAGTGTCTGGCCTTTCCGATGTATTTCTCGGTCATCCCTTCACCGACTTTACGCAACTTATTCGCTATCTTGCGGCGCACTCCGAGCACTTGGCAGCAGGACCGCACATGACGTAAAATTAAATTCCATTTTAAATCCTTTTCTATCTTATAGGGGATAGAACTTAATCTCTCCCCTATTTATGTAATTGTCTACTACTTGACTAGAAAGGCCATGCCTCGTCATCATCATCTTCATTTTCATCTACTGAAGCTTCAACCTTTGCGACTACCTTTGCTGCTGCAAAGTTCTGACCACCGTTACGATTAGCCTGATACTCGTCATGATTACGCTTGACCTCTGCCATATGCTCTTCACGCTCGTTTAACTTCTGCTTGAATTCCTTTTTGGTGATGGTAGATTCATCATCCCACTCATAAGGTTCGACCGCAGCCCAAGTAACATCCCAAGAACGAACATGACGAACGACCTTATGAACTACTGGGTCACCAAATGCAGATTCTTCAGTCTTCTCAGTCGTGATGGCCTGAGACACGATAGAACCCTTGATATGGGTTAGAAGAGGATTCTTATTAGAAATATCTTGGTCGATAAAATAATCCATACCACCCTTAGAACGGACATTAACATCAACGGGAAGAATGCCACCACGATAATCAAAGACGTAGCCACGAAGATTTACAAAATCATCACCATCTTCAACCTCACGCTCAGCCGCGTTTGCAATAAGCATATCGACATCGAATGTCGCAGGATTCTCAGAAATCTCGTTGGCCATAACGTGCATAAACTGGCCCTCGACACGCTTAGGAGAAACAACTTCACCATCACGAGATACAAAATCATTTGTGCCGACAGAACCATCAATACGAACCTTGAGAGCAGAAGTACCTACAACTTCAAACGTATCTGAACCCTCATGGTCAATTAGGGCAGTTAGAATCTCCCATGCGGGATTAGGCTTGCCACTCTTAAAAGTCTCAGTAACGTAACGGAAAAATACAGGGACAACGTTAAGACCCTTATCATCAGTGGCTACATTTACTGTGCCGTTAATAAAAGGAGTGTTGGTCTTTTTAGAGACACGCTGTGCAAGGCGGTCGGTTGAAAATACATATCCCTCAATATGGCATGAATTATTTGTCTTTGAAAACATTCAATTTCCTTTCTAATTTTTCTTTCAATATATATCACATATTATAGCACATTTTTAAATTTTAGTCAATAACTTTTTTAGGGTATTTCCCGCATGATTTATGCTCTAAACAATAACCGGCTTTGTCGCATTTACACTTAAAGAATAAATCACAGATAGTTTTCCATTCATCAGAATATTCAGATAGTGCTTCAATAATGTCTTTCATTAGCTGTCTAAACTCCCAATAGGCACGAGTACATAGACGCTGTTCAGCCATTGTCATAAGTGTGCGGCTATTGAAGCGACAACTAACAGTTGTTGTCATTCCAAGAGGAAGAACCATATTTGCATCTTCCTGCGGAATTCCGCACTCCTTTTGCATATAAGTAGTTGCTTCGGAAATAGCTTTCATACAAGAATCGTACATTTGCTTTGCATCTTTATTTGCCGCAATCTTAGGAGGAACTACGTAATCAAAATCTTGATATTTGATATAACGCGTACTTGCCTGTAGACGTGTAGGCGCTCCACCATTATGAGTATAGAATTCTCGAATTACCTTCGCTGAATACCCTTCTAGAACAAACCATACTTCTCCAAATTCAAGTGTGCGGAAATGCCCATCTTTGATACAAGAAAGACCGCGTTTATAATTCTTCTCTACGTTACTGGTATCTGTGCCATAACAAGGGCCAGCCATTTCTCCAATTAACGTAATAGGATTCTTAATAGTATTACTGTTAATCGTTACTTTTCCCATTTACACCATCCTGTGAATTGAAACCATAGTTAACTGAATTATATACATCAATATAATATTTTTCTTTTTCATTTAATTCTTCTTGCGGGCAAAGTTCTACAACCTCAAATGTGAATTGGTCTAAGCCTTCTTTAAGCATCGCTGCATACAGTTTATTATCTTTAGGAGTTTTTATCCCGCATCCACAACGACAGTGCTGTGTAAAACGATTTGCAATATCTACAGACTGACCTATATAGCATTTTGTATCATTTATGTCTGTAATCTTATAAATACCGCAAGTTTTTTCAGTACCAACAATATTAACGAATAAAGCCTTTGCTTTCTTCTGGAAATACGTTGACCAAATTAGCTTTGAAAGAATCTCTGGGTTAGAAAGGCGGTTCTTAAATGAATTTAAAATATTAATATCTGCCTTATCACTATCTTCGATAATAATACGATAATCATCTTTAGAATCTTGCACTACCTGTTCACGTTGAAACGCTTCAATTGTCGCAGCCTTTTGTCGCTTTAGTTTATCAAGCGAGCTTTGAAGAATTTGAATTTGCTCAACATATTCAGCTTTATCTTCATCGACTTGAGCCTGAAAATCACGAAGATTATTCATGATATTCTCTTTTTCAACTTTTTTAAAATCTTCAAAGCTCTGCTTCTGCTGTTCCACATTCTCTTGGAGAGATTTTAAATGTGCCTTTTCATTTTGAATTTGATATTCAATATGCTCTCGCGCAATAAGAACTTCTTTGTTGTTCTCTTCGACTATATCACACGTTTCTTTTCTGCCAGCTATAACGCCTACGCTATAGCCGCATACGACAAATGTAATAGCGCAGACAACAGCTATAATAAATTCGAGAGCCATATTACTTAGTATATGTTACAGTGATTTCAGGGTCAACGTTAATACCCTCATTGGTAAGACGAATAAAGTTAGTACCACCATCAGGCTGTAGTTCACGAATTGCATAACCCTTGCGGACAAGTGAGGAAGTAATAATGCAATTAGTAGCCTTATCGGTTAGATGAACAGCTTTTGCAATATCCTTAAAAGTTTCATCTTTGCCATGATTCTCCTGTAGGTGCTTTAGAACCTTTTTAGCATTGTCTGAAAATACTGGCTTGGTAATAGTAATCATATAGCTCCTTTACTTTTTCATTTTTATTTCATATACATGATAACATAAAATATTCTAGAAGTCAAGCCTTAATTAAAAATTTCTTCTAGCTTACAGTCCTGTGCTGGTTTGTCTGGACGGAGCCTAGATAGATAAGGATGTCGAAAAGTTTTATTCTCCTTATCAAGACTCATACAGTTTACCTCTACGACCGTTCCAATATATTTATCAGGATTGGCCGCAAGGTCAGCTTTAAGATTATCTGTAAGACCAGAAGATACACGACCAATAGACACAAGATTTCCTGCCTTATCATATGCGCCAAGTCGTAAAGCGCCAGCCCAACCATTATATGCGGCTTTTGTGATTAGATTGCCTTCTTTATCTTTATATCCCCAAGTCTCAGATTCCTTACCAGTATAAAGATATTCTGGTGGCAGAACTTCTGTAATCACAAAATCAATATCATTCTGTGCTTGTTTAATTTTGAACATGACTTTTGGCTGTCGCTTGCCTGGCGCGTATAGACCATTCTCTACGCGAAATACCATACCTTCTTCGCCTGCGGCAAGTTTATCAGTTGTGACTCTATCTAGGTCTAGATAAGCGTTATCATAGCATCGTGCTACTTCAAGTTCTGGAATTAAAGGAGTAGCAATATCAATATGTCCACAAAGATTACTATAACGATAATCATATGTCATATTATTCATAACATAATCTTCGCCGCTATATGCAAGAATATCGTGCATATAGAAATGAATCTTACCGTACTCGCCTTTCTGACGTTCAATGGCTTTTTCTGGTAAAGCACCCAAAACTGATGTTACATTCTTAGATGTGCCATTAGGATAATAGACCTCACCAATGATGCACGTGCCATTAGGAAGCTCATTCATAGCCCAATCTTTAATATGCGGCACTTTATCAATATTGTCACTATAATAGCCAGTCTTTTTAGAGACTGTGCGACTATAAAGATGAACCTCATTCTCGTCTTTAACTAGTTGTGACCAATATCCATCTTTCTTAATAGTACCGATGATTGGTGTATTTTTAAGTATATCTTCGTAATTTTTGGGAGCTTTGCCAACCAGCATTGGCGAATAAATATTTAGAGACATATTCCTCCAATAGAAAGAAAAGGGCAGACTAAAGAATAACTCCACATCCACCCTTGTTTGCAATTTTACCTGTAAAGTTCTGCGGTTCAGTAATTGTCATAGATACAATTTTATCATCATCATCTAACTTAATGCCGCACATGCCGCCAGAGCGAATACTGCTTGCCCGCACACTATCAGCCATGAAACTAATTTGTCTCTTGATTGATGTTAATGTTACAACACACCCATTTGTCTCTTGGATACTGACAATTTTGCTGTCGGTCTTAAATGCCACAGAACCTTTAACATTACGAGTGCCACCGGCAAATTGTTTACCTTCACACTTCTTAACCTTACCGTCTTCCGTAACAAAGAACATGTAAGGCTTATCTACGAATACATCGTTGTGAATAGTGATAATCTTTTCATCATTATCAAGATTGATAATTGCACCGATAGCTGTACCCTTATCTTTTGAGCCACATTCTTTAATATCTGAAAGAGCAATCCTAAAGAATCGTCCTTTATTCGAGAATAAAGCCACTTTTCTATCCTCAGATACGGTGAATGCAAGGTTACCATTACTCTTGTACTTAGAAGGTGAGACTTTTTGTAGATAACCAAGAGGATTAAAAGCAATAATAAAATTCCTATTCTCTTTTGGTGTGGAAGACTTTGTCTTTTTCGTCTTTGTGATTTCCTTTTGAACTACCTTAGTGCGGCGTTCGTCTCCAAACTTTTCGGACACTTCATTAAAACGCTTAATCATTTCCTGCTTTAGAAGTTTATTTGAATTTAAAATAGAACCAATTCGCTCAATTTCAGATTCAAGATTTTCTTTATCTTTAATTAGCTTATTTACTTCTAGCTTTGCAAGACGCACAAGTTTAATTTCTAGAATTGCCTTAGCTTGGTCTTCATCAATATCTAAGAAATCTTGTAGTTTTTCATTAGCTTCTTTAGTTGAAGAAGAACTCTTAATCGTTTCAACCGTTTCATCAATCTTATTAATTGCCGCAATAATACCATTTGTAATTTTTAATTTATAATTAAGAACATCAAGCTGATGTTTGTACATATTAATATATATTTGCTTCTCATGTTTCAAGTGTGCAGTTAATGCTTCTTGCCAACCAAAGACTTTAGGATAGCGACCGTTCTCAAGCATGGTCATGTTGATACCATAAGTTTTTTGTAGAGAAGTATTATCAAACAGATAAGTTGCTACTTCTTTTGGATTAGCAGACCTAGAAAGATAAATCTTAATACAGACGTTTTCACCTGTAAGGTCATTTAGATTAACGATGCCAGGATTAGTTTCTTCATCATTCGTAATCTTTTCAATTTCATTACAAATAGTATTAGTATAAACGCTATAAGGAAGTTCACGAACGATAATGCAATTATCTTTCTTGTCGTATTCTAGCTTTGCACGAATAATACAACCTTTACCTTTACCAGTTTTAAGGCTTTCGCGCACTTCGTCTTTATTAAGAATTGTGCCACCAGTAGCAAAATCAGGATAACATAAAATATCATCAAATGTTGCATTTTTATGCTCTAACATATACACCATTGCTGCATTTACTTCTTTGAGATTGAACTGTGGAACAGAGCTTGCAAGACCAGATGCAATTCCGCTTGTGCCGTTGACGATATTATAAAATCCAAGAGAGGAAAGAATTCTAGGATACTTTTCAGTATCGTCATAGTTATCTACCCATTCATCTACAGTATATTTATCTGTTTCTTTGAGAAGATAATCAGATAGCTGAGAAAGACGTGATGCTGTATATCGTGGTGCTGCCCAGTTCCCTGTCTCTGTTAAAGTTCCGTACGAACCTTCCACCTCTACTAGTGGATACCTCATGGAAAAAGGCTGTCCACTACGCATTACAATACCTTCGCAAGACGCGTCGCCGTGAATGTAAAGTCTCATACAACTTCCTATCGCTTTAAGCGTCTTTTTAAATGGCTTATCATGAGTGAATTTGTCTGTGAACATACAGTACAGAACTTGTCTAGTAGATGGTTTTACGCAGTCTCGGACATCTACTAACGCACGTGACTGAATAACTGCTCCTGCATACTGTCCAAAACTGTTATCAATAACATCGTCTAAACTTACTTCAAAATCCAATTACTCTTTCACCTCACTAAAGTCAATATTGTTGAAAATAAAATTTTTGCGACCATCTGCATTTGAACCCATAAGAGTTATAAGTTTATTCTTTGTTTTGTCTGTTGGAATAAGAACATCCATATGCTGATTCGCACCAAACATAGAATTACGTGCTTGACTTGCAGATAGCGAACCGAGTCCCTTACAACGTTGTACCTCTACTCCTACTGGAAGGTTTGGCCTAGCTGCGTCCATTTCTTGGTCTGTAAAATAATATTGTTCTTTATCTTTACCTTTGACAATATAGAGAGGTGAGCGTAACCAACATAGTCTATTCTCTTGAATAAACTTAGGACAGAAGTGTTCTAGAGCTGATGCAATAAGCAATCCGATGTGGTAACCGTCACTATCGGAGTCAACGCATATACCAATTCTGCCGTATCTTAAATTTGTCTCTTCGTAATCTTCATGTGGTTTAATACCAAGTGCCTTAAAAAGTAATTGAATCTCTTCGTTCTTTAACAGTCTATCGTCTTTATTTGCAAGTGCGTTGATTAGTTTGCCGCGCAGCATTAAAATTCCATATTTGTCAATTTCACGTGCAACACACATCGAAGCTCCAGCTGACAGTCCTTCTACTACGAGAAGAGTAGAATCTTGACCAAGGAATTCAGCGTCTTTGAGCTTATCTGGATTAAGAATTTTAACCTTATTACCACGCTTTTTATTATTCTTAACTGCCGCACGCGCACGTTTAGCTGCTTCTGCTGCTTTTCGCGCAAGGATAGCCTTTTCAAGAATAGCCTTTGCATCTTCTGGGTTGCTATCTAGCCATACTTCTAGCTGTTGTCCAAGAGCAGTAGTAAACGAAGTATCCATATCAATAATATCATCTTTTACCTGCGCATTATATTTAACACCTTTGCTATTGATATTACATACTAATACAATACCTTCTTGGATTGCGGCACCATCCAGATTTTTATCTTTTGCGGTTAAAAGATTATTTTCTTTCGCCCAGTTATTAAATACACGAGTGAGAGTTGATTTAATTCCTGTAATATGCGGCCCAGATGATGTAATACCATAGTTAACGTATGGAATAATCTTTGCTTGACTTCCAGATGTAAAAGTCATAGCTAGATTGATTTTATCAGTATTCATAACAAAATGATTACCAACAATTTCAATATCTTTACCACGTTTTTCATCTAACATATCTTCAATGCTATTATGACTAATCTTTTCGCCATTTAAAAATACCGTTAGAGTTGGACAAATACAAGTAATATCATTGAAAAACTTTTTGAAAAATAAAACTGATGTTTTACCTGTGCCAAAAAATTGTTCGTCCGGAAGATAAGTAACAGTCGTGCCAGTATGAGCAGTTTGTTTTGCGTCTCCACTTTGATGACTATAAAGTACACCATCTGAAAAGCTATTACATTCCCACCTACCTTCACGAACTGTTTCTGCCATTACATTCTTAGATAGATATGTAACTAATTTTGTACCAATTCCGTTAAGGCCAAGACTTGAACCTTCATATACTCCATCATCTGTATATTTACCAGACGTATTCATAGTATCGAACGCAGCTTGAAAAACAGTTTTACCATCGTCTCGCATTTCATCTACAAGAAATCCTTGAGCAAAATCTTCAATACGGCATAAACCGCTTTTGTCAATTGATACATCAATAGTATCACCATGACCAATGTTATGTTCGTCAAGAGCATTGCTAAACAATTCCATCATAAGTTGATTTGGCGTTGAAGTATCGCCACAATACATAGACGGGCGCTTTCTTACATGCTCCCTTGGTGTTAACGATTGAATAGATTCTTTAGTATAATCATTCTTAGCCATGAATCTCCTTTCTTTTATAGATATTATATCATTTTCATTTTCAATTGTCAACAAAAAATGGATGTCGATTGCTATAATCGGCATCCATGCAATTACATTCGCTTATTTTCTACATCTTTTAGGAACTGTCTGCGACTATCTACTTCATCCTTGCAGAACTCCTTGAAGTTATTCTTCAAATTCATATATTCTTCACGAGACTTGTACCAATCATGCTTTGCCCAACGACAAACATCCTTAAAATATTTCGCATCCTCAAGTATAGATGCGTAAGACATAATACCATAATAGCGTTCACGCATAGCTTCAGCACGCTTCTTCATAATTTTTACACGACATTTATACTCGGCAATACGCCAACCGCTCCAACGGTTTGCCACATCAACATCTTCGTCATGCGGCTTAGCATATCCAGTAAACGTACCCCACTTTGAAGATAGTGTTACCGATGCCAGTTTAGTATTTTCATCCCAAGAACAATCAATTACTCGACGATGTGCCATTTCTTTCTCCTTATAATTTATTATAGACTGTTGACATATAAGAGTTTATGATAGCGAATTGAGTCGATTCAAGTACATCTGCCGCATCTTTAGACGGTTCGGGAATAAACTTAGAATTATTCTCAATAAGCTCGTCCATTTTCATTACATAATTTTCCGCCTTTAGCTTTGCATCTTCTGGTGCGAAGACAGTACGGTAACGCTTAATATCCATCATTTCATCGCGGTACATACTCTCTTTACCAAAAGAGTCATATCTATCAACCCATATAGCACGAGAAAATGGTGCACCATCAATGAGATAACGTTTAACAAATAGATACAGTCGCATGATATGCTGCAATTCCTTCGCTACATATCCGTACTTCTCAATCAGCTCATGATTGGCAGGAGAATCATGACAAATCTTCTTTGCCTTTTCCATTGCCATTCCAAGAGAAGAAAAGATTAGCTTCTGCGGATTAAGATTAGCAATATCATCACAATGTTTACGGAGATATTCCCAATAAATATTATATTGAGGATTCACAACATAATATTCAGTACAAAGAATCTCCAAGAAATTAATGTTAGCTTTATGGAGAATCTTAAAATAATCTCGAAAATCTTTTACAGTACAATGCTCGTCATTGTCCATAATCTCGACTTTATTAAGATGCTTCTTATCCAAGAACAAATCATATGCTGTTGGAATCATAAGCAACTTGGTATCAACATCAGATTCTTCGTCCCATAGATTATAATTCATAGAACCATTGGCTGCGCATACAAGATATGGATACTGCCAATACTTACCTGTGGCAATAATAGCGCCAAGATGCTCTTCAACCCTATTCTGAATCTTATTTACATTTTCTGCCATTTCTATTTCCTTTCTCTATATATGTATTATAACAGATTTATTTACCATTGTCAATACAAAAAAAGGCACCCATGAGGGTGCCTTTACCAAAAGAAAGAAAATTAGAAGAGGTAGTTATCGTTATCGTTGGCGTAAAAATGGTAGTTATCATTGATGTAGTCGTACAGCTTGCCGCCATTCTCTACGTATTTAAGCATCTTGAAGACGTTATCGTTCAGAGCTGTCACGAGGTGGACGTCAGGATTGCCTGGATTAGCAATTTGGTCAGCATAGTTGCCGAGGTCGAAACTATAAAGAATTGTGCGGCCATGTGCAGCACAATAATTATTATAGTTGCACATACCGTCAGTACTATTTCCCAAATAAGTATACCGTCTTGCCATCACCTGCATATCAGAGACAACGAAGATGCGGTCGTACTTCTTGTCACTGATAAGACTGAAAGCAGGAGCAATGTCAGTTCCATAACCGCAATTATCGTTCTCACACATTTCACGAATGACTTGGAATGGGCCGCAAGCCTTCTTGAAAGTTGCAGACTTAGCACGATTGCCGAACTTTACAAAGTCGCAATTACCATTAATGTAAAGAGCCGCAGCATAGCAAGCGCCAACTTCCTTGATAGTAAGATTGGACTTGTTACCGTAGCGGTCTTTCATCGAACCGGAAACGTCAAGCATGATAACGGAATTACCTTCTAGCTTGGGCATATTGCCGCAAGCAATACGGAAAGCAGTATCCAGTGCTGTGATAACTGCAAAGGTCTGAACATTTAGATTGCGATAAGCAGTATAAATCTGATAAGGAAATACAAGAGACTTCTTGATAGAAACCTCGTTAATAAGCTGGTCTACAAGATTACGCTTAATCCATTCGTCGTCAACATCCTCTGCGAGAATGTTATTGAGATTACGGATAAGAGCGAGATAACCAAGACGATTACCCTCAACCATATTCTTCCAACTGTCCTTGCCCGTGGAGATATTGACTTCCCAAGTATCAGCAGCTTCTAGCTTACCATTCATGTAACTATCAACAATGCCACTCTTGGGATGAATGATATTGATAAGGTCATACATATTATAGCGCTTGCCCTTCATCTGATACTTCATAAGATTGTACTCAGAAAGACCAGACATATAATCTGCAAAACCACGAATCATAGCATGAGAACGCTTGCCACCAAGCATGTCAACAGCTGCGAAAATCTCAGACATATCATCAGGACGATGACAGAAAGCCTTATAGAAATCGCGCTTGCGCTCAAAGCTCTGACCATTCAGCATAGCCGCAACAAGCTGCGAGACACTACGCATACCAAGTTGGTTTCTTGCAAACATGGCACACTTACCAGCGAACTCAGCGCCATACTTATCAATTACAAGATTGGTAAGCTCGATGAAACGAGTCTGCTGCGTGGCAGCATTCTCGTAGAAACCATCGTCCATCTTGCTAGAGAAAAGGAAGTTCATCCAATCCTCAAGTACATCCTTCTTGTAATTCTCGCCACCCTCGTATGACATAGAACGCTCGGGCTTAACCTTTTCATTAAACTTAGACATATAATTATCACTTTCTCTTGGAAGGAAAACTTTCCTATATTATAATACTTATTTATATAATTTGTCAAGTAAAATTTTTAGAAAACATCTAGGTCATGGAAACCTGAATAATCAATAATTTTTAGATTACCAAGAGCATCATAGCCATAATTACCAGTGTGTAAATCTGAAATCTTCTCTTGGTAAAGAAACTCAATGAAACGCTGAGTTGCCTTGCGGCCATATGTTTCAATGAAGATGCTGCACTCGGTAACATAGAATTCATTACAAATATTCTTATGTTTCTTATGGCTTTTGTCAATCATATCTCTTGCGGTCTTGACGGTCTTATCATCTTGTTTCTTTGAACTATAACTATACGGTGTTCCAGCACAAGAAGAAACATATACTGGAATGTCACACACAAAACCGAGAAATGTAGTCTTTGTAAGCATCTGATTAACTTTATATTTGCGGGCAATGCGATAGATATACTCTTCCGCAGCACAATAATCGTTTGCATCTACTGGATAGAAACCATTATTATTTGCATTTTTATATAAAGTAACATCATCGAAACAAAAAAACATTGGGACTCGATTTTCTTCCGCACAAAGTTTATAATGCTCCCAATCTCCATCTTCTATAAATGCAGCACCAATATAAGGGATTTTAAATACATAGTCTTTAAACTCCTTAAAATGGAATACAGATTTAGAGCAGCCACCTTCAACCCAATCGGCACCAATAGTCTTTCCAATATGTTGAATAAAAGCGCGGAATGTGTCACCATCTTCATTTTCAAAATATACTTGAGATAGTTTCAAAAATTCAGGATTACAATTACGAAACTTTTTATCAAGAAAATTAAGCATCTCTGATTTATTCATATAGTTTCCTTTCTTCGTTCCACTATATTATATCATTTCAGAGTTGCATTTGTCAATTATTTTCTTTTTAGTGCCGATGGCTTTACCTTTTTCATCTAAAACCGTGCCGATAGGACATCTTTTATAAACATATTTTAAAAATTCGTCTACCCTTTCAGTCTCATTTTTGTACATGCCAAGAGAAAGAAAGGGTAGAATCTCATTGTTTATATGTTCATACTCCGCATATGCATCATCATCTAATTTTCTAGTACATCCTTGCCTAGATTCTTCTGGAACATATTCACCTATGCGGCACAAAGGACATGAATCATTGTCGCACTCATGGCAATGCAAGCTAACAATAGTGTAATCATCCATTTGCCTGCCAATCTTTTATAAATCTAGCTGGATTGTATGGGATCCATGCTTGATATTCTGGCGGCAGAACAACTCTCACCTCTGTTGGTTCTGTACTCATGGGAACACCGTTTATATATACTGTCTGTGCGTCAGATTCAATATGAATATCATACTGCTGTCCATGCTTTAGTTCAACATCCATTGGCGGCACAAGATTTTTATATACCCAGTCCTCACCAATATAAGTATACATTAGCGAGCCTTGCGAATTTCAAAGATAGGGTCAAAATAGGTCTTGCCAGCTTTGACTTTCTCAAGGAATGCTTCTGCATCCTTTTTCTCTACAAACATCATTGCTTTACTTGAATCGGTTGTACGCATACCTTTTGCCGTAAGCATACGGAATTGCTTATCAATATAAGGTTCCTTGGTGCGCTTTCCATAAATCATCCACATATTTAATACTCCCATTCTTCTATGATATGCTTTAAACGAATTTCTTTAGTAAAATTGTTAATTGCCTCTACCTCTTGGTCTTGATAGCAGTCATACACTTTATCAACATTGCCAAGCCATACAAAATGTGTATATCCTCCCTGATTTACCAAACCAAATAAATCAAAAGTCTTATATTCAGGTCGGCCTTGGACAATTGCATCTTCGAGTGTCATTAAATCTCCTTAAAGAAGTCTTTGCTTTTGGTATAATTATAACATATAAAAAGTGAGCAGTCAAGAAAAATTTGACAACCCACTTAAAGTTTTATTTAGTTGTTAAGAATGTACTCGCGCACTCGTGCCTGAGCAAGACCCTTAATTGCGGCCAACTTTACAGAAGCAGCCTTCTTCTTCTTGAAAAAGTCCCAGAAGTTCTCTTCCATAAGCTCGTCAACCACCTTGTTGATAGCCATGCCAAAGAACTTACCGTTCTTACAATCAATCCCATCCATATCGAGAGTGATAAGGACCTTGTTGATTTCCTTCTCGACAAAAGCATCGGTGCAATACTTCTCTACGAACTCCTTCTCCAAAGAATCAGTGCCAGTATAGACAGTCTTCTTCTTAGTCTTGTCATTATGCCACTCGTCACGTACAATCTTTGCAATTTGGATATTGCCCCATGGGTCGCGCACACAAGGATAAGCCTTGATTACGATGCCCTCACCGATAGTCCCCTTGGGAAGATTGTAAGTACACTCGTCAACATGCTTATTCACATTATCCCAAGTCATGTTGCTGATGCGGCAAATGACAGGAACGCAACGATGATAGAACTTGCTGACTACTGGATACCATACATCATAATCAATATACTTACTATCCTCAGTATTGAGAATATCAAAGATGAAGAATCCGCCCTCAAGATAAGTCTTGATAGTACCAGTGAATTTGCGGCCATCAACACCGCCAAGCCACTCACCATAAATGATATAATTAGGATGGTCAAGCAACCAATTCTTTAGTGCATTAACCTCAGTATCGTCAGTGTTGGTGATATAATCAGCGAAACCAGCGTTATCCTTCTCGATAGAAATCTCACGAGTGCGGCTACCGCAAGTAATATTTCCATTATCGTTTACCCAGACAGAACTATTCGTACCATCCAGCTTCGGCTGCAAAATTGTGTCACGACCGATAAAGTTCTGAACTTCTGCACGAGTCGAACGCTCAAGATGCACATACTTATTGAAGTGAGACATTATAAAATCCTTTCTCTTGTTTTCGTAATTACATTATACACAAATTTTTGGCCGCACGCAAGAACTTTTTTCTTCTCTTTTTCTTGTTTCTTTTTACTACTTTACGTAGTAAAGTAGTTTGTTTTTCTTTATTCTTTTATTATCTTCTTTTAATAGAAATTACTGTGCGTAGCACAGGAATTTCTTTATAATAAAATCTTTTATATAAAACAATTATATAATATCTCTTATATATATAAAAATCAATATACATACATAAACTATTTTATATAAACTAATGTAGTCTAATATATAAACTAATATAATTTATTTTATATATATTTAAGGGGTAAACCCCTTAATAACCCAGTTAAAAAGTATAATGATTTTCAAATCTTTTGTCAAGAAAAAATTTTAACTAAAATTCTTTTTAAAAAAGTATTGACATACAATATGATTATGGTTTATAATATAGCCAACGCATAAAAGAAAGGATATTATATGAAACCAATTACAGCAGAAAAAGCACGTGACATGCGTTATGTCGCTCTAAAGAAGAAAAGGGAAGAGCGGTTAAAGAAAGTCCAAAAGTACGATTACTTTGATATTGTAATGAAAAATATTGAAAAGCTGCCAATTACGGCAAGAACAGCTTAGACTTTTATCCGCATATATCAGACTTCTACGATGAAATCATTCAAAACGGTAGCATTGTACCAGCCGCGGAGAAAGACTTCACCAATCCACAGAAGGAAGTATTTGCATCCCTTGAAGAGTCTCTTGGTTATCAAGTGGCACGCAATGACCATTATCAAGTAACTTATTTCCGTGGCGTTGACCGCATCGATATTACTATTAGCAAATATTCTATCTATTGGTAGGCTAAAATGAAGCATACGCTAATTTTAATGTGCGGCGTAACGCAGAGCGGCAAATCTGTATTTGCAAAGGCAATTCAAGATTCACATGAAGACTGTATGACAATCAAGAGAGATAATTGCCGCATGTATAATTCAGAAGAAGCCGACACAGTTGACAAGCGCTTTTATAACGCAGTTAACATTGCATTAAAATCACATCGTTACGTTGTGGCGAATGACCGCAATATCAATCGCGTTGAGCGCGATAAATTTTTCAACAATGTAAATTATAATGGTTGCGAGGTTGTTTGTGTTTGGGTTGAGACTCCACAAAATGTAGTAGTTGCGCGCAATAAGAATCGTGATAAATATCATCGTTTAAGTGAAAAGGAAATTGCAGAAATGTATAGATGCAAAGTTTCGCCGCAAGACAATGAGCCGTTTGACAAGATTGTATTTATTTCAGAGCAGCAAAACTACGCTATCGGCACAATCAATATGCAAATCTTGCCAATCATTGACCAATTAAAAGCAATCTAGTCTTACAATTGAATATTGAAGTCAACTATGATGAAAGGTTATAATATTGAAAATTCTTATTTCTATTATCAGTGTACTTATTACAATTTCAGGAATCGCCGCATGTCTGTCTTTTTTCCGTGAAGATGAACACAAAGAGCGTGTCCAGCTAGGACGACGAGCAGTAGTTATCATACTTGGTCTAATTGCCATTGGCATTTGCTGTGTCTACTCACAAGACGTAGGTGAAGTAGTCGTTCTTCGTTCTCTTGGCGGCAATCTAGCCGGGTCTACTACAGATGCAGGCTTTCACTTTACCGCACCTTGGAACGATATAATTACATTTGATACGCGCAATAATCTAATCAACTTTTACGGTAAAGACACAGAATACTCCTATGATGGTGGTTCTGCGGAAGGTCCTTGCGTAACTGTAAATGATAAATCAGGGTCTTCTGCTAATGTAGACATCCAGATTAACTACAGTCTTGACCCGAAGACAGCCGAGTATCTTTACACTGAATACGGAACCCAAGAGAACTTCACCAAGAATTATGCAGCTAATGACCTACGCTCTGTTGCGCGTGAAGTTTCTGGTCAATTCGATACAATTACAATGCTAACTGACCGTGCTCAGTATACCAAGGCTGTCCAAAAAGCTCTTGAAAAGAAGTGGTCTAAGATTGGTCTTACTGTTGAGCAAGTAAGCGTTCAGGATATTTCTTATGCTAAATCCATTACCAATGCTTATGCTGATTCTCAGGCCGCAGAAGTAGAGAAAGCTAAGGCTCAGAACCAGCAGGAAACTGCAAAGATTAAGGGTGAGACTAAGGTTATTGAAGCTACTAAAGAAGCAGAAGCAAACCGTGTACTCAACGAATCTCTAACTGATAATGTTCTAACCCAAGAGTACATTGATGCTCTAAAGGAAATGTCAAAGAATGGTAATACTGTAGTTGTGCCGCAAGGGTCAACGCCAGTAGTAAATACAAAATAATATAAATTAGTCCCAAAGTTTCTATTGACTTTGGGACTTTTTTGTTATATAATAGACTTAAATAAAATCCAAGGGAAGGAAGAGTAATGGGGATTGATGCTATTACAATTATTTGCATCACTGTTCTTGTGATTGCAGCAATTGCTGGGAAATGTTATATGGAGCATATAGCTCTAGAAACTAGAAAAATTTGCTCCAAAGCAAGTTTGCAGCAGAAAAACATTGACAACATGCCATACGTATCCAATGATATTTGGAAGGTCAAGATTAAATAATGATTCGTTTTACTATTTGTTTCCTTATAGGCTACATTGTAGCATATCTCATGTTTAATTCTAGGGAGTAGTAATGGCAGATTGTCTGTTTGTACTATATGTACTTTTTATATGCGGCTATTCATATGTTGCACTTGCCGCACGTTTTGAGAAGTTTCGTTTTGAAATCTATAAGGCATTTCTTGAAATGTTTTGATTGACCTTTGGCTTTATATATCATATAATACAAGTATAAAGTCAAGAGACTCCTTGGCAGAAAAGTTATGCAGCGCCCTGCAAAGGCGTTTAAACTGGAGCATTACCAGTAGGAGTCTCTTGATTTTATATTTGAAAGGAACAATTATGCGTGATGTAAATAGAATCTATGATATTCTTGTAAAGTTTCAAGACCTATGGGAACAGTACCCTGACCAGCGTTTTGGGCAGATTATCTCTAATTATCTTGTAAATGATAAGGAAGATATTTTCTATATTGAAGATGATGAACTGTCACAGCGCCTTACTGACCAGCTTTCAATGATTGAGTGGTAATTATGAATGTTTATTGTCTATTGGCTGCAATGAAAGATGATTTAAAGGAAAATGTGTATGTAGAGTTTGCTATGTATGATATGCCTAATATGCGCACAGAATCAGTCCCGCTAAATGAATGGTTAATTGACCCGGAAGACGAAATCTTAAAGGCCAACGTTATCAAGTTTGATATTGAGACTGACAAAAACTATGGCTATTTAATGTTCACTATCTTTATCACTATGTAAAGGATATTATGATTACTCAGTATGGTTGCAGCACAGAGTTTTGTGAGACAGCAAGACGTAATGTGATTGACGCATATAAGAAGTGGACTGACGAAGAGATTAAAGCTGACCTGCAAAAGAATAGGCTCCCGATGGTTTCTATCTTTATGAATGTAGGATATAATATCAATATTGCCAGCGGCATCCGTGCACATAATGCGTTTCTTGGAAAAGAAATCTATATCATTGGCCGTAAGAAATGGGACAGGCGTGGCTCAATTAGCACTCATAGATATGAAACTGTATATCATGCTGATAATTTTGATGAAGTTTTAGAAATTCTTCACCCTCTTGGATATACTATCTTTGCTGTGGATAATATTCCAGAGTATAATCCGCATAATATTTATGATGCCGACATTCCCATGAAGTCTGCGTTTGTATATGGCAATGAGTGTGACGGTTTGCCAAAAGAAATCATTGACAAATGCGATGAAATGATTTATATTCGTCAATATGGTTCTTGCCGTTCATTGAATGTTGCGCAAAGCGCAGCCTGTTGCATGATGGAATATTCTCGACGTTATAGGATGAAAGGTTAATATGCGTTATTGCAAAATTCAAGCTATTGTAAATGATATTCCATATACTCTATATGGACAATTTGATAATCTTATTTCATATGATGAAATTGAATATTATATCTCCGAAGCAATTGACTTTAACATCGAAGATGAGGAAGAAGAACTTGACTTTGAAGTTATGTTGATGGACGATTTTGGTGCAGAGTTTAAGTGCGAGGACATGTCTTTGAACGACTGGCTTTCAAATGTTATCTGTGATTACAAGCATGTGCGGCCTATCCTTCAAATCTATGTTTTAGGAAACCTCATGGATAACATGGTTTCTATATATCGTTCATATGAGGAAGATATTAGTAAAACTCCACAGTATCTATATCTAAGTGGTGAAGTCAGCAAAGATGAAGGTCGTAAGTATTCTGCCGCATGTGTCGTAGCGCCAGACAAACAGCGCGTTGAAGTGATTGAGGACGGATGGAAAGACATGCTTAGTCGCATTAAGCGTGACGGTAATATGGGTGGCGTGTATATTAAGACAGGTATCTTTACTGTATTCGATGTTCCGCAAGAGGATTATGAACGATATAAGAAGAATACGAAACTAGTATTAGATTAAAGATGGGAATGCTGTTATATGAACTGGAATGATTTATCACCAGAAGCAAAAATATATATTGAGTTAAGCCCTGTAGAGTTTGCAAAAACTTCTATGGCCGCTTCTATTTCTCTATTGGAGAATGCCAATAGCACTAAAGAGTATGAGCGTATTATCTCGAATTGTGTAAACTTGCTTACACTATGCGGCAAGTCAATTGGTTATCATCCTAATTTTACTTTGGTGAAATAAAGTTCTTGACGCTGGATACATCTTATGATATTATATATAATATAAGATGTGAAAGGATTTAATAAATGGCTGAGTTTAGTAAGCATGATATGAAGATGTTTGATTTGGCGCGAAAGGCGGCACTGGAATCTACATATGAACCTTTTAAACTCGGGGCAGTAATCTCATACAAGGGACGTGTTCTTGCTACTGGTCATAATAGTCGCAAGACCAATCCTTTGCAAAAGAAGTATAATCGCAAATATAGAACTTTTCGGTATAATGGAAAGCCTATTCATGATTATTTGCACGCTGAAATGGATTGTTTGCTAAACATTCCAAAGTGTATTGATATAAATATCAATTATAGTAAAGCAAACATCTACATTTATCGTATTTCGCCCGGTAAGCCACTTCTTATGGGTAGGAGTTTTCCTTGTGCTGCATGTCTTAATGCGTTGCGAGACAAGGGAATTCGCCATATCTATTATACAGATGATAATGGTTTGGCTTTTCAAGAACTTTACTAAGGTGATAACATGTTAATTGTAATTATAGGAATTGTTTTTATTTTTCTTTTTTCTGCATACGCATATTACTATGGAAAGCGATTTAAGTAATGAACTGTATTGTTATTCCTGATAAGGAAATGAACACTTTCATTTCAAGGCTCAATCCAAACTTTACTTTTGTGTGGTGCGAGCAATATACTACTATTGTAGATTTTGTAAACGGTAAGCGCTATCCTGTGAAGGATACCTATGAAACAATTATCCCTCATTTTATTGCCGCATATGGTGATGATGAAGCGAAAAAGACTGTAGCGGATGCAATGTTTGAAAATCACAATCTGCCAGAGGTAGCACAGATTTATCACGATACTAGCCGCAAGGTTTATATCATCACTTATTAAATATCTCCCCGTAACTCAAGAGCACAGAGCCAAGTCTTCTAAACTTAATCATGCGAGTTGGAGTCTCGCCGGGGAGTCCACATATAATATCTCTTAATGAGATTTTATATATTAGACAGAATTTTTCTTTGAAAGGATTTATTGTGAAAATTCGTGACTGGGACGAACTTGAGTATAGCAATGATGATACTTTTGAAAAGTTTTCCCACAAAGCAAAGCTAATTAGTCAGCGCAAAGACGATACTTATAAGGCAAAACGTAAGGAAAAGTTAGAGCGCATGGAATTTGAAGAAAATGCTACTAAGGGAAAGGACTAGTTCCTTTTCCTTTTTTTTGTAGAAAAAAATATTTGCCGCACACACTTATATATGGTATAATATTATTAAACCAAGAGAGAGGAAGATAAATGAACGAAGTCGATATACTGCGTAATAGCTCGCTTGTGCGCGAGAAACATCTTGCCAATGGAATCTCTTCTTTTAATTTCTCAAACAAGTGCTTTTTCAACCAAGCATGGGATGATATTAATGTTAAAGCACGCGGACTTTTTGTAAAAGATGATAATAAGGTTGTTGCACGTTCGTACAACAAGTTCTTCAATATTGGAGAGCGTCCTGAGACTGAAATGGCTAGCCTGCGCGAGAATCTTGTGTTCCCTGTGTGTGCATATGTCAAGTCTAACGGATTCCTTGCGATGATTTCTGCCGACCCGACCGAGGACGGTAAACTGTTCATCGCATCCAAGAGCACGAATGAAGGAGACTTCGCGGGATATATCCGTGACGTTCTTGACAAGACGTTGACCACTGCACAGCAGGAGGAATTCGCAGAATATCTGCACAAGAATGACTGCACTGCTGTCTTCGAGTGCATTGACAATATCCATGACCCGCATATCGTTGAGTATTCGCATCCTCACCTCGTGCTTTTGGACTTGGTGTACAATGATTTCAACTATAGCCATGCGGGGTACTATACACTTATTGACGTAGCTGGACATTTCGGATTCTATTTCAAGGTTCTTAGCAAAGTCATTACTAACTGGCAGGAGTTTGAAGCCTTTATTGACAAGTGGGCCGCACGTGCATACATCGAGGGCTTTGTCTTCGAGGATGCGAACGGTTTCATGGTGAAATATAAGACTCCTTGGTACAAGAACTGGAAGCAGGCTCGTGGAGTTTTACAGCAGGTTTGGACTGGACGCGACATTGATGCTATCAAGAACATCAAGACCAATCTTGCATTTGAACCTCGTCTCATGGACGCAATCCCTGAGTTTGTAGAAGAGTGCCGCGAGCAAGGTCGTGGAACTTGCCCCTCGGTTATCGAGTTGCGAAACTGGTTTGAAAATTAATCTTGACGATTGGCTATATCATATGCTATAATTATGGTATAGCCAAGAGAGAGGAAAAGATATGATGGCTTCTTACAACACTGCTATTCTGCACCTTGCAAATTATTATCTTGAGCATCGTGATGATGGTTCTGGGTATCATGTTGATGGTGCAATTGACATGATTCACATCATTTACGGCGTGCGCGTAGAGCGTATTTCCGCAGACATGTTCAAGATTGTCGACATTTTGATGGAGGACTAATAATGCTGAACATGGACAATTCTGTGGGCAATCCCATGATGCTTCTTGCTGCCGAGGAAGAGATGGAGCAGAAGGTAAATTATGTAATTCAGACAATTGAAACTGAATATGATGGGCACGCTTCTGCCGATATTGTTTATGATCTCTTGGATGATTATGAGAGCGAGACTTCTGACTTGCCACAATGGTTGTGGAATCGTTTGGCCGCATATCTTTAATGATTTTTAGGGTGATTGTCTCTTGACAATTGCCCTTTTTTGTTATATAATATAAAATAGGTTATTATGAAAGGATGATATATGATTAAATTGGCAATTCCATTTCAATTGAACGGCGAATTGAATGATAAAGTTAAAGAGTTTAACATTCTCTTTTACAAATCTCGCAATTCAATTGAAGACCTAATCGAATTTGTGCAGGAGTATGAGGATACCCGCATCAATCTAGAGTTCCCAGAAGGTATTCATATGCCTACTGTCAAGTCAATTAACAAAGTATCAGATAAGATTTATATTCGCGTAGCTCCAACAGATATTACAAAAGCCGCAGAGCTTAAAGAAAATTCATATAAGTTTTTTTTTAATCAAGATATGAAGGTTCCAACCTATTCCTGTCTTGAGTCTTTTATCAATTTAGGTGTATCTGATGTATATATTGCCGATGATTTATGTTATAATCTAAAGAATGTTCATGATATTTGTCAAGAGAATAATGTTCAAATGCGGCTAATTTTAAATCAGGTGCCGTCAATGACACTTGACCGTGGTATCAATCCAAAGGCTCCAATCTTTATGCCAAAAGATATGGATACTATCAATCCGTATTTTGATGTCTTTGAATTTGAATGCGGTTTGCCATATGATTGGGCAAAGTTTGATGTCTTATATCGTGCATGGTTCATTAATAAATATTGGCATGGTCAAATGAGTGAAATCAATGAAGATGTAGATATGGATTTTCATTGTGACACAATCCACCCAAGTTTCACTGCAAGCAAAATTAACTGCGAGCGTCGTTGCTGCAAGCGTCTATCAAACCATTGTAATAAATGTGAAGATTTCTTGTCTCTTGGCGAAGTCTTAAAAAAGAAGCAAATCCGTTTTACAAATTAACTAATTGGGCAAATGGTTATAATCTTTTGCCCATATTTTTTATATATTTTTAAGCAATCGTCTTGTCGTATAGGAATAGAAAGAGGAATTATCCGAATGAAATTCATTAAAAACAAAACGAAAGCATTGGCTATGTGCCTATCCGTAGTGGCACTCGCTGGCGTGACAAATGCTTTTTGTGTGAATGAAGCAGATGCAATCATCGTTAATGATGAAATTACAAATGCGGCAGTCCGCACAACTACACTTGATGCTATGATTCCATACAAGGAAGATGGGTACGATAACGCTCAGACATGGCTAGTGGATAAATGTAACATGAAAGACTCTCAGTTTGATGATGTTATATATATTATTCAGAATTACGGAGATTATCTTGAACAGAATGATATTTTAGAGATTCAAGATATTATGGAGAAGCAATCTGTTTGCGACACCATCACAGAGTTGAAGCAATATAAAGCTCGACTTGATGGCTGGAAACAGTACGGCGCAGATAAAAAACAGAAAGCGCTCCAAGAGAAGAAAGAAGCAGAAGAACGTGCGGCTCAAGAAGCTGCTGCATATGCGAGTTATCAAAGCCAATCATATAGCACACCAAGCTATTCACATGGCGCTTACTCATGGAATGGCTCTGCACGTGACTTTATCGTTTCTAAAGAAAGTGGCGGCAGCTATAGTGCCACAAATGGACGCTATTATGGCGCATATCAGCTTGATATTTCCTATTTGAATGGAGACTTGTCGCAGGAAAATCAAGACAGGGTTGCTGAACAATATGTGTCAAATAGATATGGTAGCTGGGAAAATGCGGCCGCACATTGGCAATCTCATGGGTGGTACTAAAATATTTTTAAGAAAATAGTTGACTTCTAGAAAAATATTTGTTATAATATTAACGAAGTTAAAGTAACAAAAGAATTAAAAGGAGAATGGTAAATGGCAGAATCTTATGGTTTAAACTTTAATCTAGCTATGACTACAAATGAGGATGGTGTTGTAGACCTAGGTGTACACGTAACCGATTCTGACGGTCTTGACCTAGATCACAAAGCCAGTGGCAAAGATGCTATGAAGGTTATTGATGAGCTAACTAGTACTCTTACGCGCGAGCTTTGGATTGTATCCGATGACCGCAAGCAGAAGAAGGATAAGGAACAGGCTAAAAAGATTAAGAAGGAGCGCGAAGAGCGTGCGGCTAAGCTAGCTAATCTCAAGTCTCAGGCTGAGAAAATCAAGAAGCAGATTGAGGAAATCGAAAAGGACACTAAGGATGCAAAGACTGTCCGCACAAGCCGTCCTTCCTATGAGTCTCTTCTTGACCAGGATTTTGCTCGTCTACTAAAGCTATTTAGTTAAAAAAAGTTCTTGCCAAGAGCTTTAAGAAGTTATATAATATAGTTAAAGAAAGAGAGGAAGGTATCATGGATTTGTTTGTCAAAGATAAATATTACAATATTGACTCGAAGCGCGACTTGGACGTTTGCTTGAAAGAGAACGGCTTCAATTATGATGAACTTGAGAATGTGATACTTTCCTATCATGCGGCAGATTATGCGCATGGCGTTGAAGGTCTAATTGGCGATGATTTATACGAGACACAGCACGCTATCAACTCTGAGTTGAGTGACTTGGAAAACGAGATTAAGAATCTTAATGGTCGTTCGTGCAAGAATAACACTCGTGCGGATATTGCGAATCGACTTAGTGATATTTACGCCAATCTTATGGACTTAAACCTTTCCTGCCAAGTATATGACAGGGATACGATGTAAGGAGCTTTTTATGGGACAAGACATTCATGTTTATCTTGCTCGCAAGACTAGCGAGTATCCACAGAAGAATGGATGCGAAGAGTATTATCCGGTAGAGTTATTTTCTAAGTATTACGATAACGACGATGATAATGTTGTGTATAGTTATGCCGAGCCATACAATGGCCGCAATTATGAGCTGTTTTCTTGGCTCATGGATGGCAATGGCCGCGTATATGTAGATGAATCTGCTTGTCCTATTGGCAAGTATTTCGCATATGATGACCTTGTGCCGCAAAAGATTCTCAAAGAATGGGAAGACTGGGAAGATGGTGGCGCATATGGATATAATGCGGTCATGCTCTCTGATATTATCAATCATTACAATATGATTAGTTCTACTAAGTATGCGATTGATGATATGCTTGGAAGTCATTCCTCTAACAATGAGCTTAAAGATAGTGTCGGTGATTTTATCGAAGATATTAAGCGTTATTGTAGCATTGAAGGAGCATATTATCTAACTCCGCAGGATATTCTTGTTGTCTATTGGTTTGACAACTAAAAAAAAAGTTCTTGACAGACTTTATATCAATATGATATAATATTTTTAGTTACAAAATAAAAGTTCTGGACAAAAAGTTATAATTTTTGTTGCGCAACTTTTATATTGTAATAGTGGTGTTAGAGCCTGCAAGATTTCTAGAGTATTGCAGGCTCATTTTTCTTTTTGGTAAAGCCAGCTTAGTATAACAGTAATACATCGCTCTTGTAAAGCGAAGCATAGGGGGCAGCACCCTAAGTTGGCTCCATTCATTATTTAAGTGGGTGATAAAATGTCTTATATTTATGTTATTGTAAATGATGTCAACAACAAAAAATATGTTGGAAAAACTAATTTTACAATTAAGAGAAGATTCGCCCAACATTTAAGCGACAGCAAAAAAGAACAAATACAAGGTAGACCTCTTTATAAAGCTATGAAAAAATATGGCGTAGAGCACTTTCATGCCTTTCAATTAGAAGAATGTTCGTCAGATGAAGTTGACGAAAAAGAAAAGTATTGGATAACAAAATTAGATACTTATCGCAATGGATACAATGCTACAATTGGTGGAGACGGTTGTTTATTTTATGATTATAAAAAAATAGCTGACATGTATTCACAAACACATGATACAATAAAAGTAGCAAAATATTTTCATTGTTGCGCTGATACTGTTCGACTTGCATGTAAACAATGTGGCATAGAAATGCTACGACCAAATACTCTTTGTAAAGAAAGATATTCTAAAAAAGTGCGACTGATAGAAAAAAATAAAATTTTTCAATCATTGCACGATGCGTCTCAATGGTTATTTGATAACAATTATACTACAAATAAATCTATACAAGGAATTTCAAGGCATATTAAGCAGGTTTGTGAAAATATTAACAAAACATCGTATGGTTTCCATTGGGAATATGTAGAAAGTTAGTGTTGTATTTTAGTAATATATATATTACTAAAATAGAGTGCTAATCTTAGACACTCTCCAAGTGATATAAGTAGAGCGAACTTTGAACTCGTCTGTGCTTATATCCCAAGTCAATTCAGCGGTTAGGGCAGTCGCTATATAAATTTGCCCACTTTTTGGCTCTTAGTTCAACAGTAGAACATATGACTCTGAATCATAAAATTTCTGGGCAGCACAGAAAGAGCCAGCCAAAATAATTAAAAAAATTACTTGACAAATACCAAGTAATTTTATATAATATAGTTAACAAATCGTGATGGTGAAGGTGCAGGTTCGACTCCTGCTGCTGTTCGACAAGGACGGCGTAGTTTCAATTGGTGAGAATAGCACCTAGCGATTGTGTTATATCAAATGCTTGGGGAGAGGTTATCGCTGCAAGGTAAATGTCTCCCGACTTCTATAATCTTTTGCAGGGATTATAGATTAAAGGGTTGGCGGCTTTCCCTAAAACCGCTCACGTGATTATATTATCTTGCTTGCAAGATTTTATATATGCCGTCTCTGTAGCCGTAGACAATGCGGGCCAGCGTATACTTGAAAAGAAACGCCTAGGGGAAGAGGAATCTGGTATATTTTGGTAGTTTTCAAACCTCGGCAGATGTGAAAACTACTATTTTAATTGCGGAGTGGTGAAAAGGTATCACAGTGGTTTCATATGTCACAGTTGGAAGTTCGACTCTTCCCTCTCGCGACCTCGTTATAAAAAAATTATTTGACAAACAGTTAAATAATTTGATATAATATATCTAGAAGAAAAGGGAAAAGGACAGTCAACAGTACCGTCAACAAACCAGTGACCCTGCGGCTTATTGCCAACACCCAAAAGTGTAATGCTCAGTACGCTGTTAGGTTTGACCATTTGTTTTCTTCTAGTGCAGTAAACCAAGAGAAAGGTAAGAAAGTATGGCACAGTCAATCGAGACGATGGAGCAGCGTTATCAGATGCTTATCAATCGTAAGGGTAAGAACTCAGAAAATGTAGGTATTATGCGCAAACTTCGCCGCAAGATTAACAAGGCAAAGCAGGGTGTCATTCTTTCCTAGTTAAGTTTATTTATTATGCGTGATGATGGTTCAGTTACTTCGTGAAGATTTTATGGTATGTTTAAATGCGGTACGCTGCATTTGTTAGTCTGACCCCAATTTTTCCGCATATTTTTCTTGACTTTTGGTTTATAATATTATATAATATATATAGACCAAGAGAGAAAGAGGTTTGTTATGAAGCAGTTCGTTATCTGTCGTGAAAAGACTTGCGGCATCTACTCTATTCGTGTCAACACTGATTGCTCAACTGTTCGTTTTGAGATTATCAAGGACTTCGATACGTTTGAAGAAGCCGATGAATATCTTCATAACATTCTTCTGTCCAAATAATTTTATCCAAAAGCAGAAAAGGAGCTTTGATGTCTTCGTATCCCTATAAGGATGAAGTATTGGCAACTAAATACGCTTATATTCCTGACGATGCGGCTAATGCTCCCGCTCGTAAAAAGAAAAAGACAGTGAAAAAGGCTAATCATAAGCACACTTATGATAAGAGTATTGTTATCAATTACTTTGATAAGTATGCTGGCACATGGACTTATGCCTATAGGAACGTTTGTACTATTTGCGGTCGTATCGGTGATTTTGTTGACAACGAGGGAATTATCAAAAAGACTTTCCCGCATGTCAAGCCTAGCTGGTTTGGTTTTGCTGTTTCTTTTGGATATAATGATGAATTTGCTGAATTTACTGAGTGGTCAAAGACTTGGTATCCTCTGATTATCTGGAAAGACTATCAGCCTTTGGATGACAAGTTTATTCCAGACGAGTTTTTTGATATGCTTGGGATTCAGAAACAAACCAATTAAAGATATATTAGTATGCCTTACCTTGGGTTGGTGGAACTGGTATACACACTATTCTCAAAAAATAGCGCCATAAGGCATTCGGGTCCGACTCCCGAACCCAAGACAAGGCATACTAAAATTTTAAATTATAATTGCCGCAGTATTCCTTTAAAGACGAGGGGAAGACTGTAAATCTTCTGTCTATGACTGGCTAGGAGCGTTACCTAGATGCGGCACCAATGTTTATTAAATGCGTGATTAAGATTCAGTTACTTCACATTAATTTTGGTACGTTAATATTATACACTGAATCTAACTTTTCCGCACACATTGATATTTTATAGGGACTCTCTTGAGTCCCTATTTTTTTGTTGACTATTGGCTATATATTATGTTATAATATATTTAAGAAATCGAAAGGAGATTCAATGAGCACCTTTATAGTAAGTGACACTCATTTTTCACATCAGAATATTATTAAGTTCTGTCCAGAGTCGCGTCCGTTTGATACGGTCGAAGAAATGAATGAAGCTATTGTCAAAAACTGGAATTCCATTGTATCTCCTGATGATACTGTCTATCATCTTGGCGATTGCTTTATGGGGCCGCTTGAGACTGTAGCTAAATATGGTTCTCGTCTCAATGGAAAGGTTCATGTGATTCCCGGCAATCATGATACCAAGAAGCGCATTGCTGAAATGGAAAAGCTCGGCTGGATTATTGAAAACAAGGTATCTTGTCTTGATTATAACGATGTCAGTTTCATTATGATTCACGAGCGTCCCGAGGAAATGCGTGGAGACAGCGCCAATGTCATTCTATACGGTCATGTTCATGATGCGGCTCCCAAGGGCCTTGTTGATTGGACATATCATGTAGGTGTTGACACTAATAATCTTACTCCTGTTAATATTCATGACATTTGGCTCGATGTCCAGCAGAAGAAGATTGAGCTTGGAGAGTAAAATGGAAGTCAAGCATAAGGTCCAGCGTATCTGCGGCAATTGCAGATTTTACAAAAATTGCAGTTGCTATCGTTTTCCTCCAAATGTAATTATTGACCCAACAGATTATAATGTTTATACTGTACATCCTTCTCCCCAAAGTGGGGACAGGTGCGGTGAATGGGCAATTCATCCTAAGTTGGAGTCGAAATATGAGTGAAATGTGTAGTATGCACCTTAATAAAATGACTGCTATGATTTTGGATTTCATTGTATATCTTAGTCAGCAGAAAGATATTGAGAAGATTGTCGATGAACTTAAAAATGTTGACCGTGCTGTTTTCTATGAGCTTGTTGTCAATGCTATGGAAAAGAATCCTTCTCATACTAGCACTTATTGTGCTGAACAGTTATGGAACATGGCTCCACTTACATCTTTAGCTCTCTTGGATTGGCTTAATAATTTTAACGAATTTTATGTCTAATTTTTTCTTGACTTTTGGTTAAAAGATATGCTATAATATAGTTAAAGAAACCAAGAGAAAGAAGAAATAATGGTTGAAGCGACTAATATATGCGGTAATTGCAAATATTATGAGTCTACAGGTATTTGGTATTTAGGCATTTGCCGCAAGCATTTAATTGATGACGAACCTGACAAGGTATGCGTTAATGATTGGATGTGCAATGATGGAGAGTATGACGAAGAGGAATACAATGGAGATTAGTAAATCTGACCGTGACACATACCTTGACCTGCTTTATGATATGTACGATGCCGACTTGGTTGATGTTGCTTTAGAGACTCTTGGCGAGAATGAGCTGCTTGATGGCATTCCTGCTATGCTTAAAGACTATTATTTTGACGAAGATTACTAAATGAAAGTAGCGGTTATGAATTTTAAGACTTTTGAAGGAAATTCTGGCGATGTATGGAAGTATGTCTTTACGAAAGAAGATATGGTCGCCGAAGCGGTTTTATATAAATATAATAGTTACTACAATAGAACTGTAATTTGTTGCAGCGTTATGAGTGGTTGTCCTGTTGGATGTCTCTTTTGCGGCACAGGTTCTAAGTTTGTTAGGAATCTTACTGCTGATGAAATTGTAGACCAGATTGTAACTGTTTTAACTGATAAAGGTTTAATTAATGACATTAACGAAAAGTGTAAAAAATTACAGTTTATGTTTATGAGCATGGGCGAGCCTATGTTAAATTGGGCAGAAGTTGAAAAAGCAATTATCAATCTTCATAAAAAGTTTAGTAATGCTCAGTTACTACTTTCGACTATTGGATGCGATAATGATGAAACTTTTGCAAAGATGATTGCTCTATCTAAGAAGATAGATAAAATCGGTTTGCAATTTTCTATTCATAAGTCCAATGACGCAGAGCGGAATGTGTTAATTCCATTCAAGAAGAAAATGAATCTTCAAAAAATTAGGGATGCTGGAACTGTTTGGTGGAAAGAAACCGGTAGGCATCCATTCTTAAACTACTGCATTGATGGAACGAATAATGAAGATAAGAACTTTAAAGAACTTACAGACTTGTTTTCTCCTGTAATCTTTAATTTTACTTTTAGTGTAGTTTGCGCATCTGATGAAACCATGAAAGATGCTGCGTTTAGGAACTTAGATGTTATTAAGAAGTTTCAGGATAAGTTCTTAGAAAAGGGTTATAATGTAAGGACATTTGACCCAGCTGGTCAAGATGATATTGGTGGTGGGTGCGGCCAGCTTTGGTATGTTCAGAAGTGGCTAAAGTCTCACCAATAGTTTAAAAGTAGTTACAGTAATGCGAAATTCGTACAACGGTTAGGACATCCTGCTTATAACGGGAAGACGAAAGTTCAACTCTTTCATTTCGTACCTCTAACTTTTTCCTTGACAATTGCATATAAATATTGTATAATTAACCTATAATCTAGTACACTCTGGTGTAGTTCAGCTGGTAGAACGCTTGACCGTTAATCAAGATGTCGCAGGTTCGACCCCTGCCGCCAGAGCGTGCTAGATTGCATATGGCTCGTTAACTCAATTGGTAGAGTAGCAGACTTTTAATCTGACGGTTCTGAGTTCGAGACTCAGGCGAGCCACCATTTTAATTAAAAAATTACTTGACAAATACTAAGTAATTTTATATAATATAGTTAACAAATCGAGCATAGAGCAGATGTGGGTTCGACTCCAACCTTCGCGTGATAGACGCGAAGTAGTTTAAAATTGGTTAAATACGGCTCTTACGTTCGACTAGTTATATAGGAAATATAGGAAATAGCTTAACCCTATATTTTCAAACTTCTAAAGCCTAGCTAGCTTTAGATTAAAAGGTTCGTAATTATCCTTAAAATTACCACTAGTGAGTAGCGTGTTAGTAGTTTAACTGGCAAAATTGCAAGGTGACGTTCTTGAGATTGGAGTTCGAATCTCCACTAGCGCACGAAAATTTCTCTATGGTGTAATTGGCAGCACAACGGATTTTGGTTCCGTTAGTTTATGTTCGAGTCATAATAGAGAAGCCAACATGTCCATGTAGCTCAGTAGGTAGAGCAGCAGACTGAAAATCTGCGTGTCGGTAGTTCAATTCTACCCATGGACACCTTATATGGGTCGTTAGCTTAGTTGGCTAAAGCAGTGGACTCTTAATCCGAAGACCTTGGGTTCAAATCCCAGACGACCCACCTTTAGTTTTATTCGGCAGTGTAGCTTAGATGGTTAGAGCGCACGGCTCATACCCGTGAGGTCATTAGTTCAAATCTAATCACTGTCACCTTATATGCGGCGTTGGTGTAATGTTAGCATACAGGCCTTCCAAGCCCTTGGTGAGAGTTAGAATCTCTTACGCCGCTCCTACCTGTTTAAAACAGCATTAGATACAGAATAATGATAACTCGCAGCGCTTCCTTATAGCGAAACTTGACAGAGAGAGGTCTGATGCTGTTTATATGGGGCAGACAACTAACGGGGAGTTAGGTCTGACTGCTAATCAGAACGTACTTGTTCATCAAGTATTGGCTTCGAATGCCAGTTGCCCCGCCATATAATACCTGCCCCTATTGGCAGTGGTTTTTAAGATTTTCCCGAAAAAAATCTTTTGCGGTAGAATAGGCAACGCCGCACAGCTATTCGAGAGGATAGCGAGCCTTCTCGCTAGGAGATAAGCGAGTGCTTTCACGGAGTAATTGGTGAGCTGAAACACCGTAAAAACAGACCCTCTGGATGCGCCGTGAATACGCATCCTGCTTTGGCTAATCAACTAGTCCAGCGACTAGGCCCGCCTAGAAAGCGGTGCGTTCCCGAGAGGGAATGGAGGGCAGCACTTCGGTTAGCCGCCATAAGGAAGTGGAATCGAACCAGCGTTCGGACTCGCCTCGAAAGCGATGTGTTCCTTAACAGGGAATCTGGAGCGTCACCAGTCACTTCCTCCACACATTATGTAGGGTAACTTCTATAAAAGAAGTTGCCCTATTTTTTTATTGACATACAGCAATTCAAAATGATATAATATATTTAAAGAAAAGCCAAAAGAAAGGTTATCTCATGAGCAACACCGATGATATGCTTTATGAACAGTGTAAGTGTATTTCAGAAGAACTTGATGAACTTGTAGACAAATATAATAATTCTGATGACTGCGATGAATTCATAGAATATTTTGACGATAACTATGGAATTGACTATATATGGCGTATGGGTGTAGGTCTTATAGGTGTGCGCGTTCTTGTTGCTTTTGGTGGTCCCAATATCTATATTGATACTTTTGACGGCGTTGTCCGTGGATACTGGGGCGGCACGCAATCCTATCCTTTGAATTATAATGTAGTTGATACTATCAATGACTATTTTGAGGATTATGCGGCAGAAAATATTTATTTTGATAGTCATCGTAATTAATATCTTGATTATTGGCTTTATATTTAGTATAATATATTTAAAGAAAAGCTAAGAGAAAGAATATAAAATGCCTACTTTCATTTGTACTGTGTGTCAAAATAGAATTAAAGAGCATGGCAGCAATGTCGATTGTGGATATTACAACGATACTCGTCAGATGATTGAAGACACGACAAAGTTATATGATAAAAGTTTTCTTTGTCCGCATTTTTGTCACGTTAGGTATCACAATATAAGTGTATGTAAATCAAAGAAAAAATACACTAACAGATATGATGCGTTATGTGCGGCTAAGACAATATTCGTCAATAGCTCAAAAACCTTACGTCCATATAAGTGTAAGGTGTGTAAGTTTTGGCATTTAACACATCAGTGTAATAGCAATTATAATCCAGAAAAAGAGTACGATAAAGCTAGACAAGCAAACCGCTTGTATGATTAGGAGATAAATATGGCTAACCTTTATATTCTTGCAGGTGTCCCAGGCTGCGGCAAGTCGTTTTGGGCGCATGAGCATTATGCCGAGCTTGATGCCAAGATTGTTTCGCGTGATTATATCCGCTTTAAATATATGGCAAACGACCCTGATTTTCTTCCTTCTATGGATTACTTTAAGTATGAGAGTGACGTTATTAAGGATTTCTATAGTCAGATTAACGACAATCTTTACAATGATATTAATGTTATTGCAGATGCTACTCATATCTCTTGGAAGTCGCTTCGCAAGACCGTTGAGAATTGCGGCAAGAACGCCGATAAGATTATTCTTGTATACTTCAATCGTGGCCTTGACATTGCTTTGCCGCAGAATGCTAAGCGCGGAGGTGTTGAGCGTGTACCCGAGGATGTTATCAAGCGCATGTGGGCTGGACGCTATATGCCTGCTCGTGCTAAGGCCAAAGGTCTTGTAGACGAGTATATGATTGTGTAAATTAAATAAAGTATGGGAGATTATAAATGACAACTAAAATCAAGCTACCAAAGGATGCTGAAGGCCGAGAGGTTCCATTAGATACAGAAATATTATATGATACAAATGGTAAAAAAGTAAACATCACTAGGTTTACTTTTAATTATAATGTTTATATCCATTGGGCGAATTGGGAAGTATTCAGTCCAGATGATGGAATATTACCTGTAAGTGTATTATATCTAATTCCACCACAAGGCGATAATTGGAATAAATTGTTTGATGATTTAAACAGAGCCAAAACTGTTAAAAACGATAAAGCATTTTGTTCGGTAGCGTGTGCTTATATGAATAAAAGCAAGGATGAATGTAACGATTGCGATTTTTTTTGTGATTATAAAGACTGTGATGTTCAAATGATAGAGAATATTGTATCTCGCATCACTAATCTAAGGAGTGAGAACTAATGGCAAAAGTTGAATTACCAAAGGATGCGGAAGGTCATGAGATTCCGTTAGATACAGAGACGCTATATGACGAGTATGGGGAATCACACCGTGTTGATAACTTTGCCTATTTTCCTAAGTTTGCAAATACAGATAATGAGTGGGTAGTTGAGTTTGATGGTGTGAATAATGTCAGAATGTTCGCTTCGCAGATGTATCTTATTCAACCTGATAGCTGGAAGAAACTGGAAGAGGACTTGAATAACGGAATATCTGGCGCGTCTCCATGTTGCGCTTATGCGGGCAGTAAAACCTGTTCGTGCGATAAGTGCTGTTTTAAAAGCGCACGTTACTGCACGCGCAGAGTATTCACCGACATTCGTAATCGCATTCGCAAGCTGAGAGATGAAGGTTAATGACTCGATAGTGAGTTTATTAATCATAATTATGGAAAAAGATACTATATATGTCTTTAAGCAAATTTTAGATATTATCCAAAAGCAAGAAGCATCCAATTCATCTATTGGCTTTGAATATTGCGTATATGAAATGCCACAAAAAGAATGTGAAGATATATGTATAATCTTGCAGAAACTTGGGTATAATGCAATTATAAGACATAGACTCGGTAGTGAGTCTACAATTACAGTAATGAAAGAGTAGATATGTGTACATTTGATTATCCAGAACATTATAATTATCTTACAAAAGACCAGCAAGAGAGCGTTCTAAGCTGGTTCAATACAACAAAAGACATTGAGCGCAGTATTATTAGCACTTCTGTAAAGAGTAAGTCTGAACGTGAACTAAAGGCTTTCTCTGAAAACCGTGAACGTTATGAGACGCAACTTCGCGGAGCACAGTCAATTTTGCGTTCCATGGGCGTCTTTGTTGAATACAATTGGCCGGGCCATGAGCACGAGTATTTTTTAGCTACTGCGGCAGATGCTGAGCGTTATCGTAAGGAGCATGAGTAATGGCCGCATGTATTCATGGAGATGTATGCCGTGCATGGATGCGGCAGACAGGCAGTATCGCACCATTGCGTGCGTCTTGTCCTAATTGTCCTTGGTTTGAGCCTAAGTATCACCCTTGTGATACTTGGTTTAATAGAGATTGTATGCGCGATTGGCAAGGTCGGCCTGTTGTAACTTGTCGCGCAATGATTTAGAAAGGTATTTTATGATTGCTAATGATGCCCGCACGATGGTGTATGATACAATTTATAAAAATGAGTGCGATATTCCCCAAGAGTTAGAAGATAAAATTAATGAAGAGATTATTGCTGCGGCAGAGCGTATGCAGTTCCGTTGCAAGGTAGAGCTTTTCAAGAGCGATGATGAATGTGCGAAAAATGTAGAATATCGCCGCAATATCATCATCTATTATCATTCTCTTGGCTATAATTGCTATATTACCCCTGATAATGGTTATTTTGTTCTAGTAGTGGAGTGGTAAATATGTTTTTTGTTATGATGGACTGGTTTGAAGATGGTGTTGATTCCTATCGTGGAATGAAGGTAATTCCTATTCTAGATAGTGATGCAGATATTGCACTTTTCCTCGCACATGATATTGCCTACAATATGGACGCTTGGAAAGAGTATGAGAAGCCGCACGATGTATATGTATTCCATAATGATAACGGTATCTTCGATGAAGAAGATAACTTTGTATGTTCTTACTTAGATTGCGATAAATTCACCAAATGCGGCGAACGCAAGTTTAATGGACGAATTCCTAAGTACTAATGGTAGGGCTAGAAATAGCCCTATTTTTTTCTTGTAGTAAGCCATATAAAATGATATAATATATTTAAGAAATGAAACAGAAAGGAATTTATATGGCTTCTGAGTTTGGTTTTCGCCCATGCAAGATTGAAGATTTGAAAGGACAACCAAAAGTCCAAAAGATGCTGCAAATCTATATTAAAGCAGCGCAGATTAAGAAGGAATCTTTCCCGCATACGATTATCACAGGCCAGTCTGGTTGCGGTAAGACCGCTACGGCTAATGTAATCGCACATGAGCTTGGATATGGATTTAAGGCTTTTTCTGGCCCTGCGATTAATGATAAAAAGGTAATTGACGAGATTCTTCTTAATCTTAAAGAGAATGACGTGCTCTTTATCGACGAAATTCATAGAATTAGCCAAAGATTGCAAGAGTCTCTATATTTTGCAATGGAGCAGTTCCAAGCAGATGTTGTAGTGGACGGAGTGGCGACAAGGGTGAGCTTGCCGCATTTTACTCTTATTGCCGCAACTAATCTTTATGGTGGTCTTAACGATGCGCTTTTGAACCGTTTCCCTATTCAAATTAAATTAGCCGCATATTCTAAAGCTGATATGGCATCTATCGTAGAGAAGATTTGTCAAGAGAAGAAAATTAAGATTGATGAAGAGAGTGTCTATAAGATTGCGGCAACTACTCGCGGTATTCCACGCAATGCCAACTCTTATGTAGCCCGTGTATATGATTTTGCATTGGTTATGAATGATGGTGTAATCAATCCTGAAATTGTTGATGAAGCCCTATATGTGATGGGAATTAATAAGTTTGGTCTTAATCAAGATGATATGGATTATATGAATTTCCTTAACAGTAATACTCGTGCTGTAGGTGTAGATACAATCTGTCTTACTCTTGGTATGGATAAAGATACGGTTCAGACAAAGATTGAGCCTTATCTGTTATCTAAGTGTTATATTCAAAAGCAGCCGCGCGGTCGTGTTATCACCGATTTAGGCCGTTCAATGATGGAAGAGTGTGAATAATGGACGCAGAAGCTATTCAAGAGATTGCAAATCAACTTGGAATTACGGTTGATGCAGTTACCAAAGAAGTGATTCCAGCCTTTGCACAGTTTGAAATAGGACATAATGCCTTCGGAGTTATTCTGTTTGGATGCTTGTTTACTTTAACTTTAACTCTAACGATATTTTTTATGAAAAAGGGCATAATTGAAAAAAGAAATGGTGATTTAAATCAAAACTACGATTCAAGTCTTTATTTTATAATTGGTACTATCGCTGGGTTTTGTGCAACAATATTTTTCGTTTTTTTGGTTATTGCAATTGAATCTACTACTCTTTGGATATATTCTCCTTATGGTTCTTTTATTTATTATATTCTTAACTAGTCAGAAAGAGTGTGAACAATGAATACAGAAGTTATTAAAGAAATTGCAAATCAACTTGGAATTGCTGTAAGTGCTGTCACGAAAGACGTGATTCCCGCATATGCTTCATATGTGATTGCGACACAAGCTAGTAAAGTTATCATCTTTGCCGTTCTTGCTATTGCTCTTTCGGTTGTAGCTCGATTTTGTATGGCTAAAAGTAAGGAATATTCTGGCTGGGAGAAATTATCGCTAACAAAGTATCAAGAAAGTGATATAATGAATAAATATGAAGTTCTCGAAACTACAAGATACGTCTGCGATGGCCTAAGTGCAGTTTTCGCGGGTATTGCGGTTGCAGAATTTGCCATTATTATCCCTTGGATTATCTCGCCTTATGGCGCTTTTGTACATCTTCTGATGCCGCATTAAAAAATTCTTGCGTTTCGCTATATATTATTATATAATATATATAGACCAAGAGGGAAAGGAAATTACATGATTGGCTCCATGGTTCTTTATAAGGCTCTGTACGGCGATGTATATGGCGTAGTCATTGATGTTCTTCTATTCTGCGATAGCCTTGTTATTGTTGATGAAGACGGTGTGTTCCATACCGCCAAGCGTGAAGATGTCTACTATCTCTAAGGAGTTTAACATGTGCAAGTATTGTAATTTCAAGATGAAGGCCATTTGGGGCAATAGCATCGACTGCACTGATTATGACAGCGCCTGTTCCGACGTTGGTATATATATTCATTACTCTTACGTAGATAAAACCCACTATCTCATTGGTGAGTATTACGATAATGGCATTGATAAGTTCGGTCTGTCGCATGAGATTAAATATTGTCCTTTCTGTGGTCGCAAGCTCTAAGGAGATTTAATGAATTGCAACCTTATCTCTAACATTTTGTCGGCTTTGGATACTATTGCATATAATGAGGGTTGGCTGATTGGTGAGTATAATGGCGAGACGCGCAGCACTTTTTACTATCGTGGTATCAAGTTCACAGTGGTAGGTCGTAAACAAGTACCTGTCTATTTCGATATTTATTGTGAATATCAAAATGGAAAGGATGTGACCTATAGCAAGATTGGCCGCACATATCTAGGTGAGAAGGGCGTGATGGGAGAAAGTCCAGTGCAGAACTTCGCAGTTATGCTCTTCTGTGATATGGTAAAGGAATCGAAAATTCTTATTATTTTCTAGTTGACCTACGTTCTTTGATATTATATAATATTATTAAAGAAAGCCAAGAGAAAGAAGAAAGATATGCGTTACATTGTCGAATGTGAACTTAATCGTTTTCAAGCATGGTCTGGCGGCAAGACTTGGTTGAAAGAGTTGATTAACCATCCAAAGGCTTACGATTATATCGTTGACCTGATTGAACTCAAAGATTTGTGTTATGACGGCGAGCTTAGTACTGAGACTGATATTAACGATTATCTTTGGTTCTATATGAAATACGACTTGGAAGAAGCCGGATTCCTCAATGAAGACCATGAGTGGATTGAAGACGATGACGGAGAGGAAGAGGACGAAAATGATTAAGCTGTCTGTTGGAGATTATGTCACCTATACTGGTCCTGCTGGTATTGTAAGTGTTGTTAAGATTCTGCACTTCAATAGCAACGGAACAGTCCTCGTCAAGTATCTGAATGGCTCTACCGTTTACGTGCCAGAGAACAAGTTGTCTCTATATTAATTGTAAACAGGGGCTTACGCCCCTGTTTTTATTTTCCAAGAGAGGAAAGAAAATGAAGAGCGCCAAGGTTTTGTTTGATACCATTTATGGCAAATGTAGCAATGGCGATATGTATAGTTGGAAAGCATGTAAGCCCAAAGAGCATGATAATGTGGTATCATTTGATGTACGGCAAAGGTAGACAATCAGCTTCTTTGCTCTTGCGCCATAAGTTGTTTTGAAGAGTATACATATTATAGTCATGATTATCCTATTGGTCGTGTACACTTCTTGTTTTATGATGGCTGTGATGCATTAGAGCTAAATGTGTCAGATTATAAATGCGAGGTCGGTAGCATCTATATGAATGACATTATCGACATGGCAATTAAGATGCTCTACCGATAATTTTATACTTGCGGCTAGTCTTATATTATTATATAATATATATAAAGAAAGACAAGGAAGGGATAAAACATGACCCAGAGCAGCAAGAAGTTTAAGCAGACTGTCAAGCAGGTTTTCGCCAACGTCAACCATGCAATGCGCATGTGCCATGAGGATGTGGCAATCGCAAGCATGAACGAGCAGACTTATACTTATTCTTTTTGTGATAAGCATGTGACTGTTACGGCTTATGTTAACTATAAGGGCTTTGAATATGCGCCGCTATTCGTTATTGCCGCACTCGGCAGTAACGATGTTAAGGAATTGACAGTATATAGTGCAGGTTATATGGAGTGTGCATATGTCTATGCCGCCATTTGCCAAACGTTGGGAGTGTAAGATGAATAAGTTTATGAATCAGCTTATCCACGATTTTATGTATGATAATGTTGTCAAGTACTCTTGGCATATCTTGAATATCATGAAGAAGGAAGAGGATAAACTTTATGTTCGAGTCGCTTCTGATATTTCTGATAAAACTGCTGATTGTAATATTCACATCTATCCTAACGGTGGTAGTTTGGACGATAGCGATTCTGCTGCTTACAATTTTGTGCTATGTTTTCGAGACAGTGAAGGATATAATGCTGGTACTGTTGTGGGAGTTCTAGAGAAAGTAGCGGATGCCGCACATGTTCTTGATTGTCTATTGGCCGCAAACGATTTTGATAAGGATTAGCAATGAGTTATTACTTGACCGATGAAATTGTCAAGAGTTTGACTGAATATGCCGCGCATGTGGAGCAGGCATATCACGAGCGTCCTCTTTGTCATTTTGATTGGAAGCCCGTACGTATTTCTGTAAATGAACTTAATCCAAGCAAAGTGTTTTTCAGTATGGTTTGGCTTGATGATGAATCACTTAAAGGTTGCGTATCCGTTGATGATTTAATAATTACTGACCATAATTTGGAAACGCAACACAAGCTAAATTTTTCGATTTGGGAGTATAATCGTCATATGGGTAATTCAACTGCAAAGTTCGTTATTCCGTATCATGGCGGCAATGACTGGGATTCTATTGGTCAATACGTTTATAGCTTTGTAGATGAAGTTGATACTTTAATGCGTTGTTATTAGGAGAGCTATGAATGATTCAAATGCTTTAAATATTCTAGAGAAAATCTACAATGCTATTAAAAAACATAGTCTTGATAGGACTCAATGTTGGACGGTTGGTCATGTAAAGTTTTACAAAAATCGTCTTATTTCGTATTGTACTTTTGATATTCTTGCCAGCTATAACCAAGAATCTTTTGGTCAGTGTAGCATCACTCTAGTCAATACAGAAACTTCTTTTGATTGTTTGACTGTTTCATTTAAGGCATATAAGGAAAGTGTCTATGGAACTGGCAACGTGTATCCTAAAGTTACTTTGCCACTAAGTCGATATGAAGTCACTGACGATGTTTTGGGACGTTATTTTTATCGTTTGATACATAATTTATATGCTTTGGCTGTTTTTTATTAGGAGAAAAAGCGTGAATATTTTTAAAGAAATCTACAATGCCTTAAAAGTCTATTGTTTTAATACAAACAGCGCGTGTTGGGAAGTTGGCGTTATTAAGTTTTATAAAGATGAAGCTGATAATCTTGATACGTCCTGCTCTTTTGAAATTATGTCTAAATATGACAAAGAACCATTGGGATATTGTAGTATTTTTTTGACTACAAAACCAATGGAAGGCAGCCTTGTTGTTGTATTTAATACTTATAAAGTAAACACGAATGATGCTGTATATCCAAGTATTACTTTGCCGCCAAGTCGTTGTGAGTATGATAATGATATACTTGGACATTATTTTTATCTTTTAGTTGACCAGCTATATCATATGACTGCTTTTTAAACCGCACGCTTAAAATTTTTCTTGCAGATGGTGAAATAATAGTATATAATATAAATATACCAAGAGGGAAAGGAAAGTATATGAAGCGCAATGATTACGTACAATATCTTAACCCCTATACTCGCAAGTTCATTATCTGCCAGGTTGAAGAGATTTATGGCGATGGCCATGTTCTTCTATATGCGGTCGATACGAATGAAGCATTTCTGGTCAACACTTGGGAACTTTTGTCTTATTAAGGAGTAATTTATGATTTCACCATATGAAGTTAAAGATAGACAGCACAATAAAGGTTATAATGACCCCTTTGAGCTTAAAATCGATAAAGGACTAACATATAGCTCCGCAACTGATTCTTGCGATGTTACTTTTCTCTTTTCAGATGTTTCTAATGATAAGATAGAAACTTTGACAAAATATATAGATAACGGTTACAAAGTTACTATTAAGCCGGAACTTTATAAAAATGAAATGAAAATCAGCATCACTATTTCCTATAAGTTTTAACAAATAATTTTTCTATTAAGGAGTCAACAATGATTACACCAAACAAAGTAAAAAGAAAGTCTATTCAAAACTCCGACCCTGAGAATTATTCTCATACTCTTGAAGTGAGGATTGATGACGCTCTTAGGTATGACCCATGCAAGAATCGTGTGCATTGTGACCTTGCTCTTCATTGTCTTACCACTTACAGCATTAATACTCTTTTTAAATATATTGACGCTGGATATGATGTTATGATTAGCAATGAATCTAATGAGAATAATGATATAACATTGACTATTTATCACTATTTCAATAATAGGGATAATTAATGATTCAGCCTTTGGAGTTTAAACGCGAGTATCTTCATAATAATTCGCACTCAGAGATAGATGTTGGTCTTGAAACCATGATTGATGCGGCTCTCAAATATGACCCTTTCAGCAATGTCACTTATTGTACTTTATTTCGTCCTGCCTTGAATGGTTGTGATATGAAAGTCCTTGCCAAGTATGCTGAAGCTGGATATAGCATTGCAATTCAAACTGCGCATCATTGTGATGATACCGATGATGTAGAAGTGACCGTTTGTTATTATTATTAGAGGTAATATGAATATTTTGACCCATTGCGAAACCAATGTCTTTTTTAAATATTTCCTTAAAAAGACAATTTTTATGCCGCCGACTCAATTTCAGTGGTTTTCAGTCTACGAAGGTTGCGACAAACATATTATCAAAGACATTAATAAAGCGATTGATTTATTAAATAAATATCATTTTTTCGCATATTGTCGCATTAGGCCCACAAGACCCTTTTGGGAACGTTGCAATGTTATTGTCGTTGTGTGCGTTCCAGCATACCGTGCAAAGTGGTGGCAAGATTGCGGTCAAGTACTTTATCAACGGTTATTTTATCCTATTATTCGTCATTAGTCTAAAAAAGTTTTTGCATCCTGCATGAAATTGTTATATAATATAATTAAAGGAACCAAGAGAAAGAAGTTTTCTATGTGCAAGTATTGTGAATATAGTGGCAATGTTAAGTTTGGCGCCAATATGCTTGATGATAGCTATAGCGAGGGTGAGGGCTATTCCATCACTATTTGCGATGTTTACAAAAATCCGCAGCGCAAATTCATTTGCATTGACGATGAATGCGGTGAATCTGCCGCAAGCTCGATTGACATTAACTTTTGTCCCATCTGCGGTAGGAAGTTGTAATAAGTCAATAGAGTAAAAAAAATACTTGCGATTTGCTTTTCATTATTATATAATATAATTAAAGAAAAGCAAAGAAGAAAGGTTTTCCAATATGGCTAAGTACATGAAGGCTAACATCATCTTCAACAAGTTCTATGAGAGCGATGGTCGCTTCTGCGGCATCGAGTATACTGAGTGCATGTTCAAGAGCCTTGAACAGCTTAACCGCATCATGGCCGAGGTTGCCGCTAAGAACCTTCGTGAGCATCATCTTGTCTATGAGGGATATGTTGGCAGCATTGAGAACCTTTAATCTGGTATATTAGTTATCCAAGAGAGGAATTAGAATGGGTTGGATTTATTTTTCTTTCAAGAACATGGTCGAGGATGATGCCAAGAACTTTATCGTTGCCAACTTCGAGAACGGCACATATAACGCCGATACCGATTGGGAAGAAGTCCGCGATGATATGTTTACTTCTGATGAAGTGTGCGGCAATGCTTCATTTGCGGGGCATCCTGATTGTTTTCTCGTGACATATGAATCTGACAGTGAGAAAATTGCGAATATGTTCGTTGACAAAGAGATTCGTAAACTTCTTGAAGACGATTATGGCAGGGAGGTTCCTTGGTATGAATTTGTTGGTCACGGACAGGATGGAATTACCAAGCTCGATGCTTGGATTCGTACCGCTATGCTTGGACAACTGAACGATGACCTTTATAAGTATTTCGAGCAGGTCCAGAAGGACTTTGGTAAGGAGAACTAATATGGATACACTTGATGTTGGTATAGGCGTAGAGAAATGCTGCGATTTTGATAGTTCATTTTATAGGAGCAATATTGTGACTAATTCAGATGTTAAGACAGCTGAGTGCGCAAAGGCCGCACATCAGCTTGCGTCTTTAAATGCCAAGTTCCTTGCCAAGTTTAATTATGCGACTGATTATGCAGGCAATATTATGGATATGGAACTTGATGATGATTTGCTTGAATTCCTCTATCCTGCACTTATCGAGGGCTATGAGAAGCTAACTAAGAAAAAGCAAAAGCATGAGGAAGAGATTAGCCGCAAATTTAATCAAGATTCTGTTAATATGATTAAGCGCGTCAAGTATGATAAGCCTTGGACTATCGTATGGTGGGCAGATGGCGATGTGACACGCTCTAAGTGCGCACATACGGATGTGTGGAGTGAGGCCGCAGGCTTCAACGCTTGCGTAGCCAAGCATTGTTTTCAGACCACTGGCGCATATAATAAGGTCTTGAAGACTTATTGTAATGACGATAACCGCGATAACGCCACCCTCGATTATCAGACTGGCTACGATGCTGGTTATGCAGATGGTCATGAGGATGGTTATGACACGGGTTATGACGATTGCAATGCGCAGTATGACGATTAGAATTTGCCGCATGGGGAGAATTGGTTGATTCCATTCTTCCCCTTTTTCTATTGGAGGTTATATGGATTATATCTATAAGGATATTTTAGACGCTCTTAATACTACCGATGATACAGATAGTATTGCTGATTACGTCAATAAGATTGAAAGCGGCAGTGGTGAGACTTTCTATGATTGGCTCGGTAACGTAATTGACGTATGGGACGATGAAGATTATGATTAATGAAGTGTTAGGAGTTGTCTGTCTTATTTGTACAATCGTTGGAGTATGCGCTGTCCTGTCTTTTATACTTTCCTGCTGGGGACATGATAATGACACTGGTGACATTGATTGGTAGTTCTCCTATGAGCCTACTTATCTTCATTATCCTGTGTGTTATTGGCTTTGTCGCAGGTATTCTTATGATTCTATATGCGGCTAAAGAGACTGTGTTTCTTGTGCGTGAGGTAATCCAAGAGAAGAAAGAATAAGGCCATTAGCCGCATAAGATTTTCTTGCAGTCTGTCTAATAATGTTATATAATATTATTAAAGAAAGGCAAGGAAAGGATTTCAAATGACCAACAAGTATGATAACCTTCGTCTTAATGTTATTCTTGACCGTATTAAGGATAAAAATATTCTTACAAAGACTGCTGATGTTATTTGTCGTATGCGTGAAAATGTAGACTGTCCTAATTTTTTCTATGTTCCTGCTGACTGTATGAGTGATATGGACTATGTGATTGCGGCCATCAATTATATTATCGTATCTTTTGGCTATAAGGCACATTGGGATTGTCTTAGCTATGCCAAAGTTGGCGGCAAGTATTGTATTCATCTGTTTCTTGAGGAAATTGACCTATAAAAAGTTCTTGCGGGCTGCTCTATAATATTATATAATATATATAGAGAAAGGGAGAGGACAAGATAAAGTCTTCCAAGAGAAGGAGAAAGTATATGACCAAGGTTGAGACGATTCTTGCGCAGGTTGACGGTCTTCTGGATGCGGCATATGAGGTTGTCAATGGCCGCAAGCTCTGGAAGGAAGTTACTCCTTTGGTGAATATTGCCGCCGACATGCTTCTCGAAGAGCGTAAGGATTATTATTCTGGCTGCGCCTATTGGGTTTCTTGCTATGGTACTGAAAAGGAAATGCTCGATGCTAAGAATACCCTTGAGGGCCTTGGCCTGTGCGTCTGTGATTACTACTGGCATGATGCTGACGAGTATGATATTGCTGGTGGTCATTTGAGCGTCTATTGGACTGTCAACGATTGGGATTAGGAGCGCATATGCTATTGAGCAATGAAAAGTATGCAAAGAAAAATGTTTATTGGACTTTGGACTTCGTGCTATCTGCGAATTATTATATTTATCAGTGTGCTGCAAAGCAAGTTGAGATTCTTGCTGCCAATAAGGATACATGCAATGATACTGAGCTGCCTACTATGTATGACCTGATTGATGATGCTTTGGCTACTGGCGCAGACGAAGAGGGCGAGTGTTACAATTGTTGGGGTGTGACTGACAATTATAATACGGATTTTGCTTTTGGTTGTATAATCGCTGAAGAAGGTGGTAAGACTATTCTTGAGAGTATTGACTGGATTGATGGAGTGTCTGATAGGTTATAATATGTATCCGATATGAATAGACAGCAGAAGCAAAGATGATGGGCCAATGATTGACTGGCAGTTTAAAATTATGGATTATGTGTATGATATGCTTGAAAGCCTGCCATATGGGACTGCCGCCATTATCAGCAAAGAAGAACTTCACAAACATGTATGTCCTGAACGTGAAATTTGGTGTCCTTTCGGCAGTAGGCATTTTTGGCCTATACCTGATATGTTAGCATTATGCGGCATAAAGGTAAATAGCAATTGGAAGTCTACAATGGACACTTGGGGATATTTTGTAGCCATGAAAGGGCATAGTGATGATTTGGACTGATAATATATACAACTTTGTTGATAATATGACCGAAGAGTTATATAAGAATTTGGATAAGCCGCATAATCAGAATTGTGTCATAAGGGCCGCATATGAAAACATGACTCTCCAAGAGTGTCACGCAGTTGTTCTTCATTTTCAGAAAAAAGGCTTTGAAGCCACTTGGTATCAAAAAGATGATAAAAAGCCTATCATTGTAGTATCTTGGGGCTTGTCATTTGATATTGATGAAACTGATACTATATATAAAATTAATATTCAAATGGCTAATGAACCTTATAAAGTTGTACATCTGTTAGCAGAGTATATTAATTATGTTTATCTTCGTTCTTATAAGGATATTTGCGTTATTCCTTTTGAACATTTAGATTATATTGCTGGCGATTATTTGACTTATAAAACATTTACTGATGCTCTTCAAGAAGCGGAAGAGAGTTATTCATTAAAGATTCGCACGGGTACTCTCGATAAAGAAGACTGGGAATCTGAATATATTTGTATCCAAAAGAAGTGAGTGAGGTTTGGCAATGGAGAAAAAAGACGAGTCTAATCCTTATCATGTTTTGAGCGCCGCGGCTTTGAGAAACAGAAATAATAAAGAGTTAGATTTTGATACGGTTATGTGGGATATTAGTCGCAAACTTTTAGATTATGTATATAAGTCTTCCGAATATGATTTAAATTGTCATATGGTTATTAGTTATTATGTACCTTTTACATCTGAAAATAATGGAACTCTTATGGACGTTCGTCGTTATTTGGAACATTTCGGTTATCAAATAGAAATAGATAGAAGTTCAATGTATGGTTGTTATTCTTTAACTATTATCTGGAAAAATACTCCTTATTTAAATGAAATTGAGCACAATTTTAATCAGGTGTGTAATGATGATTTATATAAATAATGGAATTATAATGAATAGAATAGTGTAGCAAAAGACCTGCGGCCTATGGCCGTGGGTCTTTTCTTTTACTTGACAAAATAGACGAAGTATGTTATACTGTAGATGTGGTACAGTATCTTGGTGTCCGTGTGCAGTCTGCTTGTGCGTTTTTGCGTATTAACTGACTAATAGCGCGAGTGCGCGGTAGATTATCTTTAACGGACGAGACGGATTTGGCAAATGACAAAACCGCAGGTATTTTGGTGGGTATTTTTTGACTTTCGGAGTGATTAAAAAATGAACACCAGTGTCAAAACTGTTAAAAAATGAACACCAGTTATTATTTCCGCAGGTAGAATGGTGACTATTTTTTAACCTTAAATTTTTAGCGAAGCAAAAGGAGTGATTAGAAAGTTAAAAAATGAACACCAGTTAAGGTAAAATAGTTAAAAAATGAACACCAGTCCCTTCAAAACTGTTAAAAAATGAACACCCCTAATAAATTATATAATAAATTATTTTAATAAATTATATGTTGTGCGCGTGTGTGCAAGGAAGGAGAAATATGACAGACAAAGAAGAAAGCCATAAAGCGCCCAAGCTAAGTTTTAGCGTAGACCCTGAGAAGTTAGAAAATAAAAATTGTGACTACAATGCGATGGGCAGTCTCATGTTGGATACTAGGTTGGAAAAGGACAATACTAGAATTCTGTCTATGAAGGACAGTCGAGCCAGATTGAAAAGTGTAGGATTGACAAACTATCAGATTAGAAATGTCATGAGCTGCTTTGAATCATTAGATGTTATAAAGATAAATGGTATGAACGTTATCGTGCAGCCAGTGGAAGGACAGTATGTCACCATCCCCGTGGATACTGTTAGATTTTGTCTCAGTGCGTTAAGTGCAGATTGTTTCAAGACGTATTGCTATCTTAAAAGGTGGTATCAACTTCACGAAGCATTCTTTAAGGGCGGCGAGAATTATTTCTTTTCCCGCACTGAGATTTTGAAGGCTCTTGGATATTGTAAGAATGCAAGAAATATTCGCAGAGTAGACGAATTCCTTATCGTGCTTAGGGATGTCGGCCTTATCGAATATGCGGGGAAGGCTGTATACCGCAAGGGAAAGAAAGGTCTTTATACTGAATTGTATAAGGTAAATGACTATGCACGTGCGCAGAAGGAATCTATCGAGAATACGCTGAGAGAAATGAAAGTCTATACTGATTTAGGGTATATGAATTTGCAAGAGGTTAGAGAGCATTATTTGTCGATGGATGAAGAACGGGGAGATACTTGGCTAAAGTTTGTCGCAAGGTTTGCAGACCGTGCTAAAGATAAAGATAAGGTAAATGCTATACTTGCTCTTTCCAATAAGAAGTTAGAGCTTGGTAATTTCTGTGATGATATAAAATAACTCGTGCTTTGCACTCGTTTAGAAATGACGTATGATTGATTTTGAATAGTGTCTAAAAGCTGGTGAAAAAGCCCATATAGGGTTAAAAATGATTACACTGCCTAATTCATTGAAGTGCGCATTTTACCAGTTCAGCAAACCAATGTCAAGAAAAATTTTTAGCCCAACCCTTTTAATTTTCGATTCCAATTACAAAAACGAATTTCATTTCCAAATGAAAACGATTTCCATTTTGCTTTTCATTTTCAAAACCAAATTCATCTTGAAAAAGTTCTTGCGGCCAGTGAAAACTTATAGTATAATATAATTAAAGAAAGGGAGGGGATAAGAAACCTCCCGTGGGTTCCAAGAGAAAGAAGATTAACATGACCCAGTTCGAGATTTACAACACCATCAAGTCCGCTATGTCCGACAACGCAGACGTTGTAGAGTTCTGCGACAAGCAGCTTGCGGCTATCGAGCGCAAGCGTGCCAAGGATGCTGAGAAGTCCGCAGAGAAGCAGGCTTTCCTTGACGAGATTTACGCAGCTCTCAAGTCTTTTGACGAGCCTACGGCCTCCAAGGCCGTAGCCATGCACATGGGCGAGGATGTCAGCTCCCGCAAGGTCGCAGCCAACATGCGTTTCCTCGTTGAGGATGGTCGTGCCGAGAAGGTGGCAGTGAACAGCAAGACCTTCACGTACAAGGCTCTGTAGCGAAATATTTAATAGGTAGGGTCTACTTATTAGAGTTTTTAATTAGAAGGGCCGTGGAGTCCATTTGACGAGACTCCCGGCCTATTCCAAGAGATAGAAGGAAGTAAGCCTATGCGGCACACCTACTATGATATGAAAGGTAACGAGCATACCATAGAGATTCCTGACGAGTATATCGAGTCCAAGAGACAGCAGGCAATACTCAAGGCAAGTGCGGCCAACCTCTATCTGCTAGAGCATGGTATCGAGTATGACGCAGCATACAGGCCCGATACAGACAAGAAGGAGAAGAAAGTGTCTGAAAAGCGATTGATTATGAATTCCATTGCTAACGCACTGGGAGAGCTTATCATGACCATCGGTGACTGGGAGGATTCCCCGCACGGTATCGAGGTCGGCGATGATGGTAAAATCCGATTCATTCTTAATTCCAAGACGTATGAGATGTCTATGGTATGCAAGCGTAAGCCCAAGGCAAAATAGGATTGATTTTTAAATGCGGCCAAAATTTTTGGGCAGGAAAGTGTAATTTACACTTTAATAAAAACATATATTAAAAAAACACTTTTTAAATGTAACTAATTTAGTCACATTTCCGCATTGATTTTCACTTACAAAAAGCATGTGCCGCGCGCTTCTTTTTCTTCTGTCTCTTGGTTTATGTGAATCTATTTTATGATGCGCAAGTGCGCCTTTGGCGATTGATTCTTACTTTCTATTGGCTTTAGAAGTCACACAGGGGTACGCAAAAACGATTAAAATTCATTTTAGAACGCTCTCTTAGCAGGTGCCAGTTCTGTCCCTTCTCGCCATATAGGCGGGGAGGGATTTTTTTATTTAATTTTATGATTGATTTTCGTTTTAGGATTTTGCGGGCGCTGGGCTGGCAGGCCCCATTTCTACACATTTTCTCCATATAGGCGCAACGGCGGCGGCAGTCCCAAATATGGTATTATTGTATAGTATTCTTCTATTATATTATACCATACAATTCCTGATTTGTCAAGACCTTCACAAAACCAACACGGAATCTCCACAAATAATAGTTAGGTACCTCACAATGATTCGGAGTTAACCTAGGGTAACACTTGCTCGGGTCGCTCGGTACCTAACTTAATTTTTTTCGCGTGTGCGGCCCTGTAATGGCCCTAGAACGGGCGATAGCCAAAAGTGCCTAGGAACGCAAGGGTATAGGCCGTAAGGCCGTTAAAACGCGTTTCAGGAGGTCAAAAAGTTGTGAAAAAGTTGTGTTTTGCTTGAAAAATCTTGACAATAAGGTACCTAATCGTGTAAAATCGACCCAACTATGAAATTTCTGTGAATTTTTTAAAATATCTTGACTTTTTCGCGCGTTTGTGCTAGGCAGGGCGATCTTTTCCCTACCTTTTCAGTAGGAATTAAATGCAAAGTAAAGCGCCCTACTTTTAAAGTAGGGCGCTTTTATTTAATTGTGTTATTTTATTGTAAATTGCGCTAGTAGCATTTGTGCGTTGTCGGTTTCGCCGCTCGCGTAGGCGTTGCCACCTAGGCGCGTTAGCGTGTGTATTAGTTCGTGAATCTCGACCGGGACTAATACAACTTGACCGCTTTTCATGCAGTTGGCGTGATGGGCTTCAAGTCCGCGCCCTAGGCGCTGTAGCTCTTTGTCGGGTAGTTCGCCAAATGCTGCAATTAGCGCGTTACGTCTGTAGACTTCCAAACGTGACCGTCCTATGCTGTTCTATAGGTGCAAGGATAGCGAGCGGGGCTTGTTATCGCCCCACCCTAGGCGATTACGCTACAATAACGTAAGCGGTTTTGTTGTTGATGGGCGCCGCCTTGCGCACGCGCTTTTCGGCAAGCAAGACGTTCACGACTATGCCCGCCTTGGAGAACGTCTTAACCTCGTTGGGGTGCTTAATCATCACGTCGTTGAGCGTGAACGGTGCGCCATCGGCGAACTCGGCTGCAACCTGCTCGGCAAGTGCCTTGTTGAGCTCAGCCGTCTTAGACGGAGCCTTGGGCTTGGCGGCGTTTTCCTTGAGAACGTGGAACTTGTGGGAAACCTTGCGAGCAAGGTTCTCGGGCGTGTGCTTCTCGGGGTCATAGTTGTCCCCAAGCGCGGACTCGATGACCTCGGGCGAGACTTCGCCCGCCACGTTCACGAGAGCCGCGAACATCTGATAGTCGGTGAACTGAAACTTGGTGCGAGTGGTAGCCATGAGCTATCCCCTTTCGTCCCCGAGACGCGAGCGAGCCGCCGTTCGGCTCTTTTTTCTCTGTCCCCTTTGGACAACTATTACTTTACTATTGCATAGACTTTTTGGCAAGAACTATTTTAAAAAATATGGAGGAATCATGGAAACCCTAGGTAGATGGCCTAGTTTTTTCAGATTCTCAAAATATCGGCACTGTAGTCGGATAAAGCAAAATGAATAGAATCGGGCCATTTGCGGCAAATCTTGCATAAAAAAATTTGGGTTTCGGGTTGTGTTATGTTTGTGTTTTTCTGAAAATTGTCAAAAGATTTTTCTTGACAAACCTAATTAGGCGGGTGTATAATTTTGGCCCCAACCTCGGGACTATGGTTGTTTAAACAAGTGCATTTAAAGCGCTTCAAAACTTGAAGCGCTTTAATCGGCGTTACCCTAGGCCAACTTTAAAGCGTTTTAATTATTGAAGCGTTTCAATCGGGATTTGTGAAGGAAATATGTTTTCAAAAAAATCTGAAAATAATGCTTGACAAAACTATTCTGGCGTGGTAAAATTTTTTGCGCCATAAATGGCGTCTTGGATAGTTTACACAGGTAAACTATTTTAATTAGTTAGGTACCTAACAATGATTCACGGTTTACCATAGCTAACTTCTTGCCGGATAATGCGGTACCTAAATAAAAAAATATCGCCATAGCGGCCATGAGACGCGTTTTAAGGTGCCATTAGGCCAAAGTCCTTATTTTAATAAAGGCGTTTGCCGCACGCCATAGGGCGCTAGAATCACTTTTGCTCATGGTAAAAGAAAAGGGAGCCGTTAGGCTCCCCATTCGTTTAACGGTCAAGCGCTTTAAATGCCGCGCTCGCGTCTCGCCAACCTTGACCACGCGAACCGTGGCGCGTCTTTTTGTGCTTAGCCTTTGCCGCAAGCAAAATAGCGGCTTCGATACGTGCATCTGATAGTGCTGTGTGGTCCTCGGTAAAGTCGTGCTCATTGTTGATAAAGCGGTAAACGCTTTCAGCGCTAGTTGACGGGTTTCCGCTAGGCGTAAATGCGCCCGTTGCTACACAATACTTTAGATAGCGCTTAGAACTAGTAATGTTACTTGCATAGTCCCAAACGTCTTTAAGTCGTAGCTTAAAGGGTATGAACCACGTAGCAAAACCGTTTGAATACGTGCGCAACGTGTTGTTTAGCGCTATCTCGTCAAACCGACAATTGTACGCCCATGCGCTTTTAACGTTGCACTCTTTACAATCAGCCTTGAACGTGCGCCAAACCTCATTAAAAGACGATTCGACCCACTCGCCCGTCTTAATTCCCTCAAGATAGGTAGGGATTTTATCTGCGTAGTAGGCGCTTTTCATGAGGTCAATTTGATAAAACGTATCAGTAACCACAAACGAACGCTCACGAATAGCGTTATTGTCGTTGTCGCGGATAGTATAGCCAAAGTCGTAAACCAGAGACGTCTCGGGGTGCGCCTTGCCGTCTTTGTGATTGACAGTTGGGGCGGTCTCGGTATCGAGTACAACAAAATTAGCCATTGGAAACTCCTTAAACGTTTGGGCTAATCACTACATTTATAATAATAACAAAAACCACGCTAGAACGCAATAAGTTTTTTATCCTAGCGTGGTAAATTATTAATGCAACTAGAATTCAAAATCTAGTTCACGAATATAGTTATCTGGGTCGCAAACGCCCAGCATTTCATGAACATAGCACTGTGCAGCTTTACGTGTTGTAAACACTTTTGCGCTTGCGATAGGGTCGGTATTGCATATCATACAATCAAGACAATAAAGAGCAACGTAAACCTTATGCAACTTCTTTAGTTCGTTCTTGATAGCATCTTCACGCCGCATTTAAAACCACCTCATAAATTGGCGTTATTTACTACACTTATAATAATAGCTGTTTGCGCGGATAATACAAGCATTATTTTAAATTATTTTGTTTACCCTAGCTAACTCAGGGTACCTAACTGTAGAGAACGTGTAAGTCATAATGAGTAGGCTATGTTCAGTGCCGTTGTCCTCCCGACTAATGTTAGTATAGCACTTTCAGGACGTGCCGCACGCGAGAAAAAAGAAAAAGTTTTTCTAATTTTTCTCTTGCTTTTGGTTGCGTGTTGTGGTAAAATCGCCGCCAACTATGGCGTAATGGAAAAGGCACCTACTAAGGTGCCTTTACATTAAAGCATAGTTAAAGTACATAAAGAAGAGAAGAATAACGCCCCAATCAGTAATACCTAGAAACAATAGAACCAAACCGATGCAACCAATCGCAACAAGCGCCCACTTGATAGCGTTGTACGTCTTTACTGATACTTTCATTTGTCACCTATCAATGTTTCACGTGAAACAATTAGGGACGTGGTTACACGCCCCTAACTTTATTCTAGCTCTTGGATAATAAGAGATTCTAGCGCGTCTAGCAAAGTAGTATCGTCTTTAATACGTACCGCCTTACCGCTCAATGTATCACGTTGCCATGCGTGTACGTTGCCGCTTTCATCGTCAAACAAAATGCCGCCCTTGTAGTTTGATACGCGCCACTTGTTAGTGCCATGTTTGACCACGTGGACGTTATTCAAGTCGATAGCAGGGTAGTATTTGCGTAACCATGCGCGTTTATTCTTGCGTACCGCGCTATCAAATTGCTTAGTAGTCTTGCCTTTTGCCAACCAACTAACGACCTCGACCGCGTAACCGTAGCCTTGCAAGGCGGCAAGCAAACCGTTTAGCTTCTTGTAATCGCCTAAAGGCTTAGCGATTAGGTAAGGCGCGGCGTTTTCTGCTTGCAACATAGGCAACCACCCGTTGACGTTGTAAAAATCGCAGAGAGTGCCGTCCAAATCTAAAACAATTGCTTTCATTATTCCACTTTCAAAGAGCGGGTAGGGCTTGCGCCCTACCCTTTGACTAACTAAAGACGCTTACCAGTAAAACGGTGAGCGGTAATTTGAAACCGGAAAGCATCATTTAATGGATAAATAAAAAATCCTGTATGCTCTATCTCTTCAATGTCCCAATCAAAAGAATATGCAAGTTCGCCAATAGCGTTAGCTAATTCTTCATCGTCATTAGCAAAGACTATAAAACAATTGTCATCTTCTTGAATGTAGCTACCAACTTTGGTACCAATACCATCAAAAGAAACAAGATAATACATAATAAATACCTCTAATCATTAAAATAAACTGGTGGGGCTTTACGCCCCACCTTTATTAACTAAAGGCGTTCGCCTTTGCAAACGTACTCAAGGTTGACGTTATAGTCGAACTCTTCGCCCAACTCACGCACACGCCAAACGGAATTGTCAAGCTCTTTAGAATCTTCGCCACAATCCATGCGGGCAGCAACGATAGCAGCGGCGAGATTTTGTTCGCTATCAGCTTTAACGATAAAGTTATCGTAATCGTCAAGCGGATAGTAAGCGTCAATACCGTTAACAGAAACGAAATACAACATAACAAACTCCAATTCTAAAGGCGGGCGGGGTATTCCCCGCCCTAGCTATCAGAAACTAACGCGCCTTGTAAACATAAAGAACGTTAGTACCGTTCGACTTGAACACCATCGTATCCACCTCAAAGACCTTAGCCTTAATCAGACGGTCGAAGAACTCTTTGAGAGTGTTGCGCGTATCTTTATTATCAAGCGTAACATAGGTGTTACCGCTATACCAATCATGAACCTTGCTAGTTTTGATAGCTCCAGAACGACCGCACAAATCGGAGAACGTAAACCACTCGTCACGGTTTCCGTTAAGGAACGCAACAAGCAGGTCAAGAGCATCAGCTTCAGTATCGCTAATCTCGGCAGGTGCGTTACCAACCAGACCAGAAGTACCAACGGCTGCGCGGTAAAGTGCATCGAAAGCCTCGTCCGAAAGCTCAACGCCAGTGGCAAGTACGCGCGTCTTGGTGGTGTTGTACTTGTCGGTGTGAGCCTGAGCCGCGAGACCGAGAGCCTTGTTGTAATTCTGAGCGTTAGACATTGCTAACTCCATTCTGTCCCCGTTCGGGCGGGCTAACCCTTTGTTAACTCCTTACGCCCTCGCCTTTGGACAACTATTATTATGCGGTAAGCGTCCTAGTTTGGCAAGTATCAATTTGCCGCACACAATTCCTCCATAAATCTCTTGGTCTAATCCTTTAGTGTAATACAAGTCAATTGAAAAGTCAAATTATTTTGGGATAAAATTATTTTTATTTTTCTCAAGTTTTTTCGATTTAACGCTTGACAAACGTTTTGCACTCGTGTAAAATTTTCTACCCAACTATGGACTTTTGGTGAAAAAGAAAAGGGCGCTAAATGCGCCCTAATCTAATCAAGTATTTCAGTTTTGATAGCGTGTACAATTGAAAGCCCTATCTTCTTTACAACCATTTTGGTATCTGTATCAATGATGTAAAATGGAAATACCTCATCATCTAAAGTATCAGGCTCATAGTATGTATCTAATAAGCTCCACAAATCATCCTCTAACTGTTCCATTAGGTGAGTTTCATTTTTTGCAAAGGTGCGGTAATTATGCGCAAACTCGTTATTGTCAAGAGCCAAATCAGAACGTAACAAATTTAAATCGTCACAATCCCCGTTATTGTCCAACCATTTATCAATCGTAAAATCATCGAGCGAATTAGCGTTAATAGCTGCAAGCATTTTATCTCCTAATGTTCAACAATGTTTCACGTGAAACATAGTAGTGCGGCAATTGCCGCCCTTGTTTATAAGTCCCAATAGAAACGGTACATTTGCATGGGAAACGCCCAACACGCCGCGAGAATGTTGGCGTTTACAGAAGCGTCTGAATCAGTGGCGAAAAACCAAATGAGCGTAGCCGCATAGACAATCCACGCAACGACCTCGACAACATCGTACCACTTTGCCATCGTGCTATCCTTGAACATCGCTAACTCCTTTGGGTTGACTCCTTGCGTTACAACTATAGTATAACGTGACATTGCATCGAGTGCAAGCATTTTTTGAAAAAGTTTTTTGTTTTTGGGCTCACTTTTTTCAAATTGATTCTTGCGCTATAAGCCGCATAGATGTATAATTAATTTATCAATTAGAAACGTAAGCGAAAGGGCTTTCGAATGGACAATACATACAATTTATTTGTGGTTCGTGATGCTCTCGATTTGGCAATGGAATTAAAAGAAATACAAAAACAAGAGCTTGCGGCAACAAACTACGAAAAGTTAAAGACGGTGAAAACACACAAACGACAGATTTTAGACACAATGCAAATAATTGTTAATATGCTAAATCAGCAGATAGAGCAATTTTCATAAATTCGGCTAGGCTCCCCGAGGGGAGCCTTTTCTTTTTTGGGACTCTGGCGGCAAATGCGTCAAAAAATTTTTTGAAAAAAGTTCTTGACAAAACTGAATCGCGGCATTATAATTTTCTGCCCATAAATGGGCTTTTTGTGACTGCATTTTATGTTTCACGTGAAACATAGGCCGCATACCATGAGACTAAAGAGCTGTAGCCTTTGCGGCAAATGCTTTAGCTAGTCTAGACAAATAAAGGCGCTACTAAATGGTAGCGCCTTTGCTTACATCTATTTGGCTATGACGTCAACCTGTTCAAGAACCAACTTAATTACGTGCCAATAGTCTTCTTTAGTGCGTTGCTTATTATCTAAGTCGCCCATGCAATACTCTTCTTCTGTGCCGCGCTCCATTTCATATTCAATGTACATACCAGTAAGTACACCCGCTTCGATCAGAATATCGGCAACGGTATAATCATAAGGACGCTGCTTATTATAAAGCGTTATGCGAACATCGCGAGCAATGCTTTTAATATCATCCTCGCTCAGCTCAACTGAGTAGTCCTTAGTAATGTAGACTTCGGCGCAAGCATCCATCTTTTGAACCCTTCTCTTGGTTGCTTTCCTTACTGAAAAGTATAACACTTTGACCGCATGAGTACAACCAAAAAGTTTCGACTATTTATGTTGATATTAACATTTACGTCTCTTGGATTGCGGGGCAACATTTAATCGTGCATAGCAATAAGGCGCTACACCTTTACAAGTGCAACGCCTTATTCTTTGGTCTACTGGATTATAACGTTTATCTTATCAAGTATTTCAAGTGTGAGGTACTTTTCATCCTCGGCATTGACGCAGGTATAATCTACTTCTTTGCCTATGAATACCTCATTTGCCAAACGGTTGACAAGGTAAAACTCTAGCTCGCAATTAGCAATACCGTAAATATCGCTAGTGGTGTAGCGCCGGAACTGTTTGCCAACGTAATTTATGACCTTCTCGGCAACATCGGCAAGGTCATTGTCTGGAACACTAAAGCGATAGCCATTCTCAAGATAAATAGTATGCACGAAACTCATAATTGTAACCTTTCTATTGGTCGGTCGGTTTTCTTGGCTCTAAGTGTAACATAGCTTCTTTTACGTGGCAAGTAAGAGTTGCCGACAAACTAATAAAGTGGTTCACACACGCAAGCACGACACTTGAATACGCTTACCCTAAGCACGTAAATGCTAAAGCTACTAGAAACTTTTTTAAATTGTTGTGCCTAATCGTTTACTCTTTTGATATAATGTTTTTAACGAACAAAACAGTTCGCGTCCGCTTTCAAGTTTGGAGCCTAAAATGAAAAAGTCCACCGTTCGCCTGCTCGCCCGCTCTAACCGTCCTGTGTGCATCGCTCGCACGTCCACCAACAGCGGCCACGTTCTAGCCGTCTGCGCTGCTGCTCACGAGGACGTTTTGACGCTAAAGGCCACTAGGGACGGGCAAGCCGTCCGCGCACTGTCAGTGGCGTTTGAGGGCTGCAGGCCTGTCGCGGATAGCACGGTTGCGGCTATCGCGTCCCGTTTGGTCAATGACCTGGAGGGCTACGACCGAGACGCAGTGGAGACGTTCGCCGATGCGCTTGTCGGTGGGTGGGACTTCGATTATTCCGCTCACGTTGGCGCTGCGCTCGACAAGCTCGCGGCGGCTAAACTGTTGACGCGTTAGTTGGTCAGCCCCCCCCCATAGGGGGGGGCTTTCGGGTTCGGCGCGGTTGAGCGCTCAGGTGCTACCCTCCCACGACAAATTACCAATATCGATGATTTTTTCAAATTCCATAACACGACAAATTACCGACATCAGTTATTTTTTAAAATACCATAATACGACTTTGCGCTAAGCTCCGTATTATGAGGATTTTCGCAGACCGCAATAAGCCTATCACTTTCCTCTTCATTTCCTCTATTGGCTTTCTTGAACTTTCCGATTACGGCATTAAAAAATTTTCACGAAATTATTGAAAAGCACTGAATCTTTTGCTATAATATATACAAAACTAACTATAGCGCCGTTCCCAGTCGGCTTAGGAGCAATCCTAAATCAAAAATCCCCAATGAGGTGAATAGCTGGGTTTTAAACGTTACAGATTTATTCTGCCGTGAGAAGTGTTGATGCACTCTCACTTGCAGCAGAATATTTCTGCAACCAAGCGGTCTTGCGTTGGTTTGTTAGTTTACATGAGACGAACGGTATCTCTGCCGTGCCGCATACAGAGGGGATAGGATACTCTTAGAAAAGTAGCACAACCAATAGGTTCCATGCAAGGGGAGAGTGAGCATGGGTAATAGTGCAGAATTTTCTATATGCTTTCATAGGTATAACTATACAGATTTTACTATAGCGATACGCATTACGCCAATAGACATACAAAAATGTTAGTATATTGACGCCCGTTGCCATAAGCAACGGTGCGGCAATCCAAAGCGGCAGTATGATACATGTAATCATTTGCGGCCAAAATTTATAGGTGTAATGGTTTTATGGGCAAAAAACGGTAATCTTATTTGCTGCATACTTAAATATAATATACATAGAAAAAATATCTAAAATTTTTCTTTGACAGACTTGCTCTTCATGCTCTTTTGTGGTATAATATAAATGCAATAAAACCAATAGAGAAGGAGAAGTAAAGATATGGCACTTGATTACACATTGAAGACACAGGAAGAACGACTTAAATGTGTGCGGGAAACCATTGCGGCCACTTCTCAAGAGAATCTAGATGCAAATTACCTGCGCGTAATGACAGACTACCTGCTCTTTGCCGCAGACAGAAATCAAACCAAAAAGGAAAAGAAAAAAGAGCGCAGTATTATTACGAAGAATAGAGAAGCAACCGTAAACAAACGACAGATTTCTTTTGAGGAAATGGTTGAGAATATGGAAAATGGCGAGGATGGCATCTATGCACTCGTCAACAATGATAAGAATCAAATTCTAGACAATAAAGATAGTATATCAGAAGAAGACCTAGAGAATATTCCTGGTATGCGGGAATTCGATTCAATTATCACATCACTCAAACGACAATTTCTTTCTGCTACTGGAAAGCAACGTTATTATCTGAAAAAACAGATTATCGAAACATATCAGCAGATGTACTTACTAAAACAGTCAGTCAAGGGCTGGCCTGCCAAATCAAAGGTTTCAGCACAGCTAAAGAACATGGCACATATGGACTTGTCTGAGAAAATTTATTTCGATTCACGTGGATACCCAGTGTCTAATGGAGTTATCTCATTGTTCAATCCAGTTCATATTTCATTCCTACTTACATACTATTCATCAATTAAACAGGAGTGCTATACTGACCTCAACTGCGATATGCACTGGGAGCTTTTAGACTTTGAGAATTTAATTGAACAGACATTCAAATCTAAAGACCAGACAACCGCTATGTTATATGACCTTTTGATATGGAAGATTGACGGCAAATCAAATGACGAAATATGCGGCATGATGGAGAAGGAATATGGCGTTTCGCATACCGCGCAATATTTCTCAACGCTATGGCGCAAAAAGATTCCAAAGATGATTGCGGAACAGGCTCAAAAGAATTATGTTATATGGTATTACACAAATGTGGAATATGGGCAATGGAAAAAATGCGGCAAATGCGGAAAGACCAAATTGGCACATCCTTTATTCTTCTCAAAGAATAATTCCGCAAAAGATGGCTTATATTCTACATGCCGTGAATGCCGCAAATCTAAAAAGAAATAATATTCTAACCCACTTCTTCCTTCTATTGGTTGGAGTGGGTTTATTATATAGAAAGGAGATTTATGGCAGACGTACCTATGAAAACATGTGCGAAATGCGGAAAAACCAAAAAAGAAACTGATTTTTATAAAATACCTAATACAGATGAAAGATGTGACCTTTGCAAGACTTGCTTGACAATGTATATTGACAATCGCCGCCCAGATACCTTCAAATGGATTTTAAAGAAAATGGACGTTCCGTATATTGAGAAGAAATGGGTTGAGCTTGCAAACAAAAGCTACATGAAGAATCCAGCTACTTTTGGTCCAATGTCAGTTATCGGAACCTATCTTCGTACTATGAATATGGACCAGTATAATGATTTGAAATATGCTGATTCTGAAAAAATAAATAATGAGAAATTCCAGCAGGCTAAGAAAGAGCAACAGAATATTAAAGGCACATCTTACGATGAAGAATTTGAAAACAGACTCCTAGAGAGCCTTAAAGCTGGTGAGATTTCACAAGCTGAATATAATACAATGAGTCGAAAAAGTGTTCTAGACCGTATTAATGAAAAGATGCGGCAAGGAGAGGAAGAGGTTGCTAGCAACCCTGACAGCGTGCTTGATAACAAGGAACTTGAAGTTCCAGAGAATACAGTTGATTCAGAGGAAATCAAGAAAAATGCAGACGTTATCAGCGCGGCCAAAGATGTTGAGCAGGAGTTCTTAGCCAAGAAAGCCGAAAAGGAAAAGAAAAAAGAGCAACCAAAAGAGGTGGAAGAGCCTGAGCCACAAGTGCTTGACCTTATGCCTGACGTTGCTTCTTCTCTTGGCGTAAACCCAGTAGAGAATATTAGTAATGCGCCACTAGATATTACTGGTGAAATGCAAAATGACTTTATTCCAGATGTTGCGCGAATTGATGAAGCGCAAATTACAGAAAGTCTTACAGAAGACGATATTAAATATCTTTCTCTTAAATGGGGTCTTTTATATAAACCATCTGAATGGGTTAAGATGGAAGAATTATACCAGAAGTATGCGGCGGATTATGAATTATCTACAGACCGTGAACAAGTATTGAAAAATATCTGTAAGACCGATTTAAAGATGAATCAAGCCCTAGACGTAGGTGACATTAAGACATTTAAAGACCTACAGGGAGCCAATGACATGTTACGTAAGTCAGGTAAATTCACTGACAGCCAAAAACAGGAAGAGAAGAAGAGAGACATTGACTCGATTGGTGAGCTTGTTGCATTTGTAGAATCTAAAGGTGGAATTATCCCAAGAAAAGATGACCCAATCAATGTGCCGCAAGACAAGATTGATTTTATCATCAACGATATGAAAAACTATACTGACAATCTCGTAAAGAACGAGCTTGGCCTAGGTAATCTTATTGAGTCTTATATTAAGAAACTTGAAGAGAATAAGGCCAAGAGCGTAGACGAAATTATTGCAGAGGGTATCAAAACCGATGAAGATAACGCGGTTACTGATGAAGAAGCTGCGGACTTCCAGCAATTCCAAATTGAAGAACGCGAGGAAGAAGCTAAGAGATTGGCAGAGCAGTATGGCGCTGAGTAATTTATTGAAAATTGCGGCCCATGATAAAAAAAGCGTTGCTGAAATTGACCCAAAAAAGATTGAGGATAATTTAGATAAATATCAACGTATTATTGCCTATTGGCGTATGTATCCAGATAAATTTGTAGATTATATGGCTTCACTCAATCCTAATAATAAGTTTCAATTTTACCCAACTCAGCGTATGATTTTACGTATCAATATGCGATATAGAACCGTCTATGAAGTATTTAGTCGAGGATTTTCCAAATCTTTTATGGCTGTTTTGTCTTTAATGGTCAAGGCAATTCTTTATCCAGGTTCTACGTTGATTACAGTAGCAGATGCTAAAGGTCAGTCGGCAATGATTCTTCAATCAAAAATGCAGGAGATATGTAAGTTAATTCCCGGATTAGCAAGAGAAATTGTTTGGGATACACGAGGAACCTTGGCAAAGACAAGTCAATCGAAAGATGAAGTAACATACAGTTTCCGCAACGGAAGTACAATTAAGAACGTAAGCATGACTTCTGGTTCTCGTGGTTTTCGTGCTCAAGCTGTACTTACAGAAGAGGTAGCAACTATTACAGACCAGCAAAAGTACGAAGAAATCATTGCGCCTATGCTCGTTATTTCTAGAAAAGTCAATGGTAAAGTAGACCCAGATGAAACGTTGAATCAAAACGATATTTACGTTACAAGCGCAGGATTCAAAGGTACTTATGCTTACGACAAACTAATTGACGCGCTGTGTCGTATGGTGTCAAGTAATGGATATGATTCTTTCATTCTAGGAGGCGATTGGAGAGTACCAGTAGTCGAAGGATTACAGCCAGCGAACTACATTCAAGCCCAAGAGACAGGCAACTCGATGGACGAAATTGGCTTTGAACGTGAATACGGGTCCGTCTGGTCAGGAACTTTAGACGGTGCGTTCTTCGACATGAATAAGTTTGACAAACACAGGATTATCAATCTTGCCAAGAATGGGTACGACAAGGGACAAAATAGAGACACATTTTATGTTATGGGCGTAGACGTAGGCCGCCTTAACTGCCCGACAGAAATTGTAATCATTGAATCTTCTCCTGCAAGAACAACAGGCGTCAATGATAAAAAGATAGTGAACATCTTCACCCTGTCTGAATCTCACTTTGAATATCAAGCCATTAGAATTAAGCAATTATTTAATGCGTTCAAGTGCGAAGCTATAGTTTTAGATGCGAATGGTTTAGGCGTAGGACTGCTTGATTACTTAATTACAGACCAGAACGACCCAGAAACAGACGAGCTTCTTCCTAACATGGGTATTATCAATTTAGACGATATTCCTAACGAGCAAGACCGTAAGAATTATAAATCGTTCGAGAATGAAAACACAATTAAGAATGCGATTTGGATGATGAAAGCAAACGCTCCAATGAATACAGAACTGTATTCTTACACTCAGACGCAATTGCGTAACGGTAAGTTGAAGTTCTTAATTGACTCGAATACAGCTAAAAATAAGCTCTTGCAGCAAGCGCAAGGAAAGAAGATGTCACCATTACAGCGTCAGGATTATTTGCGGCCATATGTTGCCACGGATATTTTGAAATCACAAATGGCAAATTTGGTACAAGATAATGAAGGTGCAAATATCATCCTGAAACAATCTAATAGAAAGATTCTAAAGGATAAAGTGTCTGCTCTAATCTATGGACTCTATTGGTGTAAACGCCAAGAGGATAGGCGAAACCGCCGCAATTCAAGAGATTTAAGTGGATTTATGTTCTTTACGAAGCATTAGTAGGGTGCGACCAATGCGGTCGTGCCCTATTTTTATATAAAAATTTTTATAAAAGTTGGGCAAAACTGTATTATTTTATAGAGTGTAATTTTATATGGTATAGTAAGAAATTCCGAAAGGACAAACAATGCGTGATTCTATTGGTGAAATAAAAATATATGAAATACTAACAGACGCAGGTTTACCTTTTGAGGAAGAGTATGAATTTGAGGGACTTGTTGGCAAGTCTGGCAGAAATCTTCGTTTTGATTTTTGCGTATTTGACGATTGCGGCAATATTGACTTCCTTATAGAATATCAAGGAGCACAGCATTATGTACCTGTTGGAAAATATGGTGGTGGTCGCGCCCTCAAATATCAAAAGTATAACGATACATTAAAAAGAAAATTTTGCTTGGAACATAATCTGAAATTAGTTACTATTCCTTATTATGATGAAGGAAGACTAAGTTATGATTATATTATGAAAGCAGCAGGATATTAGGAGGTGAGCTTTGGCTACCGTTAAAGATAAGAATGAACGCGATTGCCGTATCATTTCAAATGCCAATAGGCAATCAGGCTCTTTGGCATTTAATAAGATTAAGGTAGGGAACAAAACTCTCTCCAATGACGTTGTTCTTGATATTGGTCAGGTTGTTACAGATAAATATTCTCGCCGCAAGAAGTACACCAAGGAAGATGTAATCAAGGCTATTGAACAGAATAACCTGAATGAACAGCGTAAAATTTCAAATTATTTTTTTAAGACAAGCGGTATCTATAGCCGCCTGTGTCGTTATATGGCTTTCCTATTCAAATATGATTGGTTTATTACGCCAATGATATATGATGAAAAATTAAAACAAGATGGTAAATCTAAAAAGGTAGTTGAAGGTTGGTATAAATCAACACGCTATCTTGAAAATTGCAACCTCAAGAAAGTGTTTGGTGAGATTGCGCTAAAAGTTGTACGTACAGGTGCATATTATGGCGTTATTGTACAGCAAAAGGATGCTTGTTTTATTCAAGAATTGCCTATTTCCTATTGCCGCAGCCGTTATCAACTTAACGGTAATCCTGCGGTTGAATTTAATATGAAATATTTCGATGATGCTTTTTCCGATACTGCGTATCGTTTAAGAGTTCTAAAACTGTGGCCGAAGGAAGTCCAGAAGGCTTACCTTGCTTATAAGGATGGGAAGTTACCCATTGACTATGCTGGCGATACTAACGGCTGGTTTTTACTTGACCCATCGACAACAGTGAAGTTTAATATTACTGGCGGTGACGCGCCACTGTTCATGAGTATTATTCCTAAGCTGTTGGATTTGGAAGACGCGCAGGATTTAGATAAGAAAAAGATGCTTCAACAGATTTTGAAGATTATTATCCAAAAGATGCCTATTGATAAGAACGGCGATTTAATCTTCGATGTCCAAGAAGCGCAACAGCTCCATACTAACGCGGTTGCCATGCTTGGTGACGCTGTTGGAGTTGACGTGTTGACAACGTTCGCGGATGTTGATGTGGCAGACCTTGCGGACAAAGGTAATGTCTCTTCCGTAGACCAGCTTAATAAAGTTGAACGTTCTGTGTACAACGAAGCTGGTACTGGACAAAACCTTTTTAATGCAGATGGTAATCTTGCATTGGAGAAATCTATTGCAAATGATGAAGCTACTATGTCTGACCTTATTTTACAATTTCAGACATTTGCGGAACGTCTGTTGGCACCATTTAACAAGAACAGTAAGCGACTTTATTATCATGTCGATATTCTGCCTACGACCGTTTATAATTATAAAGACCTATCTAAGCAGTATAAAGATATGACCTCTCTTGGATTTTCCAAGCTCTTGCCGCAAGTTGCTCTTGGTCAATCTCAGAGTGCAGTGCTTATGACTGCATATTTTGAGAATGATGTTATGTCTTTGAATGAGGTTTTTGTTGCTCCTGCCTTATCTTCTACTATGAGCAATAATGGCAATGGAGACACTACAGCGAAGACGAAACAACAGCAGACTCCATCTTCGGGCAATAAGGGCGGTCGCCCTGAAAAACCTGATGACCAAAAGTCTGACAAAACAATCGCTAATAGAGAAGCGGAAGGATAGAATTAAATGCTAAGAAATAGGTCTGTGGCTACAATTGACAGCCCAGAATTCATTAATCTAGCACCAGATGCTATCAACCCCGGTATTTCTAAATGTGAGATTAAGGTCATGTATCTTGGCAAGAACCGCAACGGTTCTTTTATTGACAAGAACACGGCCATCCAGATGGCGAACTCATTACCTGCTACACCAATCGTAGCTGCTTATAATGAGAACAAAGAAGACTTTGGTGACCACGGTGAAGTTCTTCACATTGAAGATGGGGAAATAAAATTCTCTTGCAAGACCGTTCCTTACGGTTTCGTTGCTCCAGATGCAGAAGTTTGGTTCCAAAAGTTCGATGATACGAATGAATTTGGTGAAACTATTACACGTGAATACATGATGACTACTGGTTATCTATGGACTGGGCAGTATCCTGAATTGGATAAATGTATCAACCAAGGCCAAGGACAGTCAATGGAAATTGATGACGTTGACGGTCATTGGACAACTGATAGCAACGATGTTGAGTTTTTTATTATAAATGATGCAATCTTTACAAAACTTTGTATCTTGGGCGATGATGTAGAACCTTGTTTTGAGGGCGCATCTGTCACTAGCCCAGAAGTAAGCGAACATTTCTCTTATAACAAAGAGTTTTCGCATACTTTATTTGCTATGATGAATGAATTAAAAAGTGCGTTGACAAAAGGAGGGTCTATGCCAAAAGAAAACGTTGAAAGCGTTAAGGTAGAGCCTACTACCACAGTTGAGAAAGAAGCTCCTGTGGTAGAAGAGTTTGCCGAAAACGTTGAGACAAACGAAAACGTTGAATCTAGCGAAGACTCCGCCGAAGAAACTTTTGCTAAGGAAGAAGAGAAGAAAGAAGATAAAAAAGACTCTGATTCCGAAGACAAAGAAGATGAATCAGATGATGATTCTGATGATTCCGATGATAAGGAAGATGAAAAGAAGCCAGAGAAAAAGCACGAGCTTGAGAATCAGGTTTCTGAACTTTCTGAACAGCTAAAAGAGCTTACCGATAAGTTCACAGCTCTCGAAGCAGAAGCAGAAGAGCTTCGTAAGTTTAAGGCAGAGCGTATTGATGCCGATAAAGATGCTATGATTGCTAAGTATCATATGCTCTCTGACGAAGACAAAGCGGAAATTATCGCTGATAAAGATAAATTCACTCTTGGCGAGATTGAAAGCAAGCTCGCTTTGCTATATGTCCAGAAGAATGTAAACTTTGATGAAGAGGAAGAAGTAGATTCTACACCTCTTACGACATTCTCTTTAGATGATGAAACTATTGCGGAAGATGCTGACCCAATGCTATCTGCTCTCCGCGAAGCACAAAACTATTAAATAGGAGGATTAAATGGCTCTACATGTAGACCGCGCTGATGCTAAGATTCAGCTTACTGGTCATGAAAATCATGGCGTTGTCGAACCTAACCACCTCTCTGCTCCACGCAGTGGTGGCGTTTATGGTCAGCTCCCCGCTGATGATTCTATTACAATGCTTGAACAGGGTACTTTCGTCAAGTACGATTATGCCGCTGGCAAGATTAACTTTACTGGTGAAGGTCATTGGATGATGGTCTTCAATGAAGAAAAACTCTATGACGAGCGCAAGCAGATGCACCGTGACTACGCCATGAAGAAGTCTGACTTCTATGACGGCGTTATGACACCTCGTGTTTTCCGCATGTATGCTGGTGATATTTTTACTACAAATAATGTTAAGGCTGACGATTATGACATCGGTGACGTTCTCGTCCCCGGCACTAATGGTGTTCTTGAGAAGGGCGCTAAGGGCGAAGGTCTAGCCGTCAAGGTTGCTAAGCTCACCACCATGCCCGATGGTCAGCCCGGCCTTAAACTACAAGTCATTGCTGAATAAGAAAGGAGTAAGATAGATAATGGAACTAATGAAATTTGACGAACTTAAAAAGCTCGCTCGTGCCGCTACCAAGAATGCTCCCCTTACTTTTTCAGTAAATGGCAACGAGGAATCATTTGACGTTGATACCGTTAACCGTACCCTTCGTGAACAGTTCAATCTACTTGCTGGCGATTATCGTCTCTTCCGTCGTAACGAGGTCGCTGTCTATGAACTAATTGAAAACACAATTGACGAGATTCTTCCCGTCAAGGTTATGCAGCAATTTGAGCAGTTTGCTGATGTTCAGACAATTGCTCAGGGCGATAAGGCCGTCTTCAAGCTCCGCATTACTGAAGCTGCTCGTAAGCGTGCCAAGGCTTTCGTAACTCGTGTTGGCCTTGCTGGTCGTTACGAGACAATGATGCTTGATGGTAAGGAACTAGAAGTCGCTACTAGCGCTATCGGCTATGCTATCCGCATTGGCTTTGAAGAATTCCTTGATGGTCGTTATTCATTCGCAGACTTCACCAATATCATGCTTGAAGGTGTTGATGAATATATCTACGCTGAAATCCTAAAGGCTCTGACCCAGACTGTCGAACAGCTTCCAACTGCTAACAAGTATGTCGGTGCTGGTTTTGACGAGACTAAGATGGATGAACTACTTGCTATTTCCGATGCTTATGGTAATGGCACTTCTACCATCTACTGCACTCGTGAGTTTGCTTCTACTATGAAGCCTGCTTCTGCTGACTGGGCTTCTGATTCTATGAAGGAAGAGCTTTTCCGCAAGGGCTTTTTCGCTGATTATAAGGGCCACCCTGTAATTATCCTTCAGCAGTCTATGGTTGATGAAACCAATGCTGAGAAGGTCGTTGACCCATCGCAGGCTTATATCTTCGCTTCTGTTGGTGAAAAGCCTGTCAAGATTGTCTTCGAGGGTCAAACTGCCGTTCGTACCGTTTCTGATAATGACGATTGGTCAACCGACCTCCAAACTTACAAGAAGTTTGGTGTTGCTGTATTCTCTAATCCTTCTATCTGCTCTTATCAGAACACAGCACTAAAAAAAGCAACTCGCTAAACCCAACGCCAATGCCTGACCCAGAACCTCCCACACCTGGGAAAGACGAGGTAAATGCTGGCGATTATGATACTGTCTCAGAAGCAATCGCAAATGTTCCAGCTGGTGGCACACTGTTTGTCCCTGCGGGAACCGCTGCAATCGAAGAGTCTGTAACTTTTAATAATGACATTACTGTTAAGGGTAATGGTGTAACCTTTGAAAAACCAGTAGTGGTTTCAGATGCAGCAGTTACATTTGATAATGTTAAACTAGTAGCTACTGGCGCAGATGCTAATGACAAGACACTTGCCGTCAAGGTTAACGGTACGAAGCCTTTCACGCTAAAGAATAGTGAAATTTCAGGTACTACCCGCACTGCACTATCTGTCATGACTTCTGGCAAGATTGTATTTGAGAACAACGTATTCGATGCTGGCGATAAGAATATTTACAATATGGTTGAGTTTAGCATCAGCAATGCACGTGATATTGCGGATGTCACCTTTAAGAACAATACGTTCAAAGGCAAGCTAAAGAATAATGGTGTAAGCCTTTATAATCTTGCTGAAGGTGCTACTATAAACTTTGTGGGCAACGTGTTTGAAGATATTGATGTAAGCAATAATCCCGTCCGTCTGAGTAATCCCAAGAATGTTTCCGCTATCTTTAACTTTAAAGATACCACATATTCATTCAATAGCGATACTCCAAACGCTGATGGTTATACTGCTTTCATGCTGTTACAGGATTATTCCAAAGCTGGCAGCAAGCAAGACTTCTCTAAGTTTACAATCAATTTCGACAACCTTGTTCGTGGCTCTAAGAAGCTCATGGAGAAGGGTGAAGGAATGGATAAGGTATATTATGTATATGCTGACACTCAGGGAATACTTGTTGATGGAGTTAACGACCCCGTTGTTAATTTCAAATAATGAATTATTAGAAGGGGCGCTTTGCGTCCCTTCTTTTTTTAAGATTTAAAAGGAGAAAATATAATATGAGTAATGAAGTTGAACTAATTAGCGATGATACACTAGTTCCTATCCGCAGTATTGTAAACTGCCAAACTGGGTACATTCTTCCTTCTTCTGGTCGTTCGCGCCGCCTTATGCCTGATGTTACTATGCGTGTTACAGCAGGCGAACTGCGCGAGTTGTTTTTCAGCCCCGGCGGTTCAATTCTTTTACAGAACTACATCAATGTAGGCAATAAGTCACTTGCCGCAGAATTTGGTGTTCCGTATGATGCAATTGAATATGATTGGACAGAAGCAGATGTAAAGAAATGTCTGACCGAAGATGAAATTGATGTTCTTCTGGACGCTCTTGATTTTGCGCCACAGGGCATTATTGAGACTCTTAAAGATGATGCAATTAAACTTGAAATTAATGACCGTGCTAAGATTAAGGCCATTGCGGATAAAACAGGTGTCGATATTGATGCCGCTATTAAGAATAATCATGCTTATGATAATAGTGATACCAATGTTGCTGATAAACCACGTCAACGCCGAGTTCAAAAAGATGCCGAACCGCGTAAGCGCCGCGTTAAGGCAACTACCGAGTAATATAAAATAAGTAGGAGGTTTGCTCAATGCCACAAGATATAGATATTGATAAAGATATGGAAGTCATACCTCCAACTTCTTTTCAGGAGATGTATGAATTTTTCCTAGCGGGCGTTACCGATGATATGTTTATGGAACTCACAAAAGAGGATACTGAAAAGCTGCTTGAAGAAATTTTGGTTGCGGCAGTTCCTAAATTTGAGTTCCCGCATTGGGCGCACCCATTTACTTTAGATTATGAAAATAAATGTTTCTCTACTTGCCTTACAGTAGAGGAAAAAATTATCATCCGTTATTATATGATTGCGGAATGGATTAGTTATCAACTTGCCACAGTTGACCTTATTCGCCAGAAGTATTCAAGTTCAGACTTTTCATTTACTTCTCAGGCTAATCATATGCGTTCACTTATTACAATGAAGCAGGAATATGAGCAGAAAGCGTTCCACGCTCAAAGAATCTATTGTCGTAGATATGTTGATAATAAAGGCCATGTTCGCTCTTCTTTTGGCATGATTATGGAACCAGTGAAGTAAAATGGCGTTAATGGTAATAGATGATAGGATTCTAGACTATCAGGTAGAAAATGTTAAGGATAGTTTAGAACGCATCACAAATCAAATTTTTAAACTTCTACCTACATTTGAAGATGGTAAAGATTGGATTAAGCCATTAGATACTTTAGTTGTTGAGATTACAGGTATGACTCTTGTAACTCCTAATGTACCGAAACTTTATCAACTCGTATATAAGCTGCAAGGCATAAAAGAACAGGGAAAAGATATTGAATTTATGCTTTTTCGCCGCATGATTTTTGAAGCCTGTAATATCGCTAACGATGTTAGGGAGAGCCTATGAGTATTCAAACATTAGGCGCTCGTCTTCAATGGCTTGGCGGCGATAATATGGGAAGAATTAATCAGTCTAAATATATGTCTTTTCAAGCGGCTTTAAAAAATGACTATAATAAGAGAATGATTAAATTCAATAATCAGTCTTGGCCTTGTCTCATTAACTCCATGTCAGGAGGTTTGAAGGCTAATTACGATAAAAAGTATATCTCTGTCGATTTCAAGAGTGGTCTAAAAGCTGGTGAAACTTTTGAGCTATTAGACAGTGGAACTCATTGGATGATTTATTTGCCAGTAATTACAGAGACAGCTTATTTGCGGTCTGAAATTATTCGTTGTGATTATACACTTAATGTAAATGGTCAAGAGTATTGGATTTTTTTTAGGGGACCTGTAGAAACAGATTTGCGTTGGTTTATTAAAAATAACATCAATATCAACGAGCTGAATCTATCTGGTAGCATTTATATTAAGAATGATGAAAATACTAGAGACTTTTTTCATCGTTTTACTCATATCAAACTTGCTGGACATACATGGGAAGTACAAGTTACAGATTCGATTACAGTACCGGGTATTTTAGAGCTTGAAATCCAAGAGTATTATGATAATAGCATCGCAGAACTGCCCAGTATTCTTAAAGACGAGACTACACCCATCAATGTTATTAGCGGTGCGACAACGGCTAAACAAGATACTATTGTTGGATATGCTATCTCAAATGAAGCATATGACCCAAAGATTCATTGGGAAGTCAAGAATAATCCAAGAGTCAAAATACTTGAGGAATATGAGAATGGACGCATGTGTAAAGTTAAAGTATATGCTGGTGCGGTAAAGACGTTTGATATTTGTTATGGCGATTTCTTCCAGACAGTAATTGTTGAATGGCAGAAGCCTTTAATTCAAGGGCCGCAAGAGGTTTATCCTTATGATATTCATACCTACTGGATTAAGAAATTTCCAGAAGGTGAAAGAGTCGCATTTTCTATTGATGATGAATCTATGGCTAAGATTGTAGATTCCAATAATGATTCTTGCAAAGTGGAAATTGTATCTGGCAAGAAAGGTAAATTTGTCATTCATGCGGCATATGGTGATGTTGAGACAGATTTACCAGTTAAGATTAAATCGTTATAAGGATTGGAGGTTACATGAAACACGTTGCTTCTAATATCTTACGAACTAATTATAAGTCTACTTTTCTTTCTCATGCAGAAGACCAAGAAACCATTTGGCGAAAACTTTTTGTTGAAAGTAGGCCTTACAGCGATATGCTGAAAAAGTTACTTATTATTAATACGCCTGATTGTCTTGATAGGACACAAGACCAATATCAGCGTAAGATTGAACAATATACTATTAAAGACCTACATGATAATCAATATATCAAGGCTACTCCCAAGCTCTCTTTTGGAGAACATGAAGAAGTTAAATCTTATATCATGTTAGACTTTGATGATTTTTCTCCTTCTGAGAATCCTCGCTATCGCAATTGCGTTATTAGCTTCACGATTATCTCACAACTTGACTATTGGGAACTAGATGACTATCAGTTACGTCCTTGGATGATTGCTGGATATGTAGATGGTATTATGAATGATACTCGTTTATCTGGTATAGGTAAGCTACAATTCTTAGGTGCGCAACAGCTTGTTTTAAATGAATATTTAGGTGGCGTAATGCTACGATACTCAGCTAGCCATAGTGAAGCCGATGATTCACAGAATATTGATAATACTAAGCCTGCGCCGCAAGATTTATAAAGCTGGTGCAGCATGTCAGAGTTACAAGGAGATTTAGGTAAATATCTTTCTGGAATGCCAGTGACGGTTGCGGGAGCAAATGTTGCTATCTCGCAACCGTCTATTAAAGATATTTGTGCTTTTGGTGAAGATTCGTTTCTTATGTCAATTGAACTTTTTGTCAAGGCGAAAGAACTTGCCGCAGAAATGAAAAACGTGGGCAAAAGTCAATTAGGATATATGGACGATTTTCAAATATTATTAGTAATCATCCAACAGGACGAAAACACGAAAAGAAATGTAGATAACCTTTTCGGCCTTATTTTTCCTGATTATATAATTGAATATGACGCTGGGTGTATCAATTTTAGAGTACAGGAAAATGGACCGATAGTAGGGCAACTCAATCCTATGAATTTTGAAAATTTCAGAATTACATTGAAAGAACTATTCTTGCCAGTAGGCACTGATAAGTATGAAGAAGAATTTAATCCTGCTAATGATGCAGCTGCCGAAATTGCGGCCAAACTTCAACGTGGTCGAGAAATACGAAATCAGATAAAGAGTGATAAAGATAAGAAGAAAGCTAATAGTATCTTTGGCAATTACGCTTCTGCTCTTTCTATTGGTTTGGCAATTGATATTAATGTTATATATAATTATACTCCATTTCAGTTGTTTGACAGTATTAAGAGGTATACAATTAAAATGGCATATGACTTATATCAGAAGGTAGCTACTACTCCTATGATGGATGTTAGCAAGATGGACGAGCCTGATAATTGGATGGACGGTATTTATTGAGTATAATCGTGGTTTTGCCGCGTTATATAATAGACATAGAAATTAGCGCGTTATGTTTCTATGACTAAGGAAAATGTATACAAATTCCTAAATGTAAGGAGAAATCTATGAATAGATTTGGCGTGCGAGAAATCTGCGATGTAGTCTTCAAGCCTCTTACATCCGTAGACCTCGGTGGCCAGCACTTCGATGCTGGTCAGCCTATGCTTTATATTGACACCGCCAAGACTTCTAGCCTTGAAGGTGCTGCTACCACTGTTTATGCACAAGGTGGCAAAGGTAATCCTCGTCTAATCGCTTGGGATGGTGAGAAGACTCTTACCTTGACTCTTGAGGATTCTCTAATGAGTCCTACCAGCTTCGCTATGCTGTCTGGTGCTGGTCTAGTACATGGCAAGAAGACTGGTGAAAATAAGACTCCTATCTATGTCCATGCTACATATGATATGGTTGCTGAAACTTCTGATGATAAGATTATTGCCAAGCTAACTGATGAAGACCGTAATGGTGCGACTATCATCGTTACAAAAGAAGCTCCTATCTATCCTGTTACTCTCGATAGTGCTGGCGCCCAAGCTAATTATCTTTCTGCCGTTACCGACAAGCAGGTTTTTGTTATTAATGATGGCAAGACCCTGACTGCTGCTACTCTTGGTGACCACGGTGAAATTGAAGCCGAAGGTAAGACAATTGCTTTCCAGCTTGCTTCCGATACTCCCGGCGATAGTAAGCAGGATGCTGCTGTAAAAGCTGGCGATACTGTACGTATTGATTGCTATGAGGTTCATTACGATGAAGCCTATGAGATGCAGATTGATGCTGAGAACTTCGCTGGTTACTATTACATCGAAGCGTCTACACTCTTCCGTGATGAAGAGACTGGCGTAGACCTTCCTGCTGAATTTATCATTCCTCGTGGTAAAATCCAGAGTAACTTTACATTCTCTATGGCCAATAATGGTGACCCATCAACATTTACATTCACTATTGACTGTATGCCTGCCTACACCAAGTTCAACAAGAAGAAGAAGGTTATGGCTACGTTACAGGTTGTTGACAAGACTGATACAACTCACAACTATAAGAATAAGGACGTCCTTGGTCACAATGGTCGTACAAAGGATTCCGATGTAGATAGTTGGTATTCTAAGTCTGTCTTCTCCGAAACAGCGGGGGAATAAAAGCCGCAACGTCAACTGAATCTGCGGCTAACAAACAACATTCAGACGTAACTGCTAATGCAGTTGATTCGACTACTAAGACTTTTGTAGATGAAACTATTCCCAGTGTTTCTAAACTAAAGAAGTCTGTAGCTAAATAAGCTAAAGGGTGTTCCTTAACTGGGACACCCTTTTTCTTTTTAAATAGCAATAATATGTATTGCTATTGCAATATATACTAATGTTATTTAGGAGGTAATATGAGCAATTTCAATTGGCGTGCCATTCAAGCATATAATGGCGGTAAAGAGTATCTTGCTTATACTATTGCCAGAGGACAAGCCGATATTGATGATGATACGATGCACCGTATTATGAAACGCCAAGTAAGTACATTTACTCAGAGATTTAATCAGGTAAATGCGGCCAGTGGTAAAAAATATACTGGTAGACAGATTAAATCTATGATGGATAACTGGGTTTCAAATGGTGGCATAATAGGTCAAAATATTGATGCGGCAATGAAAAACATTGCAAACTTTGATAGCAAAGGCATTGCTAAATCGTATAGTACGTCTGGTGATATTTTTGTCGATGGTGTCAGTTTGGCAAATGTAGGTGCCACATTTAGTTCGTCTGTGCAAGATTGTTTGACTCATGTATCCAGTATTACTACAGCAGTCAATGAAGCTGTTAATAATATTATCTGGACACTCGCATCTAATTATGAATACTTAGTTGCTGCGCGTCTAGTTGACGCATACTATACAAATGGAAATGTCCCATCAGACCTACAAGGTATTCCAACAGATGCGAGCATTAGTGCAGGAATGGTCAAGGAGTCTGAAACGAAGATTGTTCTTGCAATGGAGAAGGTACGAGAAAATCTAGATATTCTTGCTTCTCTCGGTGATGGTGGCAGTGCTGATATTCAGAATAGCTTTCAATCTGCCGCAGATTCTATTGCAGCTGCTTTTAACTCTATTGGCGGTACAGTTCATGAAATGGCAGAAGCACATGCAATTAATGTTGCCGCAAATGAAGGTCAACAGCTTATTATGGAAAATGATGAAAAGATAAAGCAGATGGTATCTGCCGCAGATGGTAAGTTTTATTCCAATTGGACGGCACAACAGATAACAGATACTCTTGAAGGCAAAGAATCTAAGGAAGATGTTCATATTTATTGGAACAAAGGCGGCATTGTGCTTGAATTTGGCGGAAATGTCAAATTACGTGAAAGTGCGCCATTTCAAGGTAGCGGCCCAGGCTCACGTGCTCTTGGAGTTGAAGGATTTGTTGCTAGAAATATGACATACCAGCAGTTAGCCAAAAAATTAAATGCATTCGCGCCCGGCGCTGGTCAGTACGGATATAGCCTTGTCGGTGCTCTTGGTACTACTGTTAATGCTATGGACTGGTACAATATCAGGCAGGCGGCTGGTGCTTTGAGTCTTGTGGATGCTATAGCTGGTAGTGGTATTCAAGGAGACTATTCAACCTTGCTTATTGTAAATAATAAGATATTTTCAATTTATGATATTCTTAGAAAGATTTATGATAATTCAGATACTATTTTGAAGTATGGTGGCAACAAATATTATCTTGTTGAAGGTTTTGATTTAGGTACTTTAAGAAGTAAAGTTATGCCGTCACAGACAGGAGATAATGTTTTCCGCATGGCGTTAAATCGTAATAAACTTGCCTACAAGGTATTGAATAATACTAAGATTAGTATTACACTTAATATGGGTCATTTATTTACACCAGATATTTTTAAATCTTAGTTGACATTATTTTAAAAGTATGGTATAATATAACCATATAGGCATAGAGATAAAAGGAGATTTTTATGGCAATTCTTTTTGAAACAGAGACAGCTAAAAAGCTGACCTCACAAGACATGTATGATATTATCCATTTTGCAGCACAGTCTGCTGAGGATAATGGCTTCGTCAACCAGTTTGTTTTTGAACGTGCGCTATATGCGTATGCGGCGATTATTCTATATCCTGACCGTAAGGAAGAGCTTGGCCGCATGGTTTCAGATAATATTCTAGATGCTTGGGATGCGCTTTTGACTGATGGCACTATCGCAGACATGAATGAAAACTTTGCGGTAGATATGGACGCTCTTGGTCGAATTGGTAGCGTATGGCTTGATGATTATATTAAGTATCTACAATCTGCTCGTGGTATTTTCTCTACGTTCCAAACTTTTAGTGGCGATATTATAGAATCTACTGTAAATCGTTTTAAAGATGCTTTTAATGAAAATGATGCTCAGACAGTTCTTGATATTGCAGATAAATGGGGCATGAATAATACTCCAAAAGATGAAAGTAAATTAAAGGAAAAAGTCAAAGTCAAGGCTATGGCAACCACTGAACAGGTTAATGATGCGATTAAGGCGGCTACTGATTATCTTGCCACCGTGTCAACAGAAAATGAAGAGGTTAAAGAAAATAATGAACAAGAGGAAGGTCCTCTGTTCGAGCTTTAGTACAAAATTCAATAATTGTTATGAGCCTACTTTTATATAAAGTAGGCTCTTTTTTTATGCCTATATTAACGTTAATAAAGATATAAAAGGAGGTACGATTGTGAATCGTACAGATAAATATGAGGTAGGTGATTACCATTAGTAAATATTCAAATACTATTGAGTATAATCTACGAACTACATTAGACCGTTCTGGTTTGACTCAATTGCAGACTGAACTTAATAAAGTTTCTGTCCAATTAAAGGAAATGCAATCTCAGGATATTATTGATAATAAGCAAGTTTCTGCGGCTATTAATAATATTCAAAAATTTCAGAAAGCATTAAATTCGAGCTTCAATACTAAAATTGGAATGCTCGATATGACAAAGCTGACCAGTCAATTAAATGATAGTGGACTTTCATTACGCAATCTACAAAACTCATTTTCTATGGCAGGGTCTACTGGTAAAATTGCCTTTACAGACGTTCTTGCGCAATTAGGTAAAATTGATACTGGTATTAAAAGTACCAGTTCAATGGTAGATAAATTATTTAATACAATGGGTAATACGGTCCGTTGGGGCATTATGTCAAGTGCTTTTAACGGCGTTACTGATTCTATTCGTCAATCTGTTGAATATGCCAAAGACCTTGATGATTCATTGACACAGATTATGCTTGTTACTGACTATTCGCGTGATTCGATGGTACAGTATGCTAAACAAGCTAATGAAGCTGCGAAGGCTCTTGGCTCTACAACTGTTGCTATGACGAATAGCACCCTTGTCTTCGGTCAGCAGGGTTTTGACTTAAATAAATCTCAGCAACTTGCAGAAATGTCAACTAAATTGGCAAATGCTTCTCAGCAAGATACTGCTACAACGTCAGACCAAATTACAGCATATATGAACGCTTATGGTCTTGATAATAATATTGATAAACTTAATGCCGCACTAGATTCTTGGGCTAACGTAGCAAACATTTCTGCTGCGGATGTTGGAGAGTTGGCAGAAGCATCACAGAAAGCTGCGTCAGCAGCAGCTACACTTGGAGTCTCTACAGACCAGCTTAACGCCCAGATTGCTACTATCGAATCTGTTACACGAGAAGCACCAGAACAAATCGGTAACGGCTTAAAAACACTTTATGCACGCTTTTCAGATTTGTCAATGGGTAAGACTCTAGACGATGGAGTAGACTTAGGAAAAGTTACTTCTACACTAGAAAAAGTTGGTGTACAAGTCTTAGATGGCGATGGCAAGATGCGTGGCGTTGGCAATATTATGGAAGACCTTATGAAAGTTTGGGATTCTATTGATGCTACACAAAAAGCAGCTGTAGGTCAAACGCTTGCTGGTAAATTCCAGCTTACCCGTTTTGAAGCATTGATGAATCGTTCAGACTTATATAATCAGTATAAAGCTGGTTCTGAAAATGCTAACGGTACACTTGATGTAATGAATGAAAAGTACGTTGATTCGTTACAGGGAAAATTAAATAAATTACAGACTACTTTTGAAGGTATTATCAATAGCCTTGGTAATTCTTCTGATTTTTATGGATTCATTGATGGATTATCTACTGCATTAGATTTAATGCAGAAATTGGTTGATTCTATTGGTGGCGGCTCTGCCGCGCTCACTTTACTTGGCGCGACAGCTTCAAGAGTTTTTAGTAAACAGATAGCTCATAGTTTAACAGCTATGGCGCAGAATTTTTCTCTTGGACAAATTAAGAAAAATAATGCTCAAGTAAGACAAGAAAAACTTAACGCAATGGGTTATCAAAAGATTGATGATAAGTCTTTAGACCCGTTAAAAGATATGATTGATGTTGGAACAACATATCAATCAGTCATGAGTGATGAACAGCAAACACAATATAATAAATTACTTATTGATACAAGCCGCGCGATTAATGGCGTGACTGATGCAGAAGCTAAACTTCGTGAAGCTGTTAATGAAACTAATATGGCTATTGGTGCTGCGACTGGTGAATATAAAGAATATATTCAGCTTTTAAGGAACGAAAATGGAGTCCTTCAAGCAAAAGGCACTCAAGAATACTATAATAACGTAAATGCTGGTAGGGAAGAATTATATAAAAATATTTCTTCTAATGAAGCAAAGCAAAAACTCCAAGGAATCGCAAATGAATCTTCTGGTATTAGCTCAGTAACTATTCCAAAACATCGTGATAAAATTGCAGCTCTTGGCGCTGATTCTGACCCAATGAAAATCATGACAGAAGGTCGAGCAAGTCTAAAAGTTATATTAAAAGACTCTCAAAGATTGCTTAAAGCGTATGGAATAACAGAAAGCATCTATGGTAAAGATTCTATTTTTGCCGTTTTAGACGAGCAAGCTACAGATTGTCTAGAGCCAATAGACAAAGTAATTCAAGCACTGCGCAAATTGTCTCCACTTGCGAATAGCACCGTTAGAAAAAATGGTTTGAACTCTGACAACCTAGGTGAAGCTATTGGTCTTATAGATACACTTCAAAGCAGTATGAATAAAGTAAATCAAGGAGCGGAAGGTGCTTTAAACAAGGCAAATGATGCGTTAATTAAAAATCGTTTTGCCGTGGGTTCTGCTTCAGATTTGACTCGTAGAAACCAAGAAGTTACTGGTGCTAATGTAGTGCTTGAAGGCGTTAAAGGCCAGAATGAAGGTCTTGAAGACACGCTGAAAAAACAAATGGATGTACAAAATATTGTTCAAGCTACCGCAGCTATTGGACAACTTAGTTTTGCTTGGCAATCTTTCCAAAATTTGGGTTCTATATGGGCAAATGCTGATTTAACCACTGGCGAAAAGGTTGAACAGACTATAATGAATCTTTCTATGACTGTTCCGCAGCTGATTTCTAGTTTTATTGAGTTAAAAGAAGCATCAAAATTAGATTTTGGAAACCTTTTCTCTTCGATTAAAACAAATGAAATTGCAAAAATGCAGACAGCATTAGATTCAATGCAACTCGGTTCTTTTGCGAACGGACTTACAGCGACCACTATTAAGTTTAAAGCTTTTGGCGCAGGAGCTAAGATTGCATCTGCTGGTCTTCAAGTATTTAAAGCGCTTATTAAAGGTCTAAGCAGTCCTCTTGGTATGGCAACAATTGGAATCGCGGCTGCTGGTGGTGCTTTATTTAGTTTCCTTCACCAAAAGAATCAAGCTGCAAGAGATAAACAAGTTGAAACATATACAAATACTCAACAAACTGCGTCTGTTGACACTTCTTCTTTTGACACGGCATATGCTTCTTATAAACAAACTGGCGAAGTAACTGATGAATTAAAGAGTGCTACTGATAATCTAATTGATTCGCTTGACATTGCTGGTGGTAAGACACTTAAAAATTCAGGAGACTTTGATACTTTAGCAGAGAAAATCAAGAACGCGAGTACTGCTTTTAAGGAGCTGGCTGAATCTCAAGGTAAACAGGCTTTAACTGCGTTAGAAAAAGGTGCTTCTACATATACACCATTTGTTAATAATGCGGAAAGAATAGCATATCAGAATGACTTTTTAAGTAATGCTGGTTTGACTACAAATTGGATTGGTCAAGATACTAGCGGATTATCTCTTGCAGAGAAAATCGGTAAGGTCACAGACGCATCCGCTAAAGCTCAAAAAGAAGCAGATAAACAACAAAAAATTCTTGACGGCATGAGCAAAGACGATGCCATGTACGAATTTAGAAAATCCAAAGTAGACCAAGCAAAGCAAAATGTTTCTGACGCGCAAGATTACTTAAATGATGAAAATGTCGCTAACGCAAAAACCATTATTGACAATATGGCTAGTGCCGCAGAAGAAGGTTTGAACAAGAGTGACTTCGTTAACAAGTCTAAAAAAGAGATTGAAGATTCTCTATTAGACAATGAAGCTATTAAAGCTAAATATCAATCTCTTGGAAAAGAAGCTGGACAAGAATATATCGACGGACTCGTTTCTGCTATGCAAGGTGGCAAGAACGATGTTAAAAATTCTGTTATGGCAGGATTAAGTTCTGATATTTCAACTGACAATCTAGAGAGTGCGGCCAAAAACAAGTCTTCAATGAAAGATGTACTTGAAGATTATCAAACTGCCTATCAAAAGAATGGTGGTTTCACAGAAGATGAAGCTGCCAACATTATGGTGGAACATCCTGAATACGTTGAATTCTTGCAAAAGGTTGGCGACCAGTATCAACTAAATCAGCGTGCGGTTGAACAATGGACACAAAAGACGCGTGAACAGACCGCTGCGATGAAAGAAGCAACTGGCGAAGCCGTTAATATGTCTCAAGCTAATACAGATATTCTTGCGGCATATCAAAGTCTTTCCGGTAATAATCTTGACTTACAGCAGCCGCTTCAAGAAATACAGCAACTTAATGATTTACTTACTAATGGTGCAATTTCTAATGCTGATTTCTTAGATAGATTAAATTCTGGTTTTGATGCTTTAGCAAGTAAAATTGATAACGCTGTTAACAGCGGTCAGAAACTTGCTGACGTATTAAATGATGATGATATTTCTAACTTTGCTCAAATTATGACAAATGAGTTGTATACTGGTTTACAGCAGGCCAACAAACAATTCAAGAGTGGCAAAATGAATGTTACTCAGTATTCTAATACTATGAAAAAAGCTGCGCAGCAATCTATTAAAATGGAACAGGCAACTAGTGGTTTAACTGATGAACAAGTTGAACAAATTAAGAATTCTAGAGATATTAGCAATGTCACCGTTGGCATGACAAAAAAGCAGAAATCTGCTGCAAAGCAAATTAATAAATTAGCCAAGAGCATGAAAAATCTTGACGCTGCTGCTGACTTTAATAATTTTGTTACAGACAATTTTGAACAAATGAATAAAATCTTTGAAGACACTGGTAAAGTAGCCGTGGATGCTACAAATGATATGGGTGGAATCAAAGAGGAATATAGTCAAACAATTTCAGGTCTTGCATCTTCTATGCAGACATTTTATCAAACTAACACAGAAGCCGCTGTAAATACTGCGAACGCTATTGCGGCTACTGGTGCAATGACGCAAGCTCAAGCGTATGAAATGTTAACTACAGGACAAGGCCTAGCGAGTGCCATGATGTCCAACAGCGAAGTCGCTAGTGCGGCGATGCAAGGAACAATGGCAGAAGCCGAAGGCGCAGTTTCAAATATGGCAGATGGTATCTCAGGTATCATCACAGATATTATGACAATGTTTGGCGGCATTGATGGTGATGTTACCAGCAGTACTGAAAAGACTGATTCCTCTGAATATGATATTACTTCAACTGAAAAAGGTAAGGGTTCAGAATCAGTTGGTACCGTTTCAGTTCCAAATTTCAAGATGCACATTAAAGGTTCTAATAACTCTTCTTCTAAGGGTTCTGCTGCAAGTAGGAATAAAAATCTTACCTCTACTGGTAAGACGAGAACCACTTCTGATGGACGTATTCAAGAACAATATGTAAATAAGTTTACTGGTAAATCTACTTGGTCAGATGTTAATGCTGGTTCACAAGCGTCTGTTAAGGAACACTCCAAACAACTTGCAAAAGGTTTAAGTTCACTTTTTGGGTCTTCAACTCCTAGCCTTAAAAACTGGGCACCTTCTGGTGTTGGTGGCGCTGCGTCACCGTCAAACTTCGGACTTCCTTCGTCTGGCTCAGGCGGTGGAGGTGGCGGCGGTGGTGGAGGTGGCGGTAGCTCCTTCACTCCAGATACCAAAGAAGCTCTTGATGATGAAATTGACCGTTATGAACGTGTTAATACACTTCTTGACGCAATCGCAAATGACTATGAGCGTATCAATAAAGAGCAGGAACGCTTAACTGGTGATAAGTTAGTTGAGAATCTTTCTAAGCAGACTTCACTTTTGAAACGTCAAATTGACTTACAGAAAGAAAAGTTAAATATCCAGAATGATGAAATGAATGAACTTCAATCTAAGCTATCTGGATATGGTATTCAATTTGATGCTGAGGGTTATATCTCTAACTACGCAAAGATTCATCAAGGCTTAATTGACAACGTTAATAACCTTATCGGTCAATATAATGCGGCTGGTACAGAAGAAGCTCAAGATGCTATTAACGACCAAATTGATGCGGCAAATGATAATCTTGATAAATTCAAGACGCTATATCAACGTTATGATACTTTAATTTCAAGTGATTTGAGAGACACAATCCAGCAGATTGAAGACCTCAATGATGAAATTGAAGACCTGCGTATTAATATTTTTAAGACGCAAGTTGAATCTCTTGACAATCTTAAAGATATTCAAGAAAGTCTAGTTGATTTTGACCGTGCGTTCAATCGTGGTATCAAGCTAACACCTTATCAAGAAGCAGCAGATAACGTTGCCAAGCTCGGCAAATATTTTGATGTTGCAACAATGAGCGTTGATGAATACTATGATAATCTTATCAAGAAACAAGAGGATGCAGCAAATGCCGCAGGTACATCTGATGCATATAAGAAATGGTCAGCAGGTCGTGTAGATGAACTCAAAGCTGCCAAGCAGCGTGCGCTCAACGGTGACAAGAGTGTAGACTACTACGGCACTGGTTATTTCGATATGTCTATGAAGAATCTAACCGATATTAACGCTCAGATGAAGCAGTTTGAAGAAACTGGTAAATCTGATATTTTCGGTGAGAATTCCGCAGACCTCTATGACGTAGCTAAGACAGTATACGAACAGGCCGCAGGACTTGCTCAGGACTATTGGTCATTGATTGAAAATCTCCATGATAACGTCATGGATATGATTGATGATATTAGCGATAAGATGGATAGGCGTAAAGACCAGTACGAAGCTATTACTGATGAACTTGAGCATTGGTTAGATATTACAGAACTTCTACATGGCGAAGAATCTTATGATGATTTAAATACCATCCTTGGCGCACAGCAGAATAATTACAAAGCACAGCTGAATGAATTAATGCAGCAGCGCGATATTTGGAAAGATATGCTTGGCTCCATGAAAGAAGGTTCTGAAGAGTGGAATGAAGTATCTGACAAGATTAAAGATGCTACTTCCGATATTAACGACCTTATTCAGAATTCTTTAGAGAATCTACAGAAGCAGTATTCAAATACAGTTTCAAAGATTACAAAAGCATGGGGAACCAAGGCCGTTGGTACTGATCTTGACTGGATGAATACACAGTGGGAGCTAATCAATCGCAATGCTGATTATTATCTCGATGATGTTAATAAATCCTATAATATCCAAAAGCTACAGAGCAAATATCTTGACCTCTTAGATGGTTCAAACGACTTAGCTATCCAGCAAAAAATTTCAGCGCAAATGAAAGAGCAGCTTGAATATCTGCGCGATAAGACTAAGCTATCTGAGTATGATGTAAACTATGCGAACGCACAGCTTGAAATCTTACAGAAGCAAATTGCGCTTGAAGAAGCTCAGCGTAATAAGTCTCAAATGAAACTTCGCAGGGATACTCAGGGTAATTATTCATATGTCTATACAGCGAACGATGATAATGTACGTTCCGCACAATCTGACCTTCTAGATGCACAGAACAACGCATATAATATGTCTAAAGACCAGATGAAGCAGACTCAGGCAGATTCACTATCTGCGCTACAGGATGCTCAATCTACAGTCAATGACATTTGGAATAATGCTAATCTATCTCTTGAAGAGAAAACCAAGAGAACGCAAGCAATCATTGATTCGCTCAAGGAATATCTTGCGGGAACCAGCGAACAGCTAAGCACGTCCCAGAAGAACATTATCAATGACTTCATCGGCATGTGCGATATGCTGACTGGTGAGAACAAAGATAACCTACAAGACGTATATGACCAGATTGTTAATGGCAGTACAGATGCTTTCGACCAGATTGATACACGTTGGTCTACTTCTTTGACCTCTTGGTTACAGAATATGGACCAGTTCAAGGCTGATACAGATAAGATGCTTGGCGATTTGACGCAAGCTGGCAAAGATTATGCGGATGGTACAAAGACTATCGCTGACTTAGCAAAGACTAATTTTGATGATATTTCCAATAGCATTAGCGGTACAACCGATAAGACAAAAGAACTTGCGGACAGCACAAAAGAATTTGTCAACATCCTTAAAGATGTATCTGGCGAGGTCAAAAAGACCGAATCTACGATGACTGATTACGCCAATCGTATTACAGATGCTAACAATAATATGCAGGCATTCAAGCAACTTGCTGATGAAACTGCAAACAAGCTGTCTAAGAAAGAACAAGAGAACGCCAATCTAAGCGAAGCTCTAAAGCAGGCTGAGCAAAAGAATTACAACTATGAGCACTATGGCAACGCTAACGGTCCTTCATCTGGCGGCGGTGGCGGTGGAGCTGGCGCCAATGAAGATACCGCTTGGGGTATCGCTAAGGCGATTTGGACTTATGGTTGGGCTTCTGGCTGGGGCAATGACCCTGTACGTTCTAGCAAGCTGACTGGCGCATATGGTACTGCTTTTGCCCGCCATGTTCAGGATATTATCAACCAATATTCTAGGTCTGGTAAACTTGTTGATTACGGTTCTATGAAATATAGTTCTAAGAATCTAATTGGCTATGACACAGGTGGCTATACAGGTTCTTGGTCTGATAAGACCGCAGATGCCAAGAATGGTAAACTTGCATTCCTACATCAGAAAGAACTTGTTCTTAATGCTACAGATACACAGAATATTCTTGCGGCAGTTGAATCCGTAAGGTCTTTTGCAGATAGCCTTAAATCTACAAGTCTTGCGCAATCACTTTCTACTGCTCTTGGAGCGGTAAGTGGCGCGAAAGCAAATAACGCATCCGAGACAATTGACCAAAACGTACATATCACGGCTGAATTCCCAGCTGCGAACAGTGCGGCAGAAATTGAATCTGCGCTTATGTCACTGAATGACAGAGCGGTTCAGTACGCTTATAAGTTCAGATAAACATGGGCAAAATTTTATAATCGAATATTTGTGGTTTTGATATGTCTTAGAGCATAATTTTATAAACGGGAGAACTTTATGTTCTCCCGTTTTTTATTTGGATTGAAAAGGAGTTGACAATGGCGAATCTACAGGACGTTGTTCTTGAAGCTGTGGATACAATTGTATCCAACAGAATAAAACAAATAGCTACGGATAAAACAGTTACCGCCACTGTCGCTGGCTGTACTAATTCACTTACAGGAGAATACCTTGTTTCATATAATGGTGGCAAATTAAAAGCATATGCCCAAGAAGGAAATACATATACTCAAGGTCAATCAGTATATGTGCTTGTTCCAGAAGGTGATTTCACCAAGAAAAAGAATATCGTAGGTGTTGTGCAGACAGCAGAAGATGATAACAATATTAGCTTTGTATCTTCGGCTATTAGTAATTATAATCTCATTGGCCGCAATTGCCTTAGTGACAAAAATAAAGTCACGCCTGCTGGACTTCGTTCTTATAAAAAAGAAGATTATAAAGTTCTATATAAGAAAGATGAAGATGTAAGCGGCTCTAAACCTAAGTTTCTATCTATTGACACCCAAGAGTTAGAGAATAATATCAAACAGGCCGAAGCGGTGCTAATTGAAGCGTCTTTCCGCACATCTCTGCCGCGAGAGCACAAACTTACAAAGACTGGCGAGTATGGTATCACTTTTATTTTAGCCTTTAAAGATGGAGATGCTACAGACGATAAAGGTCAGGCGTTAGTTAAAAAGCTATCGTATACTATTGACAGTAATAGCATGACTGGTTCGCCGCTTCAATATCAAAGTTATTTTGACCAATATCAGATTTTTCCAGTAGACGTTGAGAATTTCTTATATATCGACCAGATTATTTTCTATTGTAAAGATTTTGTAGAAACTACTGACCCAATCCAATCACAGGACAGACCGATTGGCTGGGGCGATGATATTTTTATTAAAGATGTTGAATTTTATGGCCTTAGAAAAATCAGTGCGGCAAATGGTGATTACCAAATGCACCTGTCTATGCCGAAAGGTTCAACTCTTAGAGACTTAACTGAAAACTCTTCTTTAAGCGTTGTCAGCACTCTTCGTCACAAGAATGAAGACCTTTCAGGCGATGCAATGTTTTACTGGTTCAAAGAAGATGGACGAGTGACCGCAAGTTCTAAAGATTATAAGATGTACGGTGGAGCTGGTTGGTCTTATCTTGAAGCTAAAGGTAATAAATATAGTTTTGTTACTACTGGTGCAGAGAATCGTGCCTATGAAAATAAATATATGTGCGTTTGCGTTTATAAAGAGCAAATGGTTTTAAAGGACTATTTCACGCTATATAATGAAGCAGCAAAACGTGACATTGAAATTATTTCTTCTCTTGGAGTCAGTTTTAGTTTTGACCGTGGCGAACCTACTTTAACTTGTCTTTTGGATGGTAAATCTTCTGACTTTGAAGCTGGTAAAGCAAATGGGCATCCAGATAATTTCTTTAGATTTGTTTGGTCTAAAGTTGACGATTATGGTCAGACGTTATCTTTCATTGAAACTGTAGACGAATTAAAAAAGCGCTATGAAGATGGTATAAAAGCAGGCATTGGATATAATAATCTGTCTGCTTTGAAGAATCAAATGAATGCGCTCGAAGGTGTCTCATGGGATAAAAATACACTCACTTATCCAGTGAAAGGTATTGACTCTAAGGCTACTTTCAAATGCTCTGTCTATTTGCGCGATAGGGAACCTTCAAAAGATGAATCTGTAGAAGATATTGAATATAATATCGGTGTTGCAACACTTACTCTAAAGAACGCAACTGCCGCAGACCCTACCGATTATTATATCACTATTGAAAATGGTGACCAAGTATTCCAGTATAGCGAATCTGGTGTATCTCCTGACGATGATAGATACGAAGACCCATTAGAGGTTAAGCCACTTACTTGCCATTTCTTCGACCCTGCTGGCCTTGAAGTCAATAAAGATACATATGATATTAAATGGCGAGTACCATTAACAGACTCAATGATTACAATTCCAAAAGAAGGAATGGTACTCAATCAGTCTAATCAGAAAATCGAGTATTGTACATCGCAGATTTATCCTATGGCAATTGCCGCAAACTTCGATTATTCCGCAGTGTCAAATCAGATTGAAGCTATTGTAACATATCAAGGCGTTACATATAGTCAAATGACTGATTTTCTGTTCACAAAGGTTGGAGAAAATGGCACGAACGGTACAGATATTGTTGCCAAGATTTCTCCTACTTCCAAGAGTCTAAAGAATAAAATGCTTGCGCTTATTATCGACAAGAATAATAAAGTTGTGTGGAATACAGGACAGGCAATCTCGCAACAGGTTTTGCAGTTCCAGCTCTATCAACGTAATGAAAAAATCAATGATGATTCTACTGTCTTTTGGTCGATGGGATACGGCCAAAGTAAGTATATGAGTTGTAACAATGGTGTTGTCTCTTGGAATACAACTGACACGGCTAAACGTAAGTTTATGAACCAAATTGTAAAAGCTCAAACAACTTATACCGTTAGAGATTCTTCATATAAGTATTATGCTTTTTATGGTATCCCAGTGATTAAAAAATATGCCGATAATGATATTCAAATTGATAAGACTTCTCTTCTAAAGTCTATTACTTATAACGCAGATGGACGTAATCCGTTATATAATAAGAATCAAGGTGTTACACTTATTGGTTCTGGTATTGAAGACTTATTCATTGAATGGATAGCAGAGGGCGGCGAGCCTTTAAAGACGGGTCAAACATATGACGAGAATCCGTTAAGTGCTTGTTTCAAGATTATTACAGAAAAGAATACATCAGACAGTGTACAAAAGACAGCCCGCACAAAAGGATTAAGTCAAGTCTATATCCTCCCAAATGATGTATATGATGGTGAATATGGAAACAATTTAGTTCATTGTAAAGTCTATACGTCAGCAGATGCGGCCAATCCTGTTGTAGAGCTATATATTCCTATTTATATGTCACTGAATACTTACGGTCTTAAATCACTAAATGACTGGGATGGAACACATCTAGAAATCAATGAAGATGAAAATTACATCCTTGCGCCGCAAATTGGTGCTGGCGAAAAGAATAAAAACAATCAATTCACTGGCGTTGTTATGGGAACTTCTAAGACTTATGATTCTGATAAGTCTCAGATTGGTTTAATGGGATTCTCGGAAGGTAAACAATCTATCCTCTTAGATGCTAAAGACGGTTCTGCTACTTTTGGTCTACCAGAACAGCAGGCATCGCAGAATAATCATTTTGAGGAAGGCCGCATCAAATTAGTCCCAGGTGGCGAAAGCTATATTGGCGCATGGCGTATTGGTTCTCGTGCGTTATATAATATTGCAAATGCGGAAGTTGATAAAGACGGTAATTTCACAGAAGCAAAAGTAGATAGGCCATATACAGATTATCCTGTAAAGGATTCACAATTTTCAATTCCATCAGACAAACAGGGTCTTATCTTGGGGGCTAATCCTGCATATATTTCAGTTAAAGGCAAACCGCTTACGAAGCAGAATTCTAACATTGCTTTTGATGGAGCAAATGCAGCACTTGCCGAAGGTGATAGTCTTGAGGTAGAAATTGACCCTCGTAAAGATTCAACATTCTCAATCTATAGGCATTATAAGAAAGATGATAAGTGGCATCGTTATCCGCTTGTCGGCATCAATCAGTATGGACAGTTTTACACGAACGCAATTCAAGACCAAGAGTCTTCAATGGGTATTGGTAAGATTGGAGCCTTTGGCAAACGAGCACTTGATGCTAAGTATATCGGTGCACAGTTTGGCTGGTCTGATACAAATCTATTTAAATTCTTTGTTGACGGTACAGTTGGAAATTCTGAAAAGGCTACGACAGACCTTTATCTTTCTACTGGCACAAATATTCATAATGAATATCCAAGAGGTTTTAATGTTTATGGTAAGCATGTTAGTCTTTATGCGCCAGATTTAGGCAAGGAATCATCTGATAGCTCGACACATAGACTTCACATAGATTCAGAACAGGCTATTATTGGTCACGAAAATTCTTATTTAAGATTATCTGCTCTATCTGCGGCAGATGACACGACAGATGGAAAAACTAAAACATCTGTTCTATATCTTAATAATAATTTTGAGTTTATGAATCCAAAAGACAGAAAAACTACTATGTCTACTGGTGATTTTACTCTTTCTGCTATTGGAACGCCAAAAGATGATAAGACAGATAAAGATGGTAACTATACTTATACCATCGGCGGCAATTTAAGATTAAATGCAACCAATTCAATCAGAAATATCGCAGATAAAGATTTTCAGATTAAAGCAGGGGAAGACTATTTGATGTATTCAAAGGCTTTCTCTTCTGTCACAAACAATAAAGATGGTACTTTTACTATTGGTGCAAATAATGCCAAAGCTGTCTTAACATTGAATGATAATAAGGGACAAAATACTACACTTGTTGGTGAAGGTCTTAAATTCAATGCGGCAAATAATGGAATTAATATCGTAAGTGATACTTCGCCTAATGGTATTAAGTTAACTGCTACTGCAATTAAGGACAATGAAGCACAGGGCGGTGTAAGTATTAGTCTTGTACCTCAGTCTGGTGGTAATGGTGCTTTTTATATTAGGTCTGGCACTGGTAGCATTGAATCCAAATATGATGAAATTAAGCATGTTGGTAAGCGAACTTATGTAAGTATTGGTCACGGTATTGTATCAAATTGGGGTACTTTTTTAGGCACACCAGATTCACAGTCAACTACTTCTATTATTGCTGAACGAGATATGTGTAGTATCAATGGCTGGAATTATAGTAATGAATATTGTTATAATAATGGTTATGCACATTGGTGTATGGGAGCCAATAGAAGTTCGTCAAAGATTTCAGAGCACTTAGGCTATATTTATGATTTATTAAATAACTTACAGACACAGATTACTAATGAAGCAAATACTCGTGCCGCTGGTGTACAAAATGCTTTAAATAAAGCTGCTACGGCACAAAGGACAGCTGATGGTAAGGCAGATGCAAATCACAATCACGATAGTTCTTATGCTAAAAAGAAGCACCGTCATAATGTTCATTACTCAATGACCAAAGTTCGTATTGATGGTAAGAACTCTACTGATTTCTTTGTTAGTAGTTTAGCTACTGGTGGTAGTTATGTTTCAAGCACTTCAAATGAAGTATAAGATTAAAAAGGAGATAAAAGGATATGAATGAACTAGAAGTACGTATGAGGGTTCATGCTCTCGCAAAAGATATGATTTACGATTTTATGGCAAAGAATGGAATTGGCGCTACTGTTATGGTAGACGCTCTTAATTCTGTTCTTGTCGGTCTTTATCCATTAGCTCAGGGTGAAATGTTGCGAGCTATTGATATGGAAACTGCGGCCAAAGCTCAACAGCAGGCGCAAGAAATCAATCAAGTAGAGCAAAAAGCCACTCCTAAGGAGAAGGAAGTTAAATAATGGCAGTAAAATCCTTTGTTAAAAAGGTTGGTCAAAAGGCCAAAGATGGTTCACTTACCATGCCTTACTCTGAATTTGGAGTTGGCTTTGAAAACGTAGTGGACACGCGTAGGGATAAAGGCAATTATTCTCTTGCTCAATTTTTCGACAATTACATGGACTTCATGAAAAATACAACGTTTGTATATACTGGCAAAACACAGCCTACTAATACTCATGTTGGCATTTGGATTGACACAAGTTCTTCTAACCAATAGAAAGGAAGAGTGAAATATGGCAACAGTCGTTAGTACACTGTATCCACCTGTGGTTTCGACATTTCAAAATGCTTTTGTAAACACAGAAGATGCTGTTGTATATTTTACTCTTTCTTCTTTTAATTCTGCATCTGAGATTAAACATGTACATGTCAGTTGCGTAAATCAACTCAACAATGAGAATGCCTTAAATAAACTTTCGGGCATCCTCATTGAAGATTTACAATTCGATAAAGTAAGCGGTATGTATTATGTAACAATACCTACCGCTTATATCGAGGGCAATGCTTTTAATACGAATCAATTTTATAAAGTTCAGATTCGATTTGACAGTTATAATGGAACTGATGAAGTACCTATCAACGATGAAGCAAAGAAGAATAGTTATCTTTTATCACATACGCAATATTTCTCAGAATGGTCTTCTGTTTGTCTAATTAGACCTATTCACCAACCTAAAATTTATCTGTCTGTATTTGAAAACTATACGGGTAATTCATATATGACTTTTAATAAAGGCTTAACGCAAATCGCGGGAGGTCTTCTTTTCGTCACTAAAAATGAAAGTGGCGAAGAGGTAGTTTTAAATACTGAAACTGAAACGCTTGAAGCGTATCAATTTGATATTTTAGATGATTCAGACAACGTACTGTTTTCTACGCCTACTATTTATACTGGTGAAAATCTTAATCCAAATAATATTGTATATAATATTGATTTTTCATCTTTGAAGAATAGTGCAGATGGTTCTACATCAGATTCTACTAGTACATATTATGTATGCCGCGTTACTTGCCGCACAAAGAATCAGTATCAGCTTAGTAAAGAGTATAAATTCCAAATAGGTGAATATAGTGGTGCTGATGAATGGCAACCTACAATTGCCGCAGAGGTTGACGATGAAACTGCATCAATTAAAGTTTCAGTTAAAAATGAATATTCATTTAGTGATAGCATATCTGTATACGTAAGGCGTGCATCTAATAAAGACAATTTCAAAGAATGGGAAACAATCTATAGTGCAAAGTTACAAAAAGTCGATTTTTCAATTGTAGATAATACCGTAGAAAGCCTGACATGGTATCGCTATCGTGTAGAAGCTCTTAACTCTACTGGAATGTCGATTGCTAAGCCTAAAATGTCAAAAGTCGTTTTGCCGCAATTCTATGACGCGTATTTTTCTCGTGGAAAAGAGCAATATGCGGTAAGGTATAATTATCAGGTGAGTAATTTTAAGCCAGTAGTTAATAGAGCTAAGATTGATACCCTTGGTGGTAAATATCCTAAGTTTGCAGAAAATGCTGTATTGAATTATAAACAGTTTAGTATTTCAGGCCTGATTAGTGCTGAGTCTGATGTTTATTCTGAATTTACAAATAAGACCAAACTTATTCATCATAATAATGATACTCTTAAAGATTTATATTCAGAATATAAAGATGAAACTGGCGTTAAAGATTTAGTTCGTAACGATTTTAAGAATTGGGAAAAGATTGGCGGCAATCAGTATCCTAACGCACCTGTTTCCAGTATTACTTCACAAGAGTATTTAACGACTACAACGAATGACTGGCTTTATGAACGTGCATTCCGTGAAAAGCTAATTGCATGGTTGAATGACGGTGAGCCTAAACTGTATCGCTCAATGGCAGAAGGTTCTATGGTAGTTATGCTTACAGATATTACGTTGACGCCTAATGAAACCGTTGGCCGAAGACTATGGAATTTTTCTGCTACAATTTACGAGGTGGAAGATGCTTCTTCTTTAGACACTCTTGATACTCTTGGTATTTATAATCGTAAGATGATTGGTTCTATTAGTGGTAATGGTAAACAAGATTCCGAGGACGAGCCTAAAGATTACATTGAAGTTATTAAACCTGGTCAAACATATAAGTTTACTGTTACGAATAATAATGATATTAGAAATGATATTAATGATATATTAAGTAAAAAATATAGTGGAGTTCTTGCGAAACGCAAAGCAGAAGAAATCGTACTTAAAGATATTAAAATTTATTATCATTCTAAACCTCGTTACTATACCTTCCAAAGTGGTTCAGATGGACTTACAGAAGTGACAGATAAAACAAATGGTGTGTCTCAGATGATTGCTGAAAAGCGAGTCCAGCAAGGATACTATTTTGGTGTTATGACTCGTGGTAGTAATGGTAATCATAATATTTTCGTTAACGAGCGTGGATATTATCAGATTCCAAACAAGTTAGATGTTATTGGTCTTTATTTTCAAATTGGTGATGTTATTACTGTTGAATACACGCTTTGCTATAAAGAGCGCTCTAGCTCAAAAGAAGCTGTTTCAAGTGCGTCTGTTGACCGAGTAGTAGTCGGTCAAGAGAGAGGTATCTTTAAGTCTAATATTTATCTTGGCAGAAAGATTAGGAATAAATATAACTTTATTCAGATGAATGGTGATGTTATGATTTCAAGCAAGCGCATGAAATATTGGAAGGGTATTTGCTTAGATGTCACTCCATACGCGGTTGCTAGTATTAAATACCATAATGAAACAGAATATAAAAACTATCTCGTAGGTGGCACAGGTGTTTTACATATGCTGAGAGACGTTCCAGTAGATGATATGTGCTTCTTAGGAATCCGTATGAAGCAGGTGAATAAAACCAAGTACCTGCAAGAGAATGAATTTCGAGTTGATGCTTCGCTTAATGACGCGACAATTAACAATTTTAATTGGATTAGAGTTATTGATTCTGCTGAAACAAAAGACCCGGTATCTGTAATTCAAGACAATAATCCACCGCAGGATAGTTTTGTAAATGCATGGAACGATATTGGTGAACGACCAGTTCAGGTTGTAAAATATATGGATGTTAGCGAAGTTAAGAAGCCGATACTAAACACTGTATATAATATCAATGGCGACTTAAAGATTTATTATAATTATCAATGGTATAATTTTGTTTTTGGTATGATTGATAATATAGAGAATAATAATTCTACAGAAACTATTGGTATTGCTTTTATGCCAGTAGAAGGTATGATTAACTATTATGGCACTGTAATGACTACAAATTATCAATAGGAGGGAAAATGAGAAGGACGTATCCTTATTTAAATGACAGCTTCTATGAAGATGCCAATAGTGCATTAAAGCGTAGAAACTTTCTCAAGACTATTGATAATTTTGTCAATCAAAAACAATATGTGCGGCTAACCCTTCTCAATTGGAATGAAGAACCGTTGAAGGAGATTCAAGGTGTTATTGCGTCTGGTAGTCTTTCTAAAGACGGTTCTTCGTCTATTAGACGTACTTGCTCATTGACTGCATCTATTAGTAGTGGCGATTATGACATTGAAAATATGTCATATGATTTTGCAATTAACAAGAAAATCTTTATTGAGATTGGTGTTGAAAACCATAGCAATCAATTTTTAGATTATCCTATCTTATGGTTCCCTCAAGGCGTTTTCTTTATTGCGAGTGCGAGTGCATCATCTTCTGTTTCATCTGCCGTGTCATTGCAATTGACATTGAAAGACAAAATGTGTGGACTATCAGGTGATGTTTCTGGCACGTTGCCTGCGGCTGTTATATTCGATGAAATGGATACACAGGACGCAAGCGGCGCATATGTTACTAAAAAAGTATTAGTTTACGATATTATCCAAGAGTTAGTGAATCATTACGGCGGGGAAGATTTAAACAATATCGTTATTGAAGATGTGCCTCGCCGCATTAAAAGGGTTATGAAATGGACTGGCTCTAATCCGCTTTATCTTGTACCTAAGCAAAGTGGAAGCGCAGGCAGGATATGGTATGCGGCGTATGTTGATAAGCCAGCAAAATTAGAAGATGGTACGATTGAAATTTTAAGCGGTCAAGATTGCGGCTATATTTATGATGATTTTGTATATGATTCTGAACTATCTGCGAATCTTGGCGAAAGTGTAACGTCTGTATTAGATAAGATTAAAAGTTATCTTGGTAATTTTGAATATTTTTATGATGAATTTGGTGTGTTTCATTTTAGGGAAATTAAAAATTATCTTAATACTACACAAGCGACAACTTTAGTCAATGATATGAAGAAGCATGATTATCTTGTAGAAACAACTACAGGTAAAAGTGTATATGCTTTTAATGACAAAGATAATATTATTAGTATTAGTAAAACGCCGCAGTTCAATAATATCAAGAATGACTTTATTATTCAAGGTAAGCGCCAAGGTACAAATAGCCAGCAGCAGGTAGACGTTCGTTATCATCTTTGTATTGACCGCAAGCCAACACCCGTTACAATAGATGAACAAGGTAATAGTTACTATAATACTTATTACAACGTTTTATTATATACAGAAGAGTCTACTCAAGAACTAAAAGCCGCGTTTCCGATTGTATATACAAGCGTAAAAGATTTTCCTACTATTGGTGATTTCAATACTATTTATTTTGATGCTACTAATAAAACTGCTTATTATTGGAAAGATGATACTTATAAAGCATTAAAGTGTACAGCATATTATCCTCCAATAGATGCTTCAACTTCTTCCGTTGTTGTAGATGATAAAGGAGACATCGGTTCTGCGGCAATACCGATTATCATTGATGGTTATACTGTAAAAGACTGGCGTACCGAGCTTTATCTTGAAGGTCTATTGGCTAAGAAAAATGGAATTGATTCTGGCAATTATTATGCTAAAATTGATGGTATTTCTGGTTGGCAGGGAGATGTTCTACAATATGCACATAATTGTAAGATAGATACAGATTATTATTTTGAAGAATTAGATGCGTTTTGGCCGCAAATTTATGACCTTGCAGGTCAGAAGTTCATAGGTGAGAAAGAAAATGCTGAATTGCTTACTTCTGCGTTGACTGATGGTAATTATTTTCTAGACTTTATTGATTCTTCAACATCTGACTTAGGAAGATTCTCTGTATCTGCCATTGGTCGCAGAACAGATGCCGTATCATCTGATGCCGTAAACTGTTTGTTTGCTCCTGAGATTCCTAATATTGTATTCATCAATGCCGATGAAGATGATAAGGGAAGGACAAAGCAACAAGAATGTGAAGACAATGGTATGCCATATACTCAGGTACGTGGAGAAATTTTTTATAATCTGGCTACTGGTGGCTATAAGAATAGTGCTTTTGGCCAAGTGAAGTATGAATTATATCTTCATACAACTTATCAAAATTCAGTATCAATTACTGCGTTGCCAGTATTTTATCTAGAGCCTAATTCTAGAGTTGAATTAAATGATACTTCTACGAATACATATGGCGATTATAATTTAAATACACTTTCTATTCCTCTTGGGCCGGGCAACGCAATGACTGTTTCGTGTAATCAGTCAATAGAAAGATTCTAAAAATAGGGCAAAACCGTATAATTGGTTTGCCCTATTTTTTATTTTATATTAGGTATATTTTGGAAATAAAAGGAGGGAAATTGGCAACCACAAATATCGGTCAATATAGGTATGCTGGAGAAGGTCTTACTGAACTATCTTTTAAAAAATCTTATGTTGACTCTAATGCTGATATTACTGGATTAGATGAACAAAATACAGGTTTCAAAGACGTTGCTATCATTCCCGACAAGCAATTTGTTAAAGGTCAAGATTATTATTTAAAAGTTCAAATTCCGCAAGACATGAATTATGCTATGGAATTTACTATTAAATTAACAAAAAATTCAGATACAGACCAAGGCTCGTATCAGTATATTAAGACCGTTAACGTTAACGCAGGTGGAGACGGGAGTAACGTTTATAACGTTGCATTATATGAGAAAAGTAATGGTAGCATTAATGCTATGATACCGCTTAAATATGAATATGGTAAAACTACTATTAAAGATGCTTTATATTATCGAGAACAGAATAAAAAATATTATCTGGGCACAGGTGGCAATACGTATACACAGACAGATAAATGCAATATTGTAGCTATGGCAGCATCTTGGAAAACAAATGTTGGTGAACGTTATGGTCTGTTTGAAATGATTTTCAGGCCAATAGAAGATGGATTCATTTCTGTTGTGCTATCAATGACAAGACAAGCAGAAGACTACAATATTCAACATACGACAGCAAATGGTACGACTTATGGTCGCATTGTAGATTTAGATAAAATTAAATGTGAGCTATGTCAATTAAGTAATCTAGTGGAAAGTATGAACAATAATGCTACGCTTGATAGAATTGGTATTTGGGGCCATTCTGGTTTGATGATGGCTATTAATGGTGAAGAGATTAGGATTGGTCCGAGCGGATTCTATGAACTATCAGAAGTGCCTGTCTCTTCTATTGGCGTTGTGGCTCGTGATTATACTGATTCATTTACTATTGACTATGAATTTACACAAAAAGACGTAGAAGAGGACGGTGAATAGACCAATGGATTCACTTTATGGTGGACATGAAGGAACTAGCTTTGTAATTAAGGCTTCTTTCACTTCTGTAAATGAAATGCGACAGATGTTTTCGCGTGGTAGTAATTTCACAGAAGTCTGGTATGGAGAATACTGTCTGATTTCTACAAAGAATAAAAATCATCCAGATAACGGAAAGGTTTTTAGACGCGGACTAGATTACCAGAATACACAGACTGCTGGCAGTATTTACGTAGGACAAATCGTTGGCCCGTCTAGCGGCACGCCTTTCTTTCAAGTAGATACTATTGACAATGTAACGTATATGTCAACAAAGGCACTTGAAGAAAATACTTATCGTAGGTATCCAGTTGGTCAAAATGCCGATGGTACTGTTATCACTAACTGGAAACAAGATGATAATGGCAATTGGCATGATGGTGGCGGTACGCTTAAAAAAGATTTCAAATTCAATATCAAAAATCGCACGTTAGTTCCGGGCAAAAGTGGCAATTCATTTAATGATGATATTGAATATACATGGGTCAATATTCGTAAGGATGATGAAGATGCGGACTCTTGGTTCTATGTGGGAATGAAGTTTCCTTATACTGTAATTGATTATAAAGCTCATGCAGTTTCCCAGTATGATACAGCTGGTAATATTAAGCAAGAAAATGCTATGGCTTCTATTACACGTATTGACGATAAGACCCACCCATTCTGGGAATACTGGGATATGGGTATTCCAAAAGGCTTAAAGGGTGATACGCTTCGTAATCTTAAAGTTATTGAAATGACGGAAGCATTACGTAATAAAGTATATTCAACTGAGCATATTACAGTCAATCCTACTACTGGTCTTGCTACTGTTGGTCAATCTGGTTATCCTAATATGGAAGATGATATTGCCAAACATCGTCAGATTGTAGTATATGAATTATATATCTATGATAAGCGAATCAATCCGGACCCAATTTTAATTTATCTCGGTGATTTTAATATTATTAAGAATATTACGCTTGACGATAAAGGCACTTTAACTGTATCTTATACACACAATAATGATACTGTCTTTTATAAGAAAATTAAATGGGTGACAGGCGTTGCCCTTTCTACTGGTAACGGTACCGCAGGCGGACATTTCAAGATGGACTTTAACAATGACTCTCCTGCATATGAAACAAACCTTACATGGGTAAAGGGTCTTGAAATTCAAAATAATGGTGATGTTATTGGAACATTTGCTGGTACAGATGGTGGTAAATTATCAAATGATGGTAGGAACAAAATTGGTCACATCCGTTGGATTAGTGCAGTTACGTTAGATGAAAATACTGGTCATTTTGTATGTTCTTTTAATGACGGTACCGCTTCTGTGGATAAACGCCTTACTTGGGTTAAAGATATTACAATTAATCAAACAAATGGTCAGATTACAATCAATACGACTACTGGTGATAAAATTAGCCCAGCTAAATTGAAACTTTTGACAGCTGCGCGCGTTAACGATATTGGTGAAACAACTCTTATCTTTAATACTGGTGAAACAATTAATTTGAAGACTGAAAATGGCGGTGAGAATTATAAAATCACTACCGTTAAATCTATTTATATGGGTACTGGAATTAGTGATGATAAGAGCATTTATGTTAAATACAATAGTAATCCAAACCCTGTAAAAGTCAGTGACCCTATTAACTCAATTGAACGTCTTGTGGTTCGTCCATCCGATTGGCATCTATTTGTTCTTTACAGTGACCCATCACACCGTGTTAAAAATGCGACTGATGGTTGGATTTCAAATAACGATGCGATGAAGTACGACGCATCTATTCCTAATTATGGCTCAAATGTCTATTGGAAAGACCTCGGCACTATTAAAGACCAAGCTGGTATTTTAATTGGCTTTAATGTCACAAAGACTCAGCTAAATGCAGCAGGTTTTACAGATGCCAATATTATTGAATATCTAAATCGTGAATTTCCTTTTGGCCTTACTGGTGCGCAAAATCAGCCTGGTGGTCAATCTAATTTAGGCAAAATTATTACGTATCAGCCATATAATGAAGCCAAGAGTGATAAAGAATTTTATGCGTTTGATTATAATTTAAGTACGTGGTATTATCTTGGCAAGATTGCGGACACAGGTATGCGCGATGTTAAGTTAATGGATGAAAGTGCGGCCACTTATGAAAGCCTGAAAACTTTAACTTCTGATGGCCTTGCTTTTTTACAGAATTCTGTTACTGTTTCAGATAATTCGATTCCTTCCTATTGGTCTAGTACCTATAAGTTTGGAGCATAGACATGAAACTTGAACAGATTAAAGGCCCATTTTCAATTAAATCTAGTCATACGTTTAAGGCTGGCGCGGGTAATTCTTATGTACATATCGGTATTCAGATTCCAAAGCGTCAACCGATTGCTTATTCTGAATACCGTGCATTAAACGAAGGAAAAGAAGATATTATCCTTTTTCCGCGAATTCCTGATTATGACGTTACAATCACTACAAGTGAGAGTGAATTTTCATATAAGGTAAATGAAACAGGTATACTTGAGCTTGATGGCAATTTCGGTTCAAAGCTAAAATTTACTTTTGAGAAGAGTATGCCGCCAGAAACAATTATAGACGTTATCTATAAAGACGAAGAAGAATAAGGAGGTAGTAAATGGCTAAAGGTAATCCAAATGATTCTACGATGAAAAATAATTTTGTTGCTAAGGTATATGACCCTACACTTAAAACATATAGGCCGATTTACGTTGCGCCAGATGCTACCGACAATAAGCGTGGTGAAGTCTGGCTTTCAGACGCGACAAATGCAACAGATAGTGCGGCCACAGGCGTTGTCGCCGCTACACCAAAAGCAGTTAAAGCTGTGAATGACAATGCGAACAATAAGCTAGACAAGATAACTACTAACGCGCAATCAGTTAAATCTCCTACTACATTCGCAGGCAGGGTTACTGGCAATGGCGGATTTACGGGAAATCTTACTGGTAACGTCACTGGTAACGCCGACACTGCTACGAAACTAAAGACCGCACGTTCAATCAGCGTTAAGGGCGGCAACAATGGCGGCACAGGTAGTGCTAATTTTGATGGTTCTGGTAATATTTCAATTACAATTCCATCAATTGATGCCGCAAGTGTCACTGGGGTGTTACCTCTAAGCACTATTCCGCAAGGTGCGTTGGAACGATTGGTTCATGTCGCTAATAAAACAGCCCGCTTTCAGCTAACTAATCAGCGAGTGCAGACTGGCGATAGCGTCATTCAAGACGATACTGGTATTATGTATATTGTTGTTGATGATACCAAGCTAAATTCTGACGCGGGATACCAAGAGTATAAAGCTGGTACAGCACTTAATGCAAGTCATGCAACTAATGCCGACAATGCTACCAACGCGACTACTGCTGGTAAAGTCGGCCATAGTTTAAGTGTTGGAGTGACATATGGGACTGCATCAGCTTCGCGTAAACAGACATTTAGTTTCAATGGTTCTGCTGATGTTTCGTTTGATATAGATACAACTAAACCAGAAGTCATGAAAGCTGCTACCGCTAATGCAGCTGGTCATTCTGGCCTTGTTCCTGCTCCTACGGCTGGAAGTCAAAACAAATTTCTCCGTGGAGACGGTACATGGCAAGTCGCTGGCGAGGTTACTGGTGTTAAAGGCAATGCGGAAGGTAGCTACCGCACAGGCAATGTAAATCTTACTTGTGCTAATATTGGTGCTGCAACTGCTAGCCACAATCACGATACGAGTTATTTAAAGCTATCTGGCGGCACACTGACAGGTTCGCTAACCGGTCAGAATATTGTTCCTAGCGCTACCAATTCTTATTCTCTTGGTTCCTCTAACGCCAAGTGGAATTACGTTTATGCTAATAAAATTGTCGGTACTCTTACTGGCAATGTAGAAGGTAATGCGACTAGCGCTACAAACGCTCAATCTGCAAACAAGTTTAATAATACTGTCGCATTGAGTGGAGATATTACAGCATCAGCTACAAGTTTCAATACGGCAAGTCCTATCACAATGGTTACTACTATTGGTAACGGTAAAGTGACTGCGGCTAAGATTGCCGATGGAGCTGTTTCATCAGGCAAAATTGCAAATAAAGCTGTTACAAATGGTAAACTTGCAGATGATGTTGGTACTGTTTATGTTGGCATGAGTAAGCCAACAGAAGAACATGTTAAACTGTGGGTACAAATTTAAGGATGTAGATATGAACAACAAGTTTCTGGGGGGGGGGGCATCTGCCCCGCTAAATAGCTTAGCTGATAGACGTGGCTGATTTTATGGTGAGTGATGGGACGAATTTTTCTGAAGTTGTTCCTTCTAAAGCCGAAGGTATAGTAGACTATAATAATCCTAACAATGTAATTAAATTAGGATGGTCTGGTAATAGTTTTACTGCCGCAGATTTTACTTATGCTCTTGGATTAAGTAATGATAAAAAAATTAAAGACGTATCTAAATCAGAATATAAAAAATGGCTCGGTCTTGATGCCGTTAACAATACGGCAGACGCAAGCAAATCAGTAAAATATGCTAATGAAGCTGGTTCAATTAAAGACTCTGGTGATGGGCGTAATTTAAAAGTTACTTATAGCGCTACGGACTTGCCCTATTCTGGTTTTACTTGGATAGCTGCATATGATGGTAATACATTAAAAACAATCAATAAAAATATGTTCGCGCGGGCGTCGCATACACATTCTGAATATGCAGCAAATGATGTTGTAACTATTTCATCTACTCAACCCACTTCTGATACCTGCAAGTTGTGGATTAAAATTTAATAGATAGACTTGGGCAAAATCCTGTTATGGGTTTTGCCCTTTTTTCATATAGATATAGAATATAATTCTGAGAAAGAAAAGGAGTTTTATGTGAATAAGTTTAATGAATTGACCTCTCTAGGTGGGGGGCTACTGCGGTAGTTTAGAATCTATAAATCAATTTGATACTATGATTTTAGATAACCTCCCAAATCAAGAGGTTGAATAATGAGCAATTTCGTAAATCTTTTAGACATTATTTATCCTGTACATAGTATGCATATCACTACCAGTACTGTTTCGCCTGCAACGTCTATCGGTGGCACATGGACGCAAATTAAAGATGGCGCCTGTATTGCGGCATATAAGGATACTTCTGGCTATACTGGTAGTAAAACAATTAGTATTAGTCAAATGCCTAGGCATAATCATCCATTGGTCAATAATCTTGGTTGCGGATGGGATGGTACTAATGCAACTACTGATAGATTATATTATGGAAGATATTATTCAGGAAGAATTCTTAGAGAATTTGGCGATTCTGCGCTAACAGGAGAAGGAAAAGATTATATTCCTTATTCATATGCTTGTAAAGTGTGGGTAAGAACTGCTTAAAATCTAAAATCTAATATCAAATTATCTAAGAAAGGTAATTGAAGATGTTAGATACCATGAAAAATCATACTCTTCTGGTGGGGGCATTCCTCTTAGTTAATGCCCTCAATCTAGGAGGGTTATATGAGTAATTTTGTAAATCTTCTTGATATTATTTATCCAGTAGGAAGTATATATTTTAGTACATCTAGTGTTTCTCCTGCGAGTAGCGTAGGTGGCACATGGACGCAAATTAAAGATGCTGTTATTGCTGCAAGTGGCTCAACATATTCTTCAGCAGTTGCAAGTTATGGCGGCAGTAAGACTATTGCTACTAGTCAAATGCCCGAACATAAACATACTGGTACTACTAATAGTAATGGCAACCACAATCACGATGTTGATGCACGAATTATCGCATGGTACGGTCCAGGTGGTGGCAACGTTCTTCAAGGTGATGGTACTTATTTTGGTTCTGTTGGTGCTTTTGGTGGGCGAGGAACATCTACCAATGGGGCGCATACGCACTCCTTCACTACCGACAGTGCTGGCAAAGGCAATAATTATATTCCATATCACTATTCTGTTAATATATATAGAAGAACAGCCTAAGAAAATTTTATAATATTCTTTCTATTTAATTAGAAAAGATATAAATGAGTAATTTTGTAAACCTTATGGATATTGTATATCCAGTAGGCTTAATCTACCAAAGCATGAATGCAACATCTCCTGCTTTCCTACGGTTGGCGGCATATGGACTCAATTGAAAACTTTCCTGTATGGGTCTATAGCCGCCAAGCAAACAGCAGCGAAGCAACGCATAAGCTGAGTCTCAACGAGATGCCAGCTTACATTCATGGAGATGCAACATGGGTATATTATGTTCATCTTGTAAACGGTTGCATCAACAGAGGTCATAGATTGACTTGGGCAACTGATAATTCTTGCAGTCAAAATGAAACTTTTAATAAATTAACTGGTGGCGGCAAGGCTCATAATAATTTACCCGCTTATCAAAATTGTTATGTATGGCATAGAACTGCTTAATTTATTTCATTCGAGGGAAACTTTATGTTTCCCTCGTTTTTTTATGGGCAAATTCCTAAAATCAAATATAAATTATTTTCATATTATATTAGATTATGTAGAGAAGAAGGGATATTGCCGAAAATGGATGCTTTGTCGCAACTGGTGTCGCAATACTCTTTCGGGGCTATCGTTATGTTAGTTGTGACTTTAGCTGTCGCTTTTAAATTCTTAGGTGAGCTGTTGGAATATTTTTATAATAAATTAAAAAAATTCTTCAATTATCAGACACTTAAAGATACACAGCACTCTGAGATTGTAGAAAGTATTGCTTCGTTACAAGCAGAAATTAAGAATCTTAGCCAAGAAATTAGCAATCAATCGAATGATATTAAAGCACTCCAAGAGCACGAAAAACTTACTCTTGAAAGATTACAGGAGAACTCCCGCAGTTATATCATTGACAAGCATCACTATTTTTGCTATGAAATCAAGGCTATTGATGACCTTAATCTAGAATCTTTAGAGCGCAGATATTTATATTATAAAGCGGCAGGCGGCAACTCATTCATTGATGGCTTAATGGAAGAGATACGTGAACTACCGAGAATCAATCTTTCCAATCCACAATTTATTGTAAGCCAAAAGAACAATGAAAGGGGTGAATAAATGGGTCAGGAATTAAAAGCAGTTACAGTCAATTTAAAGTCTCTTGACCAAGACATTCAAGACCCTATTGTGGCTGGCGGCGCAGATGCAAATGGTCGTACTTTTAGAATTATTTTCGACCAAGAAGCTGCTGCACAATGTGTCGCAGATACAAAAGTCTATTTGAGTTGGCGGCATGTTCAACTAGATATAAAAGGATATAATGTTTTTACAAAAACACATGAAGACCCTATCGTATGGGAAATTAAATGGCCGCAAGCCATGTTACATGAAGGAGACGTGCTTTGTTGTGTCGAATTAGTTGATTCAGTATCAATTGCTTCTAGTACGAATTTTCTTGTACATGTATTGTCCGACCCAAATGACGGCTCTGCGTTTGTCGTTTCTGATGATTTTAGCGCTTTTCAAAATGCTGTAATCCATCTTGCTACTCTTGGGGACAAGATGGAAAAACAAATGGATGAACAACGTAAAGAATTTCAAAAATGGACAAAGGAAACAAAAGAAATCAAACAAATTGCGACAAGTGCATATGATAAAGCTGTTTCAGTAGAAAATAAACTAGACCAGATAGCTATCAGCGCAGAAGTTAAGATTCGAGAATTTTAGCTATATGGTTTATTTTTATATATATAAAAATTTTTATACTCAATAGAGAGGGGTTACAAACATATGGCTGATGCAGAAAATGCAAAAAAAATTAGTTTTTTTCACGGTTCTGAAACAAAGCTAAACGATAGTATTACCGCTGGGACTATTGGTACAAATAGTGTCGTTATTTCTACAGAAGATAATATGATTTATGTAGATGATTCTAAAGTGCCGCATACACTTGGCAACGCTAAATCTAAACAGGCTCACACTGTTCAACTAGGTGTTGGTGGAAGTGTTGGAGGTATCAAGACTGGCGATGTTATTGAAGCTGGTACCGATTTAGATGCATTAATTAAAAAGATTATTATGAAACGCGTACCAGCTACATATATTGCACCTAAGATTTCTCTTGCAGTTTCAAAAGGCGCTCAACCAGGCAATTATGAAGTTGGCACTACGCTTACGGCAACAATGACAGCAAACTTTACGAAACAAGATGCTGGCGCTCTTACCGCAATTAAAATTTCTGATGGAACTGTTGATGTACTTGAGGGTACCACTAGCCCGCTGATTCTATCTGACCGTTCAATTACTGTTGGAGAAGGTACTACTTCTTTTAAAGCTATTGCTTCTTATGCTGAGGGTGCAATCAAGCAGGATAATCTTGGGGACGATTCCCCAGCTGGTCATATTACTGCTGGCTCTATTACATCAAATGTACTTTCTTATATTGGAAAACGGAACGCTTTTTATGGTACTGGCGTAGGCTCTGTCCCTGAATTAAATTCTGCAATTGTACGTGGTCTTACTGGTAAGTCTCTTAATCCTACTGCTGGTACCAAACTTACCATTAAAGTCGCTCAAGGGCAACAGTATATTGTTTTCGCCTATCCTGCGGCTCTTCGTGATGTAAGCCAAGTTAAATATGAAGAAACAAATGATATTGGTATGGCTTCTAGCTTTACCAAGCAAACCGTGTCTGTCGAAGGTGCCAACGGAGCAACAGCTGCAAACTATAAAGTCTATAGCTACGCTATGGCTGCTCCTGCCGCAGCTCCAATGACATTTACAGTAACCATTTAGAAAGGAGTTATAAATTATGGCTATTGATAGCACAAAACTATTGGTTGCTGTAAAAGCCTATTCTCGTGGTAATGCTCTTCCACTTGATGCTTCGAGTGTCCATGAGACATTAGCAGCCGCACAGACCTATGCAGATTCAGCTATTGCTTATGGCGGTCAAGTCATTACCGCATTGGTTGATGGTAAGTATAAAGCATATATGCTTCAACCAAAAGCTGAGGGTACAGGTTTTAATCTTTCTCCTATTGGAATTGATGGTGAAATTGACCCAACCAAGGTAAAAGAGTATGTTAAGGTAGTAGAAGCTCTTCCAGAAGCAGACCAAGAGCAGGGCGTTATCTATATTAATATTACTGATAACAAAGGATATATCTATACTGGTTCTGGTTTCAAGGTAATTTTTGAACAAGTTGAGAATCTTAAAGCAACCATTGAAGCTATTCAAGTTAAATTAGATAGTTTGGCTGGTGAAGGTGAAGGTTCTGTAAAGAAAGCTCTTGCAGATGCAAAGGCATATACAGATACTACTGTCGCTGGCAAGGCTGATAAAGCAACTACTTTGGCTGGATACGGCATTGCTGATGCTTATACAAAAGAAGCAACTGATACTGCAATCGCTTCTGCTATTGCGAAAGCAGACCATTTAAAGCGTGCTATTGTCGATGCTCTCCCTACTGTCGATGAAGCTGATGCTAATACTATCTATATGGTTCCAGTTGATGACCATTATGATGAATACATTCTCGTTGTAACTAATGAAGTCAAGAAATTTGAAAAAATCGGTGACAGCAAGGTAGACCTTTCTGATTACGCGACTAAAAATGAAGTTGCGACCGCCAAGCAAGCTGCAATTGATGCTGCCGCTGCGGATGCTCAGACCAAGGCAGATACCGCACAAACTGCCGCGATTGCAGAAGCGCAGAAAAAAGCCGATGCGGCTCAAGCTGCTGCCATTGCTGCTGCTGTTGAAAAAGATACTGCTACTCTGACAAGCGCAAAAGAATATGCCGACGGCCTTGCTGCTAATTATGAAAAAGCGGGTGCTGCTGCTAAGGCTCTTGAAGATGCAAAAGCATATACCGATACTCAAGATGCTACGACACTTGAACAAGCTAAAGCATATACCGATGGTCAAATTTCTCCCATTCAAGAGAATTTAAATACTAAAGTCGATGCTGCTCAAGTAAAGACTATTCTTTCTGAGAAAGTCGGTGACATTGCCGAAGGTACTACTATTAAGCAGTATATTGATACAAGCGTAGGTTCCGGTGGAACTGCTAGTGCAGAAGCAATTGCAGCAGCAAAGAAAGAAGCCATTGAAACTTCTAAAACTTACACGGATAACGCTTTAACAATTGTAGAATTTTAGGAGTTAAAATGGCTGTAGTTCGTGTATATACAACTGTGGCCGCAAAATTAAATAAATTACCAGTTAGCGATGGAAATTTAGTTTTTGTTTCAGATACCCGTCACCTCTATTTAGATTATAACGGTCTACGAATTAAATATAATTGTATCCAAGAATTTCCTACAGACAAAGATAGAATTGATAAATTAGCACCAGTTGAAGGCTATTATTATGTAGAAGAGACTGGCGTGATGTGGCGTTATAAAGACGGTTGGAAACAGCTTACTCCTTCTAATTTACAAACCATAACTTTTGGTACTTCTGTTGAAGATTTTCCAAAAGAAGGAAAAGAAACTATGATATATATTGCCGATAAAGCAATTTATAAATGGAATGCGGCCCTTCATACATATATGTGTGTTGCTAATAATACAGAATGGACAACTATTTAAAGGAGACATGAATGAGTCAAGTTAAATTTGTAGCTGCTACTCTTGCTGGCTATCAAGGTCTTGCAGATAAAGATGCTAATACTCTTTATTTTGTAGAAGAAGAACAGCGTATTTACAAAGGTGATACCCCATACTCTGGTGGCATTTATGAGAAAGTAAATGCACTTCCAAAACAAGGTAAAATTAATACTCTATATATTGTAGGTGACAAAGGAGATAATGTTGCCTATTGGGATGGTACTAAGTACATCACAGTTGTTAAGCCAACAACTGTTTCCGAAGACCTTTCTGCCCTTACCAAGCGCGTTACTACAGCAGAAGGTAATATTTCTGCCGCAGATGAAAAATTAACAGTTATTCAAGGTGAAGGCGAAGGCTCTATCAAGAAAGCTGCTGCTGATGCTAAGCAGGCTGCTATTGACGCTGCTGCCACAGACGCTACTTCTAAAGCCGACAAAGCTCTAGAAGACGCTAAAGCTGATTCTGCTACCAAGAAAACAGAAGCCATCGAAGCTGCGGCTGCTGAAACTACTAAGCAAGTTGGTGCTGCTAAAACCGAGCTACAGGCCAACATCGACAAGAAAGCTGACAAAGCTACTACTCTTGCTGGTTACGGTATCGCCGATGCCTATACAAAGGATGAAGCCAATACCGCTATTGCTGCTGCCGTAGCTAATGCGCACCACCTCAAGCGTGAAATCGTTAGCGTTCTTCCCAAGGTTTCCGAAGCCAACGAAGATACTATCTATATGGTTCCCGATGCTGGTAGTACCGATGCCGCAGGCTCCAACAAGTCTGTTTATACTGAATACATGCTTGTCAATGGTGCCTTTGAGCGTATTGGTACTTCTGACGTAGACCTTAGCAACTACTTCACCAAAGACCAAGTAACTGGTGCTATTACTACCGCTAAGGGTGAAGCTGCTACTGACGCTCAGACCAAGGCAGATGCCGCCAAGGATGCTGCCATTGCTGCTGCTGCTACCGATGCCACCACAAAGGCTGACGCCGCTCAAGCTGCTGCTATTACCGAAGCTGGTAAAAAAGCTGATAAGGCTCTTGAAGATGCCAAGGCTTATTCCGATGGTCTAGCCAAGAATTATGCTACTGCCGCCCAAGGCGCCAAGGCTGACTCTGCTGTTCAGGCTTCTGATGTTGTTTCTGGTACCGCTAATGGTACAATCTCTGTTAAGGGTTCAGACGTTGCTGTTAAGGGTCTAGGTTCTGCTGCCTACCAAAACAGCGATGTCTTTGACGCTTCTGGCGCTGCTGCTGGTGCTCTTACTGAAGCTAAGGCCTATGCTGACACAAAGAAGACCGAAGCCGTTGACGCTGCCGCTAAGGATGCTACTACCAAAGCTGATAATGCTCTGACTGCTGCTAAAAAATATGCTGATGGTTTAATTGAGTGGGGTACGCTCTAATTTAAATTAGATTAAGGAGATTGTATGTCTGCTGATATTAGATTTTACACAGGCGTGCAATCAGAGTATGATGCGTTGGGGTCTACCAAAATAGACCCCAACGGCATCTATTTTCTTTCAGATACCACAAGTATCATGAAAAATAATATCAAATATAGCTGTGGCGATATTAAAATTGCCACTGGCTCTGCCGCAGGTATTATCAAGCCAAGCGGAGATTTTGATATTACCTCTGACGGCACACTTTCAATTTATAAAGCGATGTCCGTTAATAGTTTTTCTAACAATAGCGGCACACTTGAAATAGGTTCTCGTCTTCCATCTTCCAACTTCTCTTGGAATTTGAACAAACAACCTTCTAAACTGACAATTACAGCAGGTGGCCAATCATTTGAAATCAACAAGACGCAATCTGGAACTGCGGCAATTACATTTGCGGCACCTCTTATCACAACGACCGCATTTACTTTGACTGCTACTGACGCTCGCAAAGCCACATCTACTAAGCAGACTACAATTTACTTTTTAAATGGTAAATACTATGGAGTGAGCAATATAACAGATACTTCTAAGATAGATGCGGCGTTTGTCAAAGGGCTTACTAGAAATTTAGTGTCTGGTCGTACGGGTTCATGGAGCGTCACAGCTAATGCTGGGCAATATATTTACTTTGCTATTCCTGCTTCTTTTGGAACTCCCGCATTTTATGTCGGAGGTTTTGAGGGTGGTTTTAACAAAGTAAAGACTTTTGATTTCACAAATGCAAGTGGCTATACCGCTTCTTATAATATTTATAGGTCAACTAATGCAGGATTAGGTGCAACTACGGTGGAGGTGAAATAATGCCTGTTCAACTTATTGATAAAATCAAACAAAAGAATAACGGCACTTTCAAACTCGTAGATGCTTCTGATATTAACTGGGATGTTAACATTCCGAGTGATAAAGTTCCAGCAGAATATGTTAAAAAAGATGCTATGAACACGGCTATTGCAAATGCAGTAGCAGGTGCGCCGCACCTTAAACGTGTTGTTTTGGCAAAAGGGTCAACTCTTCCTTCTACTGGCGAAGAAAATACAATTTATATGCTGCCAGATTTAACCGAGTCTAATAATGAATATACTGAATATTTTTGGGTTAATGGTAAGTTTGAAAAGCTCGGCGGGTCTAAGACTGATTTATCGAATTATCCAACCAAGAGCGAGATGAATTCAGCAATCAAGACCGCATCTGGTACGTCTTCGACAGACGCGCAAGCCAAGGCAGATAAAGCACTTAAAGATGCAAAAGCATATACAGACCAAGAGAAAGCGAAGTATCTTCCTCTCACTGGTGGCACTTTATCTGGTAAAATTAAATATGCGGCTGGTCAGGTTATTAGTGATAATAATGACATTGCCACTAAAGCATATGTCGATACCGTTGCAAGCGGCATTTTGCTGCCATCTGATGTTGTTTCTGGTACCGCTAATGGTACAATCTCTGTTAAGGGTTCAGACGTTGCTGTTAAGGGTCTAAAATCTGCCGCATATCATGATGCATCTGATTTTGCCACGCCAGACGATTTAACTTGGTCTTCTATTGAATAATATATCAGAAAGGATGTGAGCAAGATAGCAAGAGTAAAATTTATCAGAGATAAAGAACCTAATATCAAAGCACTCACTGCCGAAAATAAAGTATTGGACGGTGCATTGTATGTTGCCACCGATACCGGCACTTTGTGGATGGGTATTTCTTCATCCTCTCTGATTCAGATTAAAGATAATATCAATACAAATACAACTTATAACTTAACCAAGAGCGGTAATACAATCACTCTCAGAGGTAGCGATGGTAGCACATTTAAGGTTACAGATTCAAATACTGTATACGGCAATGCTACTGCCAGTGCCGCAGGTCTTATGTCTGCCGCAGACAAGGCTAAACTTGACGGTGTTGCCGCAGGTTCAAATCACGTTACCGTTGATGCAGAACTTTCTACTACTTCAACAAATCCTGTACAGAACAAGGTAATTAAATCTGCACTTGATGGTAAGTCAAACACTGGTCACACGCATGATGATCGCTATTATACAGAAACGGAAGTCAATACTAAATTAGA